ATTCACACATGCCCAATCCCGATGCTGGTCTAAGATTAGTAAAAATTGGTGCAAGAGTAAATTTTAGAAAAGGTAATTTTAAACGGCCTGTGAGAGTTAGAGGTCCTGAGGATTGGGTTGACCCTCAGACCAAAAGAGCCAAAATGAAGGATACTGATATTTGGCTTGTAACAATAGAATTACCAATCAAGTATATTAATCGCGGCCTAGACAGAATTGAAGATATTATTCAGAGTGACATTAGAAAAACTGAACAAGATTTAAATAACGCTTATAATCAGGATAACGCTCAAGCAGGTCAGGTTCCAGAAGACATGGCTCAGTCCGTTGATGGTGGTGAAGATTTAAGTGGTATGCCTGCCGGGGATGAAATATGAGCTTAAAAAACGGAGATCTTTCAGGTACCATACTGCCATATGTTTCAATTGACGAATATGAGCCCAAGGCCGGAAAAGAAAGAGATGTTATAGTAGTGGCATTTTATCTTAATGATCAAGGACCTGCAGAAGACTTGAATACGTTTATACAGAGAAGTTTTGTTGATACACTAGATGTTGAGGCAAGCCCAAACACAGATGAAGAGGGCAGATATCTTGTGTTTGTTGAAATGACAAGGGATAAGGATTTTCCCGATAACTTGCGTGCATTATTGAAAGATGTTAAGAATTTATGCGAAAATATCAAATGGATCATTAGTACATATTACTCCAGGGGTAAATCATACAGTATAGACGATTCGGAATTATTCAACTATGTGATACTTGATCCAGCAAACTATGTTAGCAAGGAAAAATTTAAAGTGCCAGAAATAAATGAACACATCAAGCAGTTCTTTAAAGATTCATTGATAACCAGCTTGACCATTAATGAAAAGACTGTTAAACTATCATACAACAAGCAACAAATTATTGCCGAAGTCGTTGATGTCGGTGACTATGATACTGTTATAGGTAGAAACTTTTTGAGTGAATCAGCATTTGGTGTAGGCCAAAATTCATATGAAGCCAAGGTACTGCAAAGTATGCTAGGTAACTGTCAGATTCTACCGCTTGGGAAATATCTTTGCGTCAGTAGGGACGATAAGATAATGTTACTTAAAAATACTCAACTCAATTACGGGAATTAATAACTTGGCTAAAGATGATATGATTGTTCTAAAGGGTGTTATTACAGATGCAAGCCCTGGTGCTCGATTCAAAGTAAAACTAGAAAACGGACATACATTAAATGCAGTTATTAGTGGTAAAATTAGAAAGAATAATATTCAAATTCTGCTAAATGATCAGGTAGAAGTTGAAATGAGTGTTTATGACTTAAATTCGGGTCGCATTACATATCGATTTTAAAAATGAGTAAACGGGACTACTATAAGATCCTTGGTGTTACAAAAACTGCTACCGACGATGAGATAAAAAAATCTTATAGGTCCTTGGCCATGAAATTCCATCCGGACCGAAATAGTGATCCCGGCGCCGAAGATCAGTTTAAAGAAATTAAAGAAGCCTATGAGGCTCTTAGCGATGCTGATAAAAAGAGGCAGTATGATCAGTTCGGCCATGAATCCCCTTCCCCGAGCCGAAATCAGCAGCACAATACGCACACCTGGACATTTACCCAAGGTGCTGCACCCAATATTAATAACATGTTCCACAGTATGTTTGGAAACCACCCGGCATTTGCTGAGGGTGTCTTTGGTACTCAAAAACCGCAACAGGCAGTCACTATTGTAAATATTTCCCTTGTTGATGCTTATAAAGGTAGAACAGTCAATATAGATCAACACCACACTGTTAATATACCAAGAGGTGTAAGACCCGGGACAAAGTTCTTTATTGATGGCAGGCTTTATAGAATAGATATATATCTACACCATAAATTTAAACGTTCAAACGATGATCTATTGGTTGATATTGAGATTACAGCAATTGAAGCTATGCTTGGTATGGAAGCTGTACTAGATCATTTAGATGATGTTAAACTACAGTTCAATATACCTGCCGGAATACAAAGCGGGCAAATAATAAGATTATCCAATAAAGGTATGCAAAATCCCGAAACAGATAAAAGTGGAGACATGCTAATTCGGCTAAATATCAAGACACCTGTAGTTTCTAGTGAAGAACAGGATATTTTAAGAACTCTTAACCATAGAAAAATTATTAATATTTGAGGATAATACATGAGTAATAATAAAATAGAAAAAATGATTGAAAGAGCAGTTGCCATTGCAAACGACAACAATCACGAGTATGTCACCCTAGAGCATGTTCTGCTTTCTATATTGCATGAAAAAGAAATAAATGAACTTATTCTTTCAATTGGCGGCCAGCCTGCCAAAATTAAAACTGATGCAATTCAATTTTTGGGTGATCCTGCCCTAAGAAAACCCGATGCTTTAAAAGATGTTCCTGCAAAGCGCACACAAACTTTAAATAGAACGTTTCAGCGTGCTTTAACTCAACAAATTTTTAGTGGTCGTAATGAACTTACCAATGAGACAGTGCTGCTCAGTATGTTAAGTGAAGAAACCAGTCATGCATATTATTTTCTTACAAAAAATGGTGTAAGTAGAGAAAAAATTATTGCTCATTTGCGCAAGGCTGATGGAAAATCACCCCAAGGGGAAGATAGCCCACTTGATCTTTATGCAAGAAACCTAAACAACGATGCCACAGAAGGCACCATTGACCCTGTCATTGGACGAGAAAAAGAAGTTGCTGACACAATTGAAATTCTTGCACGCCGTAAGAAAAACAACGTTATTTATGTTGGTGAGCCTGGTGTTGGTAAAACATGTTTGGCCGAAGGTCTAGCATTAAAGATTGTAAACAAGGAAGTGCCTAAAGCAATTCAAGACAAGGTTATTTACAGCTTAGATATGGGAGCATTGCTTGCAGGAACAAAGTTCCGTGGAGACTTTGAGGAACGATTAAAGGGCATTCTTGATCAGGTCAAGAAACTTAAAAATTGCATCTTGTTCATTGACGAAATTCACATGATCTTGGGTGCTGGTTCAACCACAGGCAGTCAAATGGATGCAGGTAACTTGCTAAAGCCCATGCTTGCCAAGGGAGAGTTGATGTGTGTTGGTGCAACCACATACGATGAATTCCACGAACACTTTGAAAAAGACAAGGCACTGCTACGTCGTTTCCAAAAGTATGATATTAATCAGCCCTCAGCAGCAGAAACAAAACTTATTTTGGCTGGCCTAACCAAGCACTATGAAAAGTTCCACGGTGTTGCATATGCTGAAGGTATGACAGATTTGTGTGTTGATCTAGCAGATCGATACTTAAAGTCTAAATTCTTCCCAGACAAGGCCATTGATATCATGGACTCGGCAGGTGCCAAAGCCAAACTCAATGAAGAGTTGCAAGTTACAGCAGATATAGTACTTCAACAAGCAGCTAAAATTGCACGTATTCCTGCACACACCATGGACATAAGGGAAAATGATTTGCTTGAAAATATTGCTCCAAGAATCAAAGACAAGGTGTACGGGCAAGATGAAGCAATTGATAGGCTAGTAGAAGCAGTTTATCTTGCCAAGGCCGGCTTGCGTAATGCAACAAAACCAATTGGAAGTTTCTTGTTTACTGGCCGAACAGGTACAGGTAAAACATATACCGCAAAGCAATTGGCAAAGCAGTTGGGTGTACACTTTGCTAGATTCGACATGAGCGAATACATGGAAAAGCACACTGTATCCAAGTTTATTGGTGCTCCTCCGGGCTATGTGGGTCACGGCGAGGGCAAGATGGGAGAAGGACAGCTCATTCAGGCAATTGATACACATCCCAACTGTGTTCTGTTGCTAGATGAAATTGAAAAGGCTCATCCGGATGTTATCACTGTGTTGCTACAATTAATGGATGATGCAAGATTGACTTCTAGCAAAGGTAAAACTGTTGATGCATCGAATACCATTATTATCATGTCGGCCAACTTGGGTGCTGCTGATTCTGAAAAATTAAAGATTGGTTTTGGAGATCAAGATAATTCATCTGTGGTAGATAAAGAAATTAAAAAGTTCTTTAGCCCTGAATTTAGAAACAGAATTGATGCTATTGTCAAATTCAACAAGCTAACCATGAACGAAATGAGTCTAATTGTTAATGCTGAAATTGAAAAGACAGAAGTTATGTTGGCCCCTAAGAATATTATTATTAGAGTTACGCCAACAGCACGTGAATGGCTTGCAAACAAGGGATACGATCCAAAGATGGGTGCACGACCATTTGAGCGGTTGTTTGAAGAAAAAATTAAAAAGCCATTGGCTAAAGAAATTTTGTTTGGCAAACTAAAAGACGGTGGCCGGGCAGTTGTTAATTTGGACGAAGCTGGAGAAATCGTTATCTTTACAACCAGTTCAGTATCGGAAACAGTGCTAATATAAATTGTAACTGATATTAAAAATGCTCCTTCGGGGGCATTTTTATTGACAAAAATTTCTGTTGTTGTATTTTGATAAATATAAAAATAAAATAGAGAAATATTTATGTCAATTAACTTATCAGGTGTAAGAATATCTAGTTTAAATATAGGTGACAACGCCCTGCCACCACCGCCACCCGTAAATAATTTTCCAATTATACTAACTGGTGGAATAAATAATTTTTTTGGAACTGTGACACATAACTTTCCAATAACACTATATGGTGGAATAAATAATTTTATTGGAACTGTGACACATAACTTTCCAATAACACTATATGGTGGAATAAATAATTTTATTGGAACTGTGACACATAACTTTCCAATAACACTATATGGTTCTACAAACAATTTCTTTGGTTATAATGTAAATGAATTTCCAATTTCAATAACTAGTGGTTCTACAAACAATTTCTTTGGTTATAATGTAAATGCATTTCCAATTTCGTTAGTTGGTGGCGGATCATAGGTTAGATAAATAATACTAATAGTTAAAAAGGACACATATGACCGTAATTTATCAACAAAACATAAGAAACATGTATCTGGCAGCAGGTATAATGACAAATCTCACAAACAACGGAGATCCCAGCACTGTTGTCGCTGCATCAATTACGCTTTACGGCGGAGTTCAGCCACTAGCTTCTGCAATTGAAGGAGATTGGACTAGTTACAATGCCTCGTACTTATTGCATTTGCCAAGTTTTAGTATTCAACAACCCAATGCAAACCTTACTGAAACTGGCATTGTTATCGTTAATTTTGGTTTACCCACAGAACAACTAGCTGCTAATACCGGAACTGCCACTTGGGCAATTTTATGGTTAGCAAATATAGCTGGAGGTACCGCTGACGGGCAAATTGGTGGAGGCACACTGCCAGCAACAAAATTTATTATTTTGCCAGTATCTGATTTGACAGACAGTTATCCTGTGAGATTGTCAAATACGTCACTCACAGCGGGCGATTCTTATAGCATTGGTGATCTAAACATTCTTGCCGTCGGCGGAATAGCTTAAAGGAAAATATAAAATGGCAACAATACAATTAAGCACGGGATTGAAAAACGAACTTGCTAGCAAAATCTGGATCAGAACTTCAGGATATATTAATATATTATGGGGCGCCGCTATGCCACCCCTTGTATACAACAATAACTTCGGCTACGGCGGACTTGTTTATATTATGAAGGGTGCGGTACCTTCTAATTTTACAGGATTAACAATTGCCAGTCGCACTAGCGACATTCTTGTAACTTTTTCAGTTGCAAACAATGATCTCGGTAGTTCTGGCTATGTAAATAATGTGTTTACCATGAATACGTCATTGGTTCAGGCCACCAATACTGGTACAGCAACTTGGTTTTGGATTGTTCAACGTGGCATAGTCAATTCCAGCATTGCAGAAGTTCAGCAAATCATTGGCAATGTGGGCACTATTGGGTCTGGTGCAGATCTTGAGATACAGACCACTTCAATAGTTACCGGATCACCATATCGTATTTCAAATTTAGTATTTGTCATGCCCGATAGCTGGTCTGTTTAAAGAACGCTTTAATAAATTAACAACTTCAAAAAGCACTCTACTTAGAGTGCTTTTTCTTTGTAGAGAATAATTTCCCATTTGTGATAAATACATAAAACAAGGAAATTAAAATGGCAATTCGTAAAAGTGTAATCATGATGACCAATACCGGAACACGGTGGAATGTTATCGGTGAACCCATAAGAGCTGATGCATACTACGGGTACACTGACGGTATACATACAGTTCAGGTAATTTATCAAAATTTTGTAGGTGGTTTTGGCCTACAAGGTACACTTGCATTAAAACCCGAGCCCGATGACTGGTTTTGGATTAGATTAAATCCCAACGGGGATGTCAACACACCGTTTATTCCATTCCCAATGGGCTATAATAGTACAAATAACACAGCGCCTTGCGATCCTACCGGCGCCAATGGCGGAGACACAGGGTCTTTGGCAACCACATTTATTGGAAATTTTGTGTTTTTAAGAGCAGTACTATCAAGAGACTATATTCAGCCGCAGGTTCCACCAGTACAGGCACAGTGGGAAACATGGCAATGGGGCCAAATTGACAAGGTAATGCTAAGTTTATAAAGTATAGTTTAAATATTTTACTATGACATTACAGCACTGATAACAGATAATATAGTCAGTAATATATGATAAAGATATGATAAATAATATGAAGAAGAAATTTACTGGGGGATACTAACCATGATCGTAGGACAAAATACACTTTTAAATCAATATGTACCTACCTTCTACATTAGAGATCTAAGAGATGGTCAGTCTGTCATCTATGACTCAGTAAGAAAAGCTTTTGTAAACTCCGATGTTGTGGGTGGCAGCGGTGCAACTAGATTAGGCGAATTACTGGATGTTTCGTCAAATGTAGACAACCCGTTATCACTGCAAAATGGTCAAGCTCTAGTCTATGATGCTGCGTGCCATATATGGGAAAACCAGTTTATAGATTTTAACACACTCATAAATAAGCCAACAAACGGGTCTTATAGTTTTGCCGCACTAAGTGATACAGCAAAGCCATCGCTACCGAACGGATATGTAAAATGGAATTCTGATGGTACACAGTTAATCTATTCTACCACTATACCAGCTTCTAGCATAACGGGTCTTGCCACGGTTGCAACGACAGGCGACTATAATGATTTAATAAATAAACCCACGATTGGTACGGGTTCGGTAACAAGCATTGATGTATCAGGTGGCGTCACCGGGCTAACAACAACAGGTGGCCCTGTTACTACCTCGGGTGTAATTACCTTAAGTGGTACACTATCGGCATTACACGGTGGCACTGGTGCAAATACATATATTACTGGTGACATGCTATATTCATCGAGTGCCAATACACTAAGTAAAAGATCTATTGGTACCGAAGGACAAGTATTAACTGTGAGTGGCGGAGTACCGGTATGGTCCACAGTGACTGGCACTGGCTCTGTCACAAGTGTCGATGTTAGTGGCGGAACAACAGGACTAACAACCACGGGCGGGCCCGTTACCAGTTCAGGCACTATTACACTAGCCGGGACTTTGGCAACATCCAATGGTGGTACAGGTCTAACAGCATTTGCTGTTAACCAGGTGTTCTACGCCGGTTCAACAAGCACAATGGATCAGAGTGCTAATTTCACATTTGATGGTACTAGTTTGTTGACAGTAGGCGGCGCACAGCCACTGACACTTGATGGTGCTAATGCTGCTGTTACTACAACTGGTACAAACAGCAATCTAACACTTACCACTAACGGTTCTGGTGCAGTTGTTGTTACGGACGGCAAGATCAAGTCGGGTGCAAATACCGCAATGGCATTGACATCCACAGTAGGTGATTTAACAGTCAATCTTCAAACTGGTTCAGTTGTTAATGTTGCTGGTCCCACAGCAGCAGAGTATGCTCTTGCATTGACCGACACTGGCTTGACCAACAAGTTGTATGTTGACGAAGCAGTTGCTGCTGCAATTCCTACCACGATCACATTAACCGGCGATGTTACTGGCACCGGTTCTGATACTATTGAAACAACATTAAAAACAGTTAATGACACACCGGGAACATATGCAGACGCACACTTTGTTCCAACAATAACTGTAAATGACAAGGGACTTGTAACATCAATTACCACTCAGCACGTTGACACTACTGTAAGAGATATAGTTGTTGATGAGCAAACAATAACTATTGATGCAAGGCATCAATACATAGTCACAGGTACTATGGAAGTCGACGGACGACTTGAAAATAACGGGAGACTTGCAATATTATGAGCAGAGCAGCAGATATTTTACTTAGACTCGGTGATACAAATCCAATTGTACCAACATCCGGTCAAATTTCATTTTATGCCAAGGACAACGGTATTTTTTATTCACTGGATTCCAACGGGATTGAAACTCCTTTATTTGGAGGAACCGGAACTGTTACCAGTATTGATGTCGGTGGCGGCACAACAGGACTAACAACCATTGGCGGCCCAGTCACAACAAACGGAACTATTACACTAACTGGTACACTGTTTGAAACTCACGGCGGTACCGGCGTAAATACATATATTACCGGTGACATGCTTTATGCATCAGCTGCCAATACACTAAGTAAAAGATCCATTGGCGCTGACGGACAAGTATTGACTGTCAGTGGTGGAGTACCAACATGGTCCACAGTATCCGGAACTGGCACAGTAACCAGTGTAGCAATGACTGTGCCCGATTTCCTTTCTGTAACAGGAAGTCCAATTACGTCCAGTGGAACACTAGCAGTTTCTTTATCCGGAACAGCACTGCCTATTGCTAATGGCGGTACTGGTGCAAACACAGCCAATTCGGCATTTAATGCATTGGCACCTACACAGACTGGTAATGCCGGCAAGTTCTTAACCACAGACGGCACAGATACTAGCTGGGCCACAATATCCGGAACTGGTACTGTAACATCAGTCGAAGTCAGTGGTGGCACAACTGGACTAACAACTACAGGTGGACCAGTTACTGAATCAGGTACAATTACACTAGCAGGGATACTCAATATTGCCAATGGCGGTACAGGTGCAAATACAGCACCCGAGGCAAGAACTAATCTTGGTGCAACCACTGTTGGTTCAAACTTTTTCACATTAACAGACCCGGGTGCAGTTACTTTTACACGTATTAACGCAGATAATAGTGTTAGTGCACTTGACGCAGAATCATTTAGAACTGCCATTGGTGCAGGAACAAGTTCAACAACAGGTACTGTAACCAGCATTGAAGTCAGTGGCGGAACCACAGGACTAACAACAACAGGCGGCCCTGTCACTGGGTCAGGAACAATTACACTAGCAGGAACACTTGCTGTTGCCAATGGCGGTACTGGTGCAACAGAACTAACCGGATACATTAAAGGTAACGGAACTAGTGCATTTACAGCAAATAATAGTATTCCTTCAACAGATATTACCGGGCTTGGTGATCTTTCAACTATAAATAAAGACAATGTCGCAACGCATGTTTTACTTGGAACAGGAGTTTTTGGAAATGTTCCTATTGGCGGCAATGATACAGAAATACTTTTTAATAACTTGGGTGTATCCGATGGTTCAAATAACTTTGTTTATAATGATGCAACATCCACAGTAAAGATTGGTGGCGATTTAAATTATGCCGATTCAACTAAGTTATCTGTGGTTGAAAATAAAGATGGCTTTGGACAGGTCCTATTCCAGAATAAAAATGCTGGAAGCAATGCATCAATGAATTTAGCTATAGTTAATAACAGTGCCGGAACAGATTATATGGCAATTGGTATTAATTCAAGTGCATTTTCGGAAGTTTATAATACATTATTTGAACTACCAAATGCAGGCTATATTAGTAATACAACCGATGTTATAATCGGTGCTCAAAGCGACCATTCAAGTGCATCTAGGACATATTTTACATATGCTAGTGGTTCTAATGCATTAGAATTAAATGAATACGGTGCACTAGGTTGGGGCGCAAGCTATAACGGAACTCTTACACAGGCTAATTTTGGTACAGCTGGCCAGGTATTGGTATCTGCCGGTCCTAGTGCTCCACCAGCATGGACAAACATTAGTTCATCTGGTACTGTAACATCAGTCGAAGTCAGTGGTGGCACAACTGGACTAACAACAAGCGGCGGTCCTGTCACTGAGTCAGGTACAATTACACTAGCAGGAATACTTAATATTGCCAATGGCGGTACTGGTGCAAACACAGCCAATTCGGCTTTTAATGCATTGGCACCTACACAGACTGGTAACAGCGGTAAGTTTTTAACCACAGATGGCACAGATACTAGTTGGGCAACAATATCTGGTACAGGTACTGTAACCAGCATTGAAGTCAGTGGTGGAACCACAGGACTAACAACTACAGGTGGCCCTGTCACTGGGTCAGGAACAATTACACTATCTGGAACACTTGCTATTACCAATGGTGGTACTGGTGCAAACACAGCACCCGATGCAAGAACTAATCTTGGTGCATCCATCGTTGGTGGAAACATCTTTACGCTAGCAAATCCCGGTGCAGTAACATATTTGCGTGTCAATGCAGACAATAGTGTCAGCGCACTTGATGCAGATTCTTTTAGAACTGCAATTGGTGCAGGAACAAGTTCAACAACAGGTACTGTAACATCAGTCGACATCAGTGGTGGCACAACAGGACTAACAACAACAGGCGGCCCTGTTACTGGCAGCGGAATAATTACCCTATCTGGGACACTTGCTATTGCCAATGGCGGAACTGGTGCAAATACAGCACCCGATGCAAGAACTAATCTTGGTGCAACCACTATTGGTGGCAATTTATTCACATTAACTAATCCAGGTGCAATTACCTTCCCTCGCTTTAATGCAGACAATAGTGTCAGCGCACTTGATGCGGCTTCCTTTAGAACTGCAATTGGAGCAGGCACAAGTTCAACAACTGGTACAGTAACTAGTGTAGCAATGACTGTACCTGCTTTCCTTTCTGTAACAGGCAGCCCTGTTACATCCAGTGGAACATTGGCAGTTTCTTTGTCTGGCACAGCATTGCCCATTGCCAATGGCGGTACAGGTGCAACTACAGCTAACACAGCGTTCAATGCTTTGGCACCTGCACAGACTGGTAACAGCGGCAAGTTCTTAACAACAGATGGTACAACAACAAGTTGGTCCACAGTTTCTGGAACTGGTACTGTAACAAGTGTTGATGTATCCGGTGGCACAACTGGACTAACAACAACAGGTGGTCCTGTTACTGGGTCGGGCACAATTACATTGGCTGGGACACTTGCTCTTGCCAATGGCGGTACTGGTGCTACTACACAAAGTGGCGCAGCAAACGCAATATTACCCACCCAGACAGGAAATAGCGGTAAGGTTTTAACTACGGACGGTTCAACAGTTTCCTGGACTACTGTTTCCGGAACAGGCACGGTGACGTCAGTTGGTGCTACTGGAAACAACGGTGTTACAGTTTCTGGCTCACCTATCACTTCAAGTGGCACAATAACTATCGGGCTTGATAATATTACCCCAATTAACGTTGCGGCAACAGGTACTGTAACCGGTACTAACCTATCTGGTACAAATACAGGCGATCAAACAATTACATTAACAGGTGATGTTACTGGCACAGGCACAGGTTCTTTTGCTACAACTTTAGCAGACACAACTGTTACAGCTGGTGTATATGGCAGCTCAACACAAGTTCCGGTTATTACTGTTGATTCAAAGGGAAGAATAACCAATGTTTCAAATACTGCAATTAGCGGATCGGGGTCTAGTGCACCGGAAGTGGTAGTTTGGCACTATAGCTCGGGAAATGGCGGCAATTTTTCAGCAGTTGACGCCTTATATTCAGCTACATCAGGTGTAACTCCTGCTATTACAGATGCAGCAAATTGTATTGCTACATATTCGTTCTCGGGAAAATCAAATCTGCCCAAGTCTATGACAATTTACGGACAGGTTTATTCAACAAATTCCTTCCAAATTAAAACAACCACAAGCTTGGCAAAAGCAGAGGTTGCAGGCGGCGGAACTGCTGCAACCCCAGATTTAGTTAGCGGAGTATTTAGTGCTTCAAATCTTGTTACATTACAAACAAGAATGTCGGATGTCGGTGCTTCTGCCGGTCTCGGACAAAGAGCATGGTTAATAGTTGTTTTTGGATTCTAAATTATGTCATTTTTAAATATTCCACTAAAGTCAATAGAATTAGAACTTGTTTTGGTTGAAGGTATCGAGACAATGCCTTGGTATAACCCTTTGTTATACCCGGTTATACCTCCAAACCCGCAGCCAGCACCTGTGCAAAAAGACTTTAGATGGGAGGTTGTTTTAAATGTCAGTGAACAGCTACACAGTTCAAATATCACAAGAGACCCCGGCCAATATAACGGCCAAGACATTTCTGTGGGGCAGTGGATAGCTAATCTTACTACCGGGCAAGCCTGGTTAATTATTTCAATTGAATCTAAAACCACAACCAGTGTAACTGCTATTGTTCAAGACATTTATCGGTATAATACATTTAGAAATTCTGAACAGGTTGGAAACGGTGCACCAGCAACAGGCTATTATGTGGCATTCAATATTGGCGACGACGGACTGCCACAAATTGATCCTATTCCGGCTGCTGGTATTTCGTCATCCTTTGCTCTTAATTTGCAGAGTAGATTTAACTATATTAATTTACAATACAATTATCCGTTATATCAGTTAAATAACACATTTGCTGTTAATGACGCTATATCAGCTGACTCAGATACTAATTCTTTTGTATTGTCAGATTCTAATAATCGAGTTGTTATTGGTAGAGTGACTTCTATATCAGACACAATTCCGGGGTGGTTCACAATCAATCCTGTACAAAAAGTTGTTGACAATTTAAATTATTTGCCCGGTGATGTCAGCGACATAATTTATACCTCACTTACTGTACCCGGCGAAATTACAATAACGCCCGGTGGATCTGAATTATATGTAAAATTAAGAAATGATACATCGTCTATATCCTACAGCACACTACTGGGGCCTACCGCGCCTGGTAGTATATTTCAGCTTAACGGTGTTGATGTCACAGTGGGTGGAACCGGGGTAGCTGCAGATGTTATAACTGCGGTAAATTTAGTAGTCAATCAAACCGGTGTTGCTGCACAGTCGGTATTACTTGAGACTACAGTTTCTACCAATAACAGTTTAATTAGCACCACATACGGTGAGCCTGCTCTATGGGCAAGCAGTTCTCCGGCTACAGCAACAATTAATGGAACAACAGTAACATTCAATATTACCTCAAGTGATCCCGGTTACGAAGATTATGCAAGACCCTTACAAATGGTTCAGTCTATTAATGATGCCAATATAACTAATATTGTAGCAACTACTATATCAAGTGATACAGTACTGGTTATCACTAATACTGCCGGCGGCAGCATAACAATAGTAAATACAAACAATGATGTAAATGGAGTTCCTTTTGCAGGCACAAATTCGGGATCAGGCCTAGCTTTAGCAACTCCAGCATCAACTGATTATAGAATAAAATTTACAGCAATTGATGCAAGACCCATCAATTTCTTAGATGTTTCAGGCGCACCGGTACAAGATTTTGGCCTAATATCAGTTGAAAACGGTACCAAGGCCGCCGGATTATATATTGCAGAAGGCCTAAGAACAAGTACTTCTACAGTTGTTACAAACCTATCTGCACTGTATGCACTATCACCGCTTATTGGCGATCAAGCATATGTCATTGACAGTGCTGATTCAGAGGGTAACAATGTAGGCGAATGGAGTTTGTGGTTATATGACGGGGCCGAATGGGTACAAACAAGTAATCAGGACAGTTCTACCACAGATGCAAAATCTTTGGAATATACTCTTATAACCACAGACCCGGCCAGTATAAATATTGGATCAATCAGTACAGGACGCAGAATAACATTGATTACAGTTAGTGTCACCGAATCATTTGATACTGAAGCGACATTGTCTATTGGATATCAAGTCATGAATCCATCATTGCCAGCACCGGTTCCGGCCGGGCTAATGGTGACCGGATTGATTGACTTGACAGTAGCAGGAACCTATACAACACAAACAGAGGTACTTTTTGGAACAGACACAGAACAGGGAGATGTAGAAATTACGGGAACATTTGTGAATGCGGGGGCTACAGTGGGTAGTGCTCAAATCATAGTGTCTTACGTATAAAATAATTATTTTGTATAAATATTAACTGATGGCCAATTGTGGCCACACATATGGAGATTTTTAAAAATGGCAAACGTAAAAAATTATGGTCTTGTTGGCGTAGGCTCAGCTCTACAGTTCAGCAAGGGCGGTTTAAACCTTTCAACGGAAGGCACAACATTCAGCTTCCAGAATGCAGCCGGTAATGCTGGTGCTTCACTAAGTGCTGCTGATTTCACAGCATCAACTGGTAACATCACAGCTACTCTAGGTAACATTGTAGCATCAGCTGGTAGCATTACAGCAAACACCGATATCACAGCATCAACTGGTAACCTTGTTGCTACACTTGGTGACTTAACACTAGGCTCAAACACAGCAGCTATTAGTATCGGTGGCGATACATCAATGAGTCGTAATCAAGCTGGTGTTTTCCAGTTTGATGGCACTGGTGCAATTGTTCTTCCTAAAGGATCAGATGCACAACATCCAGCAGCACCAGTATCTGGTATGTTCCGTTACAACACAGATGCAGACTTGCTTGAGTACTACGGCCCAAATACATGGATCACACTTGCAACAAGCGCACAGGAAGATGTTTACAGCAGAATTACTGACGGCACAACAACATCATTTGCTATTGACCCAAGTATTATCACTTTCACTGGTACAACTGGCGTAACAGCAACTGTTGGTGCTGCAAACACAAATACACTAACTCTAGCAACATCAATCAACGCTGATTCAGCTCTAAAGAACAACGTTGGTACTGGTTCAGCACAGTTAGGTATTCAAGGTACAAGCGGTTATGCACTAATTGGTGCAGGTGCTGGCGCTGAAGCTGCATTTGGACAGTTGAATATCGCTGGTGGCACAAATGTTACTGGTGTTTTAGCTACCCCTAACGGCGGTACTGGTCTAGCTTCATTCACTGCTAATGCAGTATTTTATGCTAGCAACACTTCAACAATGGCTCAAAGTTCAGGTCTTATCTTCAACGGTACAGACACACTAACAGTTGGTTCAGCTGGTTCTGGTACAATTGCTTCAGGTGCTGGCGAGTCACTAACCATCGCTTCTACAGCTGGTGCATTGACACTAAACGTAGCAAGCGGTTCAGTAGTTACAGTTGGTAACTCAACTGCTGCTCAGTATGCTGCTGCTCTTTCAGCCAACAATGACATTCCTAACTTGCTATATGTTAACACAGCAATTGCTACTGCTGTTGGTGCAGCATACACTGCTGGTCCAGGTCTATCACTATCAGCTGGTCGTGCATTCAGTGCTAACACAGATGCTGTCACAACATATATTGACGCAAGCAACAACATTGCTGTCAAGTCATCAACCACAGCTGGTCAAGTTCTAGTATCACAAGGTTCTGGTTCAGCAGCTTACGGCACAGTTAACCTAGCAAGCTCAAATGCAGTTAGCGGCGTTCTAGCTCCTGCAAACGGCGGTACAGGTATTAACAACACCAACACAATCACTTTAAGTGGTGATGTTTCAACTGGTGGCGCTTTGACCACAACAAGCACAGTTTCAATCACTGGCGCTTTCTCAACTGCTGCTGCTTTCTCAACAGACAGCACATTCTCAACAGTTGGTGCTTTCAGCACAACCGGTGCTTTCACAACAGCCGGTGCTTTCACAACAACTGGCGCAAACAGCTTGTCAATTGCAACAACTGCTAACACATCAGTTACAATGCCAACAACTGGTACACTATTGTCAACAGACACTATTGCCAACAACGCAGTTACTTCAATCAACTTTGGTACAACTGGTCTAACACCAGCATCAGCAACAAACGGTGCTGTTACAGTTGCAGGTACACTAGTACTAGCTAACGGTGGTACAAATGCAAGCTTGACAGCAGTTGAAGGCGGTATTGTTTACGGCAATGCTACATCAATGCAATTCTCAACAGCTGGTACATCTGGTCAAGTATTGACATCAGCTGGCGGCCCAACTCCTACATGGACAAGCGTTACTGATCTAAACACACCAAACACCATTGTTTATCGTGACTCTACTGGCAGCTTCTTGGCTGGTACAGGTACATTTGCTGGTTCAGGCTCTGGTTCAGGTGTAACACTAAACGGTACAGTTACAAATGCAACTGACGCTGTTACCAAGGCTTATGTTGACAACGCGATTGAAGGTCTTTCATGGAAGGATTCAGTTGCTGTTTATGCTCCAGTTGATATCAACACAAATTCAGCACCAGCTGCAATTGACGGTATTACACTAGCAAGCGGACAGCGTGTATTGTTAGCAGCTTATCAAACAGCCGCTGCTGAGCAAGGTATTTGGGTATTCAATGGCTCTGGTCAAGCAATGACACGTTCCAGCGATGCATCAACAGTTGCAGAATTGCAAAGTGCATCAGTATTCGTTGAGTCAGGTACACAAGCCAACACAGGTTGGGTACAGTCAACAAATCCGCTAGCAAGTTTTGCTGATCAAAACTGGGTTCAGTTCTCCGGTGGTGCAGTTTACGTAGGCGGTAACGGTATTGTAATCAACGGTGCCACAATTGCTACATCAATCAACGCTGGTTCAGCTCTAACAAACACAGCTAACACAAACCAATTGGGCATCCAGGGCACAAGCGGTTACGCACTAATTGGTGCAGGTGCTGGCGTTGAAGCTGCATTTGGTCAATTGAATATTGCTAGCGGTACAAACGTTTCTGGTGTTTTAGCTGCTGCAAACGGCGGTACAGGTATTAACAACACCAACACAATCACATTAGGTGGCGATATCAGCACAGCTGGCGCGTTCACACTAACTGGTAACAACAGCTTGTCAATTGCAACAACTGGTACAACATCAGTTACAATGCCAACAAGCGGCACATTGCTATCAACTGACACAATTGCTGCTAATGCAGTTACTTCAATCAACTTTGGTACAACTGGTCTAACACCAGCTACCAGCGCAAACGGTGCTGTTACAGTTGCAGGTACATTGGCTACAACCAACGGTGGTACAGGTCTAACAGCATTTGTTGCTAACCAAGTATTCTACGCTGGTACAACAAGCACAATGGATCAAAGTGCTAACTTGGCATTCAACGGCGCAAGCTTGTTGACAGTTGGTGGTGCAAAGCCTGTAACAATCGACGGCGCTAATGCTGCTGTTACTGCTACTGGTACAAACAGCAACCTAACACTTACCTCTAATGGTTCTGGTGCAGTTGTTGTTACAGACGGCAAGATCAGCTCAGGTGCTAATACTGCAATGACATTGACAGTTACCGCAGGTGACTTATCAGTAAATCTTGCTAATACCGCAGCTATCAATGTTACTGGTGTTACAGCAGCAGAGTATGCTGTTGCATTGACTGACACAAGCTTGACCAACAAGTTGTATGTTGACGAAGCAGTCGCTGCCGCAGCTGGTTCATCAAGCCTAGGTGCTGTTTATGCTCACACTGCATCAATTTCTGGTAACGGTACTGTAAACGTTGGTACTGTAATGCCAGCAGGTGCAACAGTTATGTCAGTTAAGGTTGTTGTTTCAACACCAGCTGCAGGCGGTTCACTAGTTGTTGGTAAGTCGGGTGCAACTTCTGCTTACATGACATCCGCTGAGAATGATGTTACTGTAACAGGTATGTACATGGCTGAAGACTATGTTACAGAAGGTGCTGCAGAGCAGATTATTGTAACTACAGCAGGTGCTGCAGCCCTTGTTGGTAAGGTTATTGTTACATTCCAGTTAAGCGAAATTCTTTAATAGTTAAACACTATTAATTGAACTAGTAACTTAGTTTGAAATGAGCCCCGGGTTTATCCCGGGGCTTTTTATTGGCCGTTTGATAAATATATGCATGAAAGGATACGTAGACTTTTTTAAACAAATATTACAAACCAGAGACGGACAGTACAGTCTTGCTAGAGTAATCTCTTTGTTGGTGGCAATTGCTGCCACAGCATTTGTTTGGAAGTTGATTCTCATGGGCGGTTTAACAGTTGATATTTTTATTGCTTACTTGGCTTATGGCACAGGCAATCAAACCCTAAACAAATTGCTGGATATACGTGCCGGGGCGTTAACAGGGGCTGGACCTTATTCAAAGCCTGTAGATCCCGCAACAACAGAAACCGAAAAATAATTTATCAATAAAGTGCAGAAATGTTGCACTGCAAGGTAAATACAGTTACACTACAGATACTGTGCTCATGGTGAGACAGATCGTTATAGTGGCCTAAGGGCACTCAAAGGAGAAATACAATGTTTAAATCACTTAATACCCCAGAAGATTACATCAAGATGTCAACCGAATATTTTTCAGCTTTTCCAAAGACTGTTGATGAAGTTAAAGTTGTGCTTGAAAAGACAAAGAATGTGTACGAAACTGAAGCAGAAAATGCCAAGTCAGTAATTGCCACATACACCAAGGCTTCACGTGGTGACGCATCAATTAATGAAATTGCCGCTGCAAACAAGAAGGCACAGGAACTAATGGTCGCAGCACGTTTTGCTGCCATCATGTCAATGCCGGGCGCTGTTTTTGCACTACCGCTTCTTACAAAGATTTCTGACGAATATAGTTTTGATCTAGTTCCAGCATCTGTAAAGGCTGAGTTTGATCTCTAAAATATCAAACTTTTAAAAGGGCCTGTGGGCCCTTTTATTTTGACTAACAAAAGATGATAAATAGTATTATGAAAATACTTGAACTGTTATTACCGCAATCACTTAAAGATCGTGATCTGTCTCCAAAAAGTACTAAAGAAATTGGTGTACTACAAACGCGCATGAGTACATATGTTGATAAAATAATGGATCCTGCAACATCATCAGCAGGTAAAGAATTTTTGAGAGGCAAGTTAAGAAGCGATTACGATAGTCTAAAGACTGCACTAAAACTTCAGGAAACTCCGGAAGAGGCTCCTGCTAAAAAATGGGAAGTATACGATCCTAAAACAAATAAAGTTGTAGGTGGCCCATATAGCAGCAGCTCAAGAGCTCGACTTGCCAGGGATAAAAAAGACATTGAATACGGTGCAATTAGATATCGAGTTCGTGAAATTGGCGGCAACAGTATCATGGAAGCAGTCACAAAACTACCGTTAACAAATGCAGATTTTGATCTTGTTAAGACTGTTATGCAACGACCTATTCCTGCTGTAATTGCATCAATATATATTTCCGATATTATTGAAGATGATGAACTAAATGACATGATAGCATCACTGGAAGATACTGAGCCCGATAGAGACATTAGGCCACTAATTGTTGATTGGTTTAAAAGAGTCATGCCCGATCAAATGCATCGTTTTGGTCAAGAGGTAGCTGGCGAACAACAAAGACAGGGTGTATTATCTGTTGTTCATGGTTATGATCCCAAAATGTACAAGGGCGGAACTGATACCGGTACGGAATCTTCGGGTAACGCATACGGCTACAGATAATTTAAGAATTCCTTAACTTTCAGAAAGTTTTTTGTTAAACTACTTGCTTTGCTAAGTATAGCAAACACAATCTGAGAGGTTACATGGCCAAATTATCACAAGAAAACGTTCTAAGACTAAAACAACTAATCGCCGATGGCGTACAAGTATTACAAGAGTGCGAAGATTTAAAAGCAGGATTGAGCGATACAGTCAAAGCCATTTCCGAAGAGCTTGAAGTAAAACCAGCAATCTTAAATAAACTTATTAGAGCTTGTCAAAAAAATACAATGAACGATCAACGCGAAGCGTTTGAAGAACTCGAAGAGTTATACAAAGCCGGAGGGCTAGGTTAAGTGTACGTTGACGCACTCTTCCGTCGCGGTGGCGATTCAGAAACAATCAAAATTGTAGAACGAGTAAATGGCGAGCGCGTCTATCGCGAATTTACACCCGACTATCACTTTTATATCAATGATGCTCGAGGCACAAGCAAATCTATCTATGGCGACTATGTAAAGAAAGTTGTACCAAAAAGTTTTGGAGAAAAGCAAAAACTAGTAAAATCTATTTCTAGTAATGTTAAAAAGTGGGAAACTGACATTGACCCTATATTTCGCTGCCTTGAGCAAAACTATCAACACGCAGATGCACCCACACTAAACATTGCATTTTTTGACATTGAAACCAGTTTTGATAAAGAGGCAGGCTGGTCGGAAGCATCTGAAGCTAATAATTATATCACGTCAATATCTGTACACCTGCAGTGGATTGATGAAATTATTTGTTTGGCAATACCGCCGGAAACACTTACAGAAAGCGAAGCACAGGAATTGGCCGATGAAGTTGGCAATGTTGTGCTTTTTAAATCCGAAGGTACAATGCTTGAAGCATTCATGGATGTGATTGAAGACGCTGATATTCTTAGTGGCTGGAACAGCGAAGCATATGATATTCCGTATACTGTTAATCGTATCAAGAAAATTCTAGGAAAACAAGAAGCAAGACGCATGTGCTTGTGGGATCAGGAACCCAAAGTTCGAGAATTTGAACGCGGCGGTAAAACACAGCCCACATATGACTTAATTGGCAGGGTGCATGTTGATTATCTTCAACTGTATAAAAAATATAACTATGAAGAACGACACAGTTATGCTCTGAACGCCATTGCTGAAATTGAACTAGGTGAAAACAAAATTCAGTATGCCGGTACACTTGATGAACTTTACAACGACGATTTTAAAAAATTCTTAGAGTATAACATTCAGGACACTCGACTGCTTGACCGTCTTGATAAAAAATTGCAATTTATCGACTTGGCAAATTCTATTGCACATTCAAGTTGTGTGTTAATTCAGACAACAATGGGTGCTGTTGCAGTTACAGATCAAAATGTGTTGATGGAAGCACATAACCGAAATATGGTTTGCCCAGATAAGAAGCGCAATAAGGACGAAGATGCCAGCCGCGCAGCAGGTGGGTGGGTTGCAACACCCAGGAAAGGATTTCACAGATGGATTGCCAGCACTGACATGAAGTCACTGTATCCATCTGTGATCAGGACACTTAATATGAGTCCTGAAACAATTGTGGGACAAATTCGACTAGACAGAACTAATCAGGCAATTGCTGACTGGGAGGCAAAAGGTGGAAAATGTACTTTTGCATCTTGGTGGAATGATAGATTTAATGTACTAGAGATGGAAGATTTTTATAACGAAGATATTGGTAACAAACTAATATTAGATATGGAAAATGGGGAACAATATGAACTTACCGGAAAAGAACTTAAAGAATTAATTTTTGATAGTAATCAGCCATGGTGTATTAGTGCAAATGGCACAATCTTTAAAACTGACATCGATGGTGTAATTCCGGGACTGTTAACTCGTTGGTACAGCGAACGTAAAACTTTGCAAAAAATCATGACTAATTATCAGGACATAGCAGATAATTCCAAAATTGAGGGTGTTAAAATACCCGAAGAATTATTTACAAATGAAGATATTAGTGATACAGACACAAAAGCTAATCCTTATTCAGAATCAGAGTCTTATGATCCTAAAAAATTAAAAAAGCTTGTTACTAAAGGGCTGAAGGAAGATGTGGTTCAATATATGAATCAACACAATCTAGAAGTTAAAGATGGCAAGGCCATATATCGGGACCAGTATGATCTAAAAAGAATTGTTGGGTTCTGGGATAAGCGTCAGTTAGTTAAGAAGATTAATCTAAACTCTGCATATGGTGCGTTGCTAAATGCAGGTAGTCGATTTTTTGATCAAAGGTTAGGCCAGTCAACTACATTAACGGGCAGAACAATTACCAAGCACATGGCTGCCAAGACCAATGAGATGATAACCGGCGAATATGACCACTACGGTAAGTCTATTGTATACGGGGATACCGATTCTTGTTTTTTCTCTGCTTACCCAATTATTAAGAAAGAAATTGAAAGAAATGAAATTGTATGGACCAAGGAAAGTATTGTAGAATTGTACAATGATTTAGCCAAAGCAGTTTCTAATACATTTCCGGACTTTTTATTAAACAAACTAAATGTGCCAGTTAAGAGATCAACGGGAATTATTGCAAGCTCAAGAGAAACAGTTTCCGAAACTGGTATCTGGATGGTTAAAAAGCGTTATGCTTGTTTGATGTATGACAAGGATGGTATTAGACTTGATGTTAATGGCAAACCCGGTAAAGTCAAGGCAATGGGCCTGGACTTAAAGCGAGCAGATACACCCAAGTTTGTACAAGAGTTTTTATCTGAAATTTTGCTTGACACATTACGAGACAAAGGCGAAAACACAGTTATTGAAAAAATTAGAACTTTTAAAGAAAAGTTCGAAGATATGAAGCCGTGGCAGCAAGGCACTCCACGAGCAGTTAATAAATTATCCCATTATAGGGATAAATTAGAGGATGCTGGAATTAAAAAGATGAAAGGCATTGAGGTCGGTAATCTTCACGTACCCGGGCATGTTACAGCAAGTTTGGCGTGGAACAGATTAAAAGAAATAAATCAAGATCAACATGCAATGCGTATTATTGATGGACAAAAAATTATTGTGTGTAAACTTAAACCCAATAATGATTACAATATTGATAACATAGCATTTCCGGTAGATATTGCACACTTGCCCGATTGGTTTACTGCATTGCCGTTTGATAGCGATGCTATGAGCGCCGGTATTGTAGACAAGAAAGTAGAGAATTTACTTTCAGTTCTATCCTGGGACTTATCTAGAACAAATAAAGATCATAAGCATTTGGAAACTTTATTTGATTTTAGTGGCATGTAATCATCTGCAACTATAAAGAAACGTTTGACTTTTGTCAGCAAGTATAATATACTTGTCATGACTAATAGTTGAAGAAACTAAACATACTACAGTATTTAAATTAAGAAAAGGAAAATACAAATGAATATTCTTGACGGACTAAAAGACATTGTTAAACATACACATTCACTAGGATTTATTGAAATGGTAAAGATTGTTGGTACCGATACGGAAACCAAAATTGAAGCCATTGATGCTGACAAGACTGTTGTTCTTTTTGGTAGTTTATCTCAACCAATTTCTGGGATTGATTCTACTGTGGGAATTTCTCGTATTTCAGTTCTAAAAGGCTTTATTGATTTCCCACTCTATTCTGAAGCTAGTGCTAGTATAGATGTTGTCAGCGAAACACGAGAGGGTGTGAATGTTCCGTCGGGTATTGATTTTGTTACAGGATCTGGGCATCTTTCGCACTATCGCTTTATGAGTGAAACAATGGTAAATGAACAGATCAAAGTTCCACCATTTAAAGGTGCAACATGGGATATAACCATTGAGCCAGAAAAGAAAAAGATTTCGGAGCTGGGTTATTTTCTTGGTGTGTTGGGCGGCTTTGAAAAACGATTTACTGTAAGTGTTGACAAGGGTACACTCAATTTTAACATTGGCTCTGGTCCAACAGACAGGACCACATATCCTTTTGCTAAAAATGTAACAGGTACACTAAAGCATCAGTGGTCATGGCCATTGGGACAGGTTCTTAGTATTCTGAAGTTGAGTGAGACATCTTCAACAACCACAATGAAGTTTTCGGATATGGGTGCTCTAATGATTGAGATTGATAGTGTCACTGGAAAATATTCCTATATTTTACCGGCCGGCAAGTAACAAGACCTAAATACAAGATGACAAACAAAGTAAACTTTACAGAACGACATATTGCAGGCGGGTATGCTAAATATCTTCCTGCAATCAGCGGTTTTTACACTACTCACTTGGGTAAGGATCTTAGTGATCCAACATTTGTCCCGCAGGAACGCTTACCTAAGAAATTTGAATTTGGGCTGCAAGGGCTTAATTTTCTCGATGAAGAGTACAGTTACTTTAATTATAAATACGGGCTATATTCGGCAGGTCACGCTGAAAGAAATCTAACCAAGTGTAATGACCGAGAACCCATGATCCATAAGCGTGATCGTAGTAAAACAATACTTGTTGGTGACTCGGGTGGATTCCAGATTGCCACCGGAGTTATTAAACTTGACTGGGCTACAGTAAAAACACCAGCAGGAGATAAACTAAGAGAAGAAATCTTACGTTATCTTGAACATACTGCCGATTGGTCAATGACGCTGGATGTTCCTGCTTTTGCAGCATTGCCGCCGCTTAGTGAAAAAACTGGACTAACCAAGTTCTCTGATTGCTTGGAAGTCACCGAATATAATCTTAAATATTTTATGGAACATCGTGTTCCGGGTAAAACTAAATTTTTAAATGTTTTATCCGGAAGCGATAATATAAATTCTAAAGAATGGTATGATATTGTAAAAAAATATAGTATCTCTTCGGAAGTTGTTGAAATGGGATACTCAAAAGACCGGACTTTAGAGGGCTGGGCATTTGCAGGTATCAATATGAAAAACATGAGAACTGTTCTTGAAAGATTGCTTGACCTGAGGAGAGACGGTCTCCTTAAAGACAAAGACTGGATTCACTTTTTGGGAATTGGGCGGCTTGATTGGGCTTGTTACCTAACATCAATTGAGCGATTATTAAAGAAGCATGATAACCCTAATATAAACATTAGTTTTGATGCTGCATCACCATTTGTTGCAGCAGGCGGTTATGCGCTATCATACAATTACAATAAATTTAATTCAGACCAACTTACCTATGCAATGGGCCGCGGCATTGATGACAAGAGTTTGAAAAATAGTACACTTGCAATGCCTTTCCAGGGACCAATTATGGAACGCTTAACTGTCGGAGATGTTTGTGTCATGGGCCCCGGTGACTTAAACAAGCACGGTAAGGAAGGCAAAACTAGCTGGGATACAACTACATATGCATTGATTATGGCGCATAATGTGCATAATCATATTGAGGCTGTTCAGGAAATCAATAGACTTGCTGATGTTGAATATGCTACCAGAAAGAATGTAGATTATCTCGACTGGTATCAAATGCGAAATAAAAAGAAGAATACCAGTCTAAGTGATTTTGTTCCAAATTCTATTTTGTTTTTTAATGACTTTGCTGAAAAGTTATTAGATCCTGCTAATCCAGCCCCGTATAATATGATTAAGGATAATCAATTATTTCTTGATTTTGTTAGCTTTGGAGACAAAAAGGTTACAACTACATTAGGAAACGACAATATGTGGGGAGAAATTGCTGATGAAAAGACTATACCTTCTATCGAAGATATGGCAAGCCTTGATAAAGAAGATTTAATTGATTTGTGCGAATAGTCAGTATACAATTATACAAATTTAAGGAACTACAATGAGTAAAAAGAAACTGTTTGTTGTTGACACAATTTCATCATTTCGTATGCGTTATGTGATAGAAGCTGATGAGCTTGAACATGCATACGACGAGGTTCTTATGCGAAATTCCGGAGATAATAAAGACGCGTTTGAAGAAATGACGCAACGGTATCTTGGAGAAACTATTCTAGATGGTAGAGAAATTACCAAGGAAGAATTTAACTCCATGCTAACACAATATGAAAGTGATAAAAATGAACTATCATCCTACTGGATGGGAGAAAAATTGATTCGAGTCGTTGATTATGATGAAAAAAGTAAGACCAGTGCCTGAGCACAAAGACAAACTTGGACAGGTTATAAACGAAGGAACCAAGGTTGCTGTTTCAAGACTTAATCAATTAAGAATATGCTCTGTTATAAAATTGACTCCGAAGATGATACGTGTTGTTCCAGTCAACGACGGTTATCCATCATCGGGATTTCAGATATTTGGCCATCAAGCAGTTGTTGTTGATACCACAGATGTACTTTCATATATACTACAGGGCCATACAGGCTAATAATAAAATTATACTGTGTTTACAAAAAACTATATAAATATTCACCACATAATCGGAAATATATAAAATGCGAAAATTATTTTACATGGGGCTTGAAAGTTACGAAAGTCGTTACACTCTACAACTGCAAGACTGGAATGAACAAGTTTTTAAACGTCGCGGTGTTGATTACGAACTTGTTACAGGACAGGAACTAACAGCAGATAAGAATATTGTTACTGGTAGTGTACTTGATGCACACGGGCGTACATATTACAGTATGACACAAACTGCCAATCTTGTTAAGCTCATGAAAGAAGGCAAGATAACAAGCCAGGATGTTATTTTTTACGAAGATATGTTCACTCCCGGTATTGAAAGTTTACCATATATTCTTGATCAAGTGCCCAAGAAGTTCCGCCCAAAGGTTTATGTACGATGTCTAGCACAAAGTATCGACCCTGATGATTTTGTGAATCGCGAAGGAATGGCACGCTGGATGCGACACTTTGAAAAGATGGTTGACGAATTTGTAACAGGGATTCTTGTTGCTAGCGAAGAGATGGTGGCCCATTTACGCATTGCCGGACTAAAGGCACCTATCTATGTTACTGGATTACCCTTTGGCAAAAAAGAAGTTGCAAGTCGAGTATCTTATGTTAAACCAATTACAGCTCGTGAACAACGAGTGGCATTTGCTGCAAGATGGGACGATGAAAAGCAGCCAGAATTTTACATGCAATTGGCACAAAGGTTTTATAAAACTCGCCCCGAAGTAGAGTTTGCTGTCTTTAGTGGACACCCTGCACTAAAAAGTAATAATAAGAATCATTTAGAATTTGCAAAATATCTAGAAAATAGTGGGACTGCAAATTTTAAAGTGTATACCGGACTAAAGAAGAATGACTATTATGAACTCTTGGCAGACAGTGTTGTGCTATTTAATTGTGCATTGCAAGACTGGGTCAGTAACACAGTGAGTGAAGCTGATACATTTGGTACTCTTACTTTATATCCGGCTTATCGTAGCTTCCCGGAAGTGTTTGCCAATAATGCAAAAAATATGTATATTCCGTGGAGCGTGGATGATGCTGCTGAACGTCTTGAAAAAATGTTTATGCAACCGGCCGGTTATAGTACGGGTGCAGTAAGTGACTGGCAAGATGGCACTATTGATCGTACGCTTGATGTATTTGAAGGCGAGGGTGATGAGTGGGCGAGAAACAGTAATGATTACAGAAAACATGTAGCCAAAGCAAAATATTAATTTAAAGGAAATATCATGAATAGAGATGGGCATAATAACGTAAAATTTTTCGTAGGATCAGAAGTTGAACATACACCAGCATATGCAAAAAGAACACTTTTTGTAGTTGATATTCAGGATGCGGCGGAAATTGAGCAACTGGCCAGGGAACAGAAAACACCACATATCTTTTTGGGTGCAAATCATTCTTTCGAGGGCGAAATCGAATCTGCTAAACAACATGAAAAAATTATTCATACATTGCTGGATCGTGGTTTTTGGGTTACAATAGAATATCCAGCCCACAAACATGATGTTATGCTAAAAGTATTGAATGCCGGCATTTGGCAAAGTAGAAACTTTGTACCATTGCTTCGGGTGCAAATACCCAAGATTGAAAACTCAAGTATCAATCTAACAGTCAAGATTGATGATATTGATTTTAATGCAACTAATCCGGGTGTATGGTGTATGCATTATCGTGAATTAACCGATAGCAATCGGTTTACCGGATGGGTTGATTACGAAGCCGATTCGGTAATAGGCGATGAAGTTACCGAAGATAGTGAACAGACTATTGATATTGTTGAAAATGAGCCTATTACTGATGTTGAAACTGTTGTGCAGGAAGATTTAAATAATACCGAATTGGGCTTAGATATTAATCCAACTACATCGCTAAAACCTGATCCAGAAGAAGATGATGCTTATACCAGACAACTCAAAGGTACACCTGTTGTAAATTCGCCCGATGAAGCTGCTGCGCTTTATGCTGCTGATGCAACCACAGACTCACTCGGCAAAAATGCTCCAAAGAAAACTAAAGTGACCAAGAAGGCCGAAGCGTGATAAACGAACATAATGTAAAGCGTTGGATTTGGGTAAAGTTTACCAAGGAGGGTATTCACAAATATCCTGCTGCACTTACAGATCCCAACTTGGCCACTGGTGACGAGTATGATGTAAGTTTCTTAGGATATCCTCACCGCCACACCTTTCATTTTAAAGTAGCAATTACAGTTGAACACTCCGATCGCGCAATTGAATTTATACAATTCAAGCGTTGGTTAGAAAATTTGTATAAAAGTGATACCTTGCAACTGGACTATAAGTCCTGTGAAATGATTGCTGAAGATTTATATCTACAAATTTCCACCAAGTATCCGGGTAGAGAAGTCAAAATTGATGTCAGCGAAGATGATGAGAACGGCGCCTATATGGAATTTGTCCCCGATTAATAAATGGCAGAAACAGTAGAGAACCATAATGAATCAATGTTGTTTGATAAAAAATATAAAATTATCATTGAATATAATTATGGTTTTGATTATACAGAGATGCTTGGTTGGGTAAATAAAAACTCTAAGGGATCAGTTGATATAAAATTTGATAGCAATTCACTTAAAAGTTTATTATACCTAGGCTTTGAAGAATTAGATGACGCGTTAGTATTTAAAATAAAATATTCAGTATAAAAGGAAAAATATGGCATTTTGGGGGAACAATCATTCAGTAGCCAATACAGTAAACACTGCCGTCTTTGGCCCTATACCATATGCTAGCGGAGGGCCTGGGTCAATAGGTTACCCAGGCACCATCAGCGCGGCCAACACTAGTACCAGTAATATTATGACTAATTATACGACAAGTGCTATGAACAGTATCTTTATATCACAACCGCCCAATGTAATGTCTATTAGAGCTCCAAATGGTAAAGATATTGTTACAATAGAGAATGATGGTACTATTACTTGGGCTGATACTATTGACGTTGATGCAGCAGCCGAATCCTTTGGGCAAGTTCTTGCACTGAGTGTTGAAATGCGGGCAGGCATTACAAGTGCTATTAAATCCAAAATTCGTGACAGTGTGTTTGAAGATTTAATAAGTATTGCTCAAGACAAAGGATCACTGACAGCAGAGGATTTGACTTATTTGCTGAGATCAAGTAAAATTATAGAAAATTTAAAAGGAATATAACATGTTTGGTACTAATGAAATTGTGGGCAAGAAGTTTTTTAAAGATGCAGCTGAAGATAGTTTGTTTGTTACTAGCATGTTTTTTACATTGCAGGGCGAGGGACCTTATGCTGGAATGCCCGCACTTTTTATTCGACTAACTAAATGCAATTTAGACTGTAGTTTTTGTGACACTTTCTTTGATGATGGCGATTGGATGACATTTGAAGAAATTGAAGCAAAGGCATATCATACAATTTGTGATTACTGGAATTCAAAAGGGCAGAGTGCGCCGCTATGGGCAGTACCCAACGGTGTAGGCACCGTAAGCTATCCAAATATTGTGCTTGTAATTACCGGTGGCGAACCCATGCTGCAAAGCAACCTAACTGCTTTCTTGCAAAAGCAATTGCCAATGTACAAGCATATTCAAATTGAAAGCAACGGCACAGTTGATCAACCTATCCCGGGAGATGTTACCCTGGTATGCAGCCCAAAGTGTGCAGAAAAAGAAGGCAAGGCCATCAAGTATCTTGCACCAACCAAACTAATTTTAGAACGTGCTGATTGCTTAAAGTTTGTAATGAGTGCAGAAGAAGATAATCCTTATAGCTCTATTCCGCAGTGGGCGCATGAGTGGAAAGAACGTACCGGTAAAGAAATTTATGTTAGCCCAATGAATGTCTATAATACTCTGCCACAGAAGATCAAACTACTTCGTGCAGAGGACGGTAAAATCACGATGGCAGAACGGTCCACAGTAGATGAAGTTATTTCATTTTTTGAGCCGGGCCTTTTAGATTACGACGCAATTAGGAAAAACTATGAATATACAGCACGTTACTGTATGTCATATGGCTGTAGACTAAACTTGCAACAACATCTTTTCTGTAATATTGCCTAATGCCTCGAGTAACATGTGATTCAGATTAGAAATAAAAAACATGACAATGTAACATTGTGGACAAGAGTGGCACCACCAGACTCACATTTCTTAGATGATGATGCAGTAGCCTGGTGCCGCGATAACGGATCTGATGATAAATTTTTTTACTGTTTTGGATATTTTCTTTTTGAAAATCCCGTAGATGCCCTGGCATTTAAAATTAAATGGAGCAATGGCATTAGGTAACACTGGTACTATTCTAAATTCTAATGATGAAACTAAATTTTTTGTTAAATACAGTAAGCGTAGTTTTAAACTCACTTTTTAAAACAAGATTCATAATCTCAAATCTTAATCTGGGTTTGATCTTGCAGCAAAATTATCAAAATCAGATTTCGAAATAATTTTTGGAATCTTAAAAAAATATCTCACTTTTACATTTAAAATACGGAAATAAATATGTTCAAAATAAAGTATGGTCTACTTCCCGGACACTGGGGTTTGAAGGGTAAAACAAGAGACATTGCACAGGCCGAGTATGAATTAACAGGTGCTGCATTAGAGAAGCGTCTACTTGATATCAAAAAAGATGAACTAACAGACGAAGAATATAATAGAAAACTTTGGGACATTGAACTAAAGTACAAAGAGATTGATGAAAATACATATCATACCAGACTAATTGGGTTGATCAAAGACGACAAGCAACGCGCAATTGCTACGCTTGAACTTGATTTTCGTAATGGTGGCATGACTAAACTCGAGTATGAAAAAGCAACTGCCACTGTGAACGGGGAACCTTGGGTAACAGTTCTTAATATGGATTTTAATAAGAAGACATCGCTCGAAGGTAGCTTTGAACTTGATTGGAATGATCTTTTTGTTGATAAACTACGATCAGAAGGCTACTCGGCCACATCACCAGACCTTATTGTCAACCAGTGGTTCATGGAAGTCTGCAGAAACATTGCACTAGAGGAATTCGACGGAACGGGAAATTTCACTGCTGACTCGGAAGCCAATCTGGAATCCTTTAAGCGTTGGAATTCGGAATCTGTCCCTGCAGGCAAGAAAGCCTACGGCTGAAATCCTGCTTAAACATATATCTTAAGATCAATCGTTCTAAGTTGCCAAGCTTACACTAAGATTAAAAAATGTAAAGTCTTCGGCAATTTAGTTGACATTTCCAGTCCGAACATATATAATTGTTATATGAACACTTATATCCTTACAGACTCTCATAATCTCTTTCATCGCCAAATTAACATGACCAACCCTGCCCTGGGTATAGACAGCATGATTGGCATGGCATTGCATTTAATTCTTAACAGCATGAAAAAAGAATACAACAAGTGGAACGGCACTCATGTTGTATTTTTTATGGAGGGACGTAGCTGGCGTAAGGATGTATATCCAGAATACAAAGCAAATCGCAAGGTAGCCTTTACGCAACAAACAGAAAAAGAACAAGAAGATCATAAGATTCTAATGGAATCCTTTAATGACTTTGCAGAATATCTAGATAAGAAAACAAATGTTACTGTAATTAGAAATCCAAAGGCCGAAGCGGATGACATGATTGCTGTGTGGATTGACGCACATCCAGACGATCAGCACATTCTTATTAGTTCCGATTCAGACTTCTTTCAATTGCTTAGTTACAAGAATGTCACGCTTTATGATCCTGTTAAAGATATCCTTATCAAGCAGGACGGCATCTTCGACAGCGACGGAAACCGACTGGCATTTGAAATTAATTCAACTGCAAAGATTAAAGTGGGGAAGGCTGATCCCGACTTTGCTTGCGAAGAAAACTGGTTTGAATATGCACTTTTTCTCAAATGCATTCGTGGAGATGGTACTGATAATATTTTTAGTGCCTACCCGGGTGTACGAGAAAAAGGCACAAAGAAAACAATTGGCATTAGGGAAGCATACGAAGACAGGAATGGTAAAGGTTATTCCTGGAATAATTTTATGTTGCAAAAGTGGGTAGATCATGACGAACAAGAACAACGTGTAAAAGATCGTTATGAATTTAATAGAGGACTCATTGATCTAAAACAAATTCCCGATGATGTAAAGATGTCTTGCCTAAACATCATCGCTGAAGAAACAGAAAAAGAAAATGTGCCCGCAGTAGAAATTGGCCATTCATTTCTTAAATTTTGCAGTAAGTGGGATTTGAAAAAAATTGGAGATAACTCAACTGCATTTATGCCCATGCTCAAGGCTAAATATAAAATCTAAGTTATTAACACTACAGTAAATAAGGAACATAAATGTCAGTCAAACTAAAAACAATTACCGAAACAAGCTGGCTTGTTATTGGTGACACGGAAGATATGCGTATTGGCTTACTAACAGAAGCTAGAGATAGGTATGTGTTAATGGTTAAAGGCGAAAAGAAACAATTTTTAAATAGAAAAGAAGTTAACGGATACTTTAAAGAAGATATTTTTAGGAATACTAGTAATATAGAGGAACCCAAGGACATCAAGAAGGATTACTATGTCAGCGGTTATCCAGTGGATTTTGATAATCCACACGAAGTCATATTGAAAGGGAATACATTACCTTTATTCAGCAAAAAATCAACAAGTGATGTTTATTACAGTGCTGGATATTATTGCTTGCATTTTCCAAAGAACTGGATGCCTGCATACTGCCCCAAATTATCAACTTTAGAAAATTACAAATATGCTGGCCCATTTAAATCAGAAGTAGAAATGCGTGCCCATCTAGTTAAGTTACGCAAAGAAAAGAATTCAAAGAAATAGTATGGAAATTAATAAACTTCGGCAGAGACTTAAAAACGCAGGTAGAAATGCTACAGAATATAGAATGACTGTGGTTGAGGCTAGAGCACTATTAAAAGAGTTTGAAGAACTTGAACAAAAATTAGCAGAAAAACCAATTACTGTAAATGTTATCAGTGCTGCCAAGCCTCAAAGTCAAATCTTTGATGGCGGCACTTTTTAATCGGATAATTCGTCTCGATGTGCGTTTAAATAAGATGTTGCAAGTTCCTTGCTCATTCCTGTTTTAATAGTCTCTCCGCGTGAATTAAGTACTTCATAAGTAACAGATGTACTACCATCGGGATTTTCTTTTTTTACTTGTCTAATTCGTGGAGCATCTTCATTTAAAATTTCTCGTATATTCATAATATTCCTTTTTGAAATCCTGTAGCAAGTTGGTTTTTAGATAAATATAGTATATTTATCGGAGGCTCAACAAATGGCAAGACCAAAACCTACCATTGTGCTAGAAAATGTTAATCCTAAAACTTACAAGGCTGAGCAAGTGCTTGATGCTATAGCTATTTATGCTGTATTCTATCAAGGTAAACCTATCAATCTCCGTACACTAAGTCACCTCATTTCCTATCCCGGCCCAAAATACAAGAAGGTGAGTTTTTCTAATTCTGGACATGCTTTTAATTTAGCTGATAGATTGAATAAACTTTTTAAGACAGCCGACTTTGCAGTATTTAAACTTACAACCGGTGTACCTTGTGTTGAGGGCGAAGAATAACTAAGTCAGTTATAAAACAAAACACTCTGGGTTAAGCGTTGAGAACTTACGCATTATTTGGCCGGCAACTGCATTAGCAGCATTTTCAGTATCACTTCCGTCTGACCCATCTAATTCTTGCCCGGCCAACTGTTGCTTCCAGTGTACCAGTTCGTGAGCCAAGGTTCTCATGACATCAACTGGGTGTCTATCTCGAGTTATTACTTTGATGGACCTGCCATTAAATTCTCCAAATGTTTTTTTATTACCGGACTGAATAAAAGGTTCGTCTAATAAGATTATAGGTGGTAGCTCAGATAATTCTAATTCATCCTGACATAACTTGAGAAAGTTATCTGTTATATTTTCAAGGACTGCTTCTCTAAGTCTCATTGTATTCTCTTTTAAAATGTTGTGGTACACTATTTATCAATTTTCTACTTGCAAGTTTATCATTTGTGCTCTATACTAAATAACAGCATGAGCCCACTTAAGAAAACAATCTTTGCGGAAATTAGGAAAATTGATAAAGAACTCAATTTGCTTAATGATGATTCCTTAAACAAGATTGTATTCTATCACCCAAATAACCTAAGACTTTCTCCGGAAGGGTATGGTGTGGTCAGGCGTATATTTACACCATACAGTTTTGAAATACCCATAACAATAAAAACCAAACATCAATTGGGAATGTCTAGATTACAATTCCCTTACTACTTTACCAAAAGACGTTTGGTGCTATTTTCCGAAGTAGATGCCATGGTAGTTAAACTGCAAGGCGGCATTGAACAATTTTTAGAAAGTTGTCTTTCCTTTTCGCAAGTATAATTTTTGTTAAACTTGACTTTTACTCAACATTGCTTTATACTAACACATGATTAAACGTATCGGATTTGCTTGTAAATGGCTCAATGATTCTAGCGAAGTTGGCGGCATGAAAGTCAACGCTGCAGATCGAGATATCAACGGACGTAGCACCACTATGCGATGGTTGCGTGAACATCCTGCCGAAGCAGAGCAGCGGCAGTGGGATATCATGAATCACAACACAGCGGCTGCTTTACGCATGATTGAGCGGGTGGCCACACTACCGCCTGAGCGACGTATGGTACGCCTGGGCAGCGAAATGCTGCAAGGTTACACCGAAAAAGATTGGGTCGATTGGTGGCAGCGTGCTGAAATTCAGTCGCATTGTGAAAGAATTTTTGCCACTATTGGTGAAACAGCACGTAGATTAGATGTACGCTTGAGTTTTCATCCTGGACAGTTTTGTGTATTGGCCAGCGAAAATCCCGGAATTGTTGATCGTAGTATTGAGGAGTTTGAATATCATGCAGACATGGTACGGTGGATGGGATATGGTAAGACCTTCCAAGATTTTAAAATCAATGTCCACATTTCCGGTAAAAAAGGTCCAGCCGGTATCCAGGCTGCTCTTCGACGACTCTCCCCCGAAGCCCGTAATTGTATTGCAATTGAAAATGACGAAATGTCCTGGGGCATCGACTCCAGCCTTGAACTTGCCAACGACTGTGCACTCACCCTTGACATACACCATAACTGGATTCGTACAGGTGAATACATTCAGGCCACAGATGATAGATGTAAGCGTATAATTGACAGCTGGCGTGGTGTACGCCCCACCTTGCATTATTCGGTAAGTAGGGAAGATTGTCTTGTTGATCATGACGTAAATACTTTGCCCAATCTAGATCAGCTGTTGGCACAGGGTTATAAAAAGCAAAAGCTTCGTGCTCATAGCGATTTCTTTTGGAATCGTGCAGCAAATGAATGGGCACTGACTTTTAATGACAACTTTGATATCATGTGCGAAGCAAAGGGTAAAAATATGGCCAGTGCTACACTCTATGAGCAATCCAAACTTTGAGTCATGGAACAAGATAAAGAACTAGATAGACTATTTGAAACTCTGTCTATTGAAAAAGTATTAGTACCTGCACTAACACCCCCACCGGGTGGCTACACTGGCCGCCAACTCAAATGGATGGGTTACCAATGGAATGCCAACGGCCATGACGTTTGCTATTTCAATGACCAAAATCAAAAACATCGGCTATTTGGTCCTGCATATATTAGCACAATCTATGATATTGAAATATGGTATAAAGACGGTCTGTATCATAGACTGGATGGTCCAGCAATTCGCCATAAAAACAATTTCCTATGGTACAAAGAGGGCAAACTACATCGTCTAGATGGGCCTGCTGTGGTAGAACTGGGCGGCCCTAAACAATTTTGGATTGATGGCGTAAAGTATCCTCCAAAAGAATATAAAAAAGAAATTGCAAGAAGACATCGCAAAGGCTCAATAAAATAAACACATTTATCAGTTGACTTATTATAAACTATCGCGTATTATTGCCTAAACCAAGGAGCCTTATCATGATCACAATTAAAGAATTTTTAGAATGTATTAACTATAGAATTACTGATGGCGAAGAATTTCAATGGAGCTGCTACGGCCCAAATGCTCGTTATCTCGAGTACTGGAACAACAAGCACGACGATTCCATTACTGTTTTGGCAATTTTTGACACTGTTGATCAAACAGTATACCAGATTGAAGCCTGGGACGGCGGCAGGGACCGGGAGTATCGCTGGATTGATCCTGATTATAGAGAGGCACATCGGCTTGAGGCTGTCAAGCGAAATATTGATCCCGACGAATCTTACGATGATAGGAAGTTCATTGAAATTGAAGTTGAGGAAGATATTATCGAAAAAGCAACTGCTGTATTTAGTGGCACAGACTATGACAGTCGAATTACTATCAGCATAGAACTAACAGATGAAGAAAAACTGCTGTTAATGGAACAGGCTCACGAACGTGATATCACTGTCAATCAATATGTAGAATATATTCTGCAACAAGAAATTGACAGGCGCACAGACGTTGCTTAAATAAACCTTAAAATTTAATAAGGGGGAGACTTTATAATCTCTCCCTTATTTTTTTTGATAAATAAAAACATGCTTTAAAGGTCGTAAATGAAAAACTTGCTTATGTGTCGCCCTGATCATTTTGAAGTAATTTATGATATCAATCATTGGATGCATAATCAGGCAGGGCATGTGGATGTTGCCAAGGCAAATGGTCAATGGTATAATTTATTTGATGCAGTGAGTCGCCATTGTGTAATACACTTGATTGACGGGGTTAAAAATTTACCCGATTTGGTGTTTACTGCCAATGCAGGATTTGTTCAAGGCAATAATGTGATACTTTCCAAATTTGCCACTCGTGAGCGACAGCCTGAAGAACAAATTTTTAGAGAATGGTTTGAACGTAAAGAATTTTCCGTTTATCAACCCACAGCCAATTACGAAGGTGAAGGCGATCATTTGGTAGATAATAAAGGCAGACACTGGATGGGCCATGGATTTAGAACCAGCTTAACCGCAGCAGCGGAAATTCAGACGATTCTCAAAACCATCATCAACCCACTTGAGCTGATAGACCCTCGTTGGTACCATTTGGATACATGCTTTTGTCCATTACCAAATCACGATGCTGTATTTTGGTATCCCGGTGCATTTGGTCAAGCAAGTCAAAGTAAAATTAGAGCAAGTTTTTCCAACAGTATTGAAATTTCTCTAAGTGATGCCTTGCTATTCTCATGTAATTGCATCTGCATTGGCAACAACTTGTTCATGCCAACCGGATCAACTGTGGCTAACAAACTTCAAACGCTAGGCTACTGTGTCACCGAAGTTGAGTTGAGCGAGTTCTTAAAAGCAGGTGGCGCTGCCAAGTGTTTGGTACTTCATACTAACTAAATTTTTAATTTCCTTGTAGTCAACTTGAAATAACCAGTTGACAAGAAATCGGTTCTATAACATAATACATGTATAGCAACTTTTAACCCTAAAGGAAATAAAATGGCAATTGATACACACCGCGTTGAACGTCCACGTGATATTCGAACCCTACTTGAGCGCACTATGAAAGTGGGTCGCCCAGCAATGATCTGGGGGCCGCCCGGAATTGGTAAGAGCGAACTGATTGCGGAGATCGGTCAAGAGCAGAATCGGCCTGTAATTGATATGCGTTTGCTACTGCTTGATCCCACTGACATCAAAGGCATTCCTTACTTTGATCCAGCAACCAAGACCATGAAGTGGGCACAACCAGCAGACTTGCCTACAGATGATTATTTTGCCAATGCTATTTTGTTCTTGGATGAAATTAACGCAGCACCGCCAAGTGTGCAGGCTGCTGCATATCAGCTGATTCTCAATCGCCGAGTTGGTGAATATCGCTTGCCTAAGGGTGTATCAATGGTGTGTGCAGGCAACCGCGATAGTGATAAGGGTGTTACTTATCGTATGCCCAGTCCGCTTGCTAATCGACTGATCCACTTTGAAATGGGTACTAACTTTGAAGACTGGCAAAAGTGGGCAATTGGCAATCGCATCCATGCTGATGTGGTTGGCTTCTTGTCTTACCACAAGCAAAAGCTCTTTAACTTTGATCCCAAGAGCCCAGACAAGGCATTTGCTACTCCGCGTTCGTGGGTGTTTGTATCTCAGTTGATTACAGACGACTTGTCAGACTCCATGAATACTGCACTGGTATGCGGTGCAGTTGGGGAAGGGCTTGCCAGTGAATTTGCACAACACCGTAAGGTTGCAGCACGTATGCCCAAGGCAGATGATGTGTTGTTGGGCAAGGAGAAGGCACTGAATGTCAAAGACTTGAGTGCCATGTATTCGCTGACTATTTCCATGTGCTACACACTTCAGGAATGGGTTGGTAAGGCCAAGGTCAAAGAAGAAGGGTTTGGCATGGAAGAGTGGCACGAATGTGTTGACAACTTCTTTACATTCATGATGGACAACTTCCAAACTGAAATGATTGTGCTTGGTGCTAAGACTGCGCTACGCGATTATGCATTGCCGATCAATCATCGTCAGTTGAAGACGTTCAAGACCTTCCATGACAAGTACGGCAAGTATATTTTGGAAGATCATTAATATAGGAGCCGTATGTCCCGCTATACGTTAAAAAGCTTCTGTGATGACAAGCAAATGGAACGCTTTGATCACAGAAGTAAATCAAAACTATTGGGACTTCTTGATCAACCCAAGCACCATGAAGAAAGTGTTGTTGGTGCATGGGGAGATGTTGAAGTAAGGGCAAATAGATTTGAAATCTTTGATTCTCAAATGACCAAAGTGTTTAATGGCTCTATCACAGACGCTATGATATTTGCAAGGAAATTAAAATGATCGAATATAAAATTGTCAGCGGTGGTAACAAAGATATTGTCGCAATTGAAGTTAACGGTCTGTTAAGTGAAAATTGGAAGTTATATGGATCTTTGTGTATTGCGCCCTCGGGTCAATATGTAAATTATGCTCAGGCACTGATTCGGGAATTTGAGATTCGACCAAATTAAATTTTATCCTTCGCGCCTTCAAACGTACGGTATCAGCAGAGCAAAATAATCACTTGCTCTACTTATTAACTTGTTGTATAATAAATACATGAACAAACAGGAAACAAAGATGAATGATAAAGATGCAGTTCTGGAACAACTGACTAGGGCTCGAATTTCTTTACTACTTCAACAACCATTTTGGGGCACACTTGCCACACGTCTTATTCTAAAGGATGCTACAGACGATGCATGGTGTAAAACTGCTGCCACTGATGGTCGATATTTTTATTACAATTGTGACTTTATTAAAAAGCTTACCAAGGCCGAAACTATCTTTTTAGTTGCACACGAAGTTGAACATTGTGTTTATGATCATATGAGCCGTCGAGGCAGCCGCAAGCCCAAAATGTGGAATGCCGCTGCCGACTTTGTTATCAATTGGGAACTATCCGAAAACAATATTGGCAAAATGCCAGATCCAAAGACATCTGGTGTGCAGGCATGTTTTGATGCAAAGTATGCAGGCATGTTTGCTGAAGAAGTTTATGAAAATCTTCTCAACGACCCAGATGCTGTCTATCCCGAATTTGATGTACATCTTGAACCCGGCGACGGCAATGGCGAGCCAATGACCGAAGAAGAACGTAGAGCTCTTTCAGACGAGATTCGTGCTGCCATTATGCAAGCTGCTAAAGCAGCTGGTGCAGGACATATTCCGGGTGGTGTTCAGCGTATGTTGAAGGATCTTATCGAACCGCAAATGGATTGGCGAGAAATTCTAAACATGAAATTGCAATCCATGATCAAGAATGACTATACATGGTCACGCTGTTCAAAGAAGGCTCAATCAAATGGATATTATCTGCCGGGCACAAAAGAAGATGTACGCATTGAAGCTGCTGTTTCTATTGACTGCTCCGGATCCATGTCAGACGAAATGCTGCGAGATTTGTTGAGCGAAGTAAAAGGCATTATGTCGCAATTTACTGACTTCAAACTTCGCTTGTGGTGCTTTGATACGGCTGTTTACAATGAAATTGAGCTTACACCCGACACGCTAGATGAAATTGATAATTATGAAATAAAAGGTGGCGGTGGCACTGATTTTATGTGTAACTGGAATTACATGAAAGAAAATAGCATTGAGCCTGAGCGATTCATCATGATGACCGACGGATATCCGTATGGCAGCTGGGGTGATGAAAATTACTGCGACACACTGTTCTTAATTCACGGAGACACACATCGTAAACTGGTTGCACCGTTTGGTATGACCGCATGGTATGAGCCTAGCGATAAAAAATAATAATTAAAAAGATACTGTAAATGTCCGATGTACTGGTTCTTAATGCCGACGGAATGCCTCTTTCTCATATCCCTTTATCCGTAGTAACGTGGCAAACTGCTATACGTTTGGTTTTTTTGGAAAAAGTGCGAGTATTGAAGGAATACAACAACTGGTATATTAGATCACAGCACTTAGAGATAAAGGTCCCTTCTATTATAATCATGACGGAACAGGTCAAGTGGGGTAAACATTTAAGATATACTAGATCAAATGTTTATCTTAGAGACGACTTTACATGTCAGTTGCAATTTACGAATCGCTGTCGAGAAAAAGCAGGCAAAGTAAGAACATCAGAGTTAACCCTAGACCATGTAATACCAAAATCACAAGGTGGCAAGACAACATGGGCCAATGTGTGTGCATGTTGTAAGGAATGTAATAGTAAAAAGGGTAATGATCATACTGTTGTGCCAAAGAAAACACCGCATAAACCATCTTACTATGAAATTTTATCAAAGCGTAAAAATTTACCAATCCATGTTAGAGACGAAGATTGGAAATTTTACTTAGATTGGCCCGAAGATTTAATAAATGTAATTCCAAAATCAAAGGAAATTGACTAAAGGAGCTGCATTTATATATAATTTTAGTAAGAGTATTTTTAAATACTCTTATTATTATAACTTTACTTAACTCAATAAAAATTTAAAAAATTGTCCAGGAAAATATCAATATTCTGTACGTTTTTTATTTTTTATGATAAGTAATGTAGGTAGATAATATTTAACCAAACCTTAACAAACGGAGATTACAATGGCAAAATCATCAAAGAAGGCTGCTTCAGCAGTTGAAGAAACTCAAGTACCTGCACAAGCAGAAACCGAGACCACACAAGAACCAGTTCAGCTAACTATCGCTGATCTACAACTTTTGGCTCGTATTGTTGATCTAGCATCACGTCGCGGTGCTTTCCAGGCTGCTGAACTTTCACAAGTTGGCGAATCATTCAACAAGCTATCAAGCTTCTTGAACTATGTCGAAAGTGTTCAGAAAAAGGAAGCCGAAGCAGCTGGTGAAACAGCAGCTGAAGCTGAAGCTGAAGTTGAAACAGAGACAGAAGCTGCTGAAGCTACAGCAGAGTGAGCAAGAAAAAGGGCGAAAGCCCTTTAAGGAGAATAATTTATGGCTATTGAAAATTTAAAAAAACATTCAGGACAACTTGCAAATACAGGAGTTCGCGTCGCTGTAGTTTTTAGAAAACTTCCAAATGACGAAACAAACTGCTTAATAGTTGAAACGGAAAGACTTCCCGATAGTTATCATGACTACATAATTCAGTGTCTCAACAGCAAAGAATCGGCCGAAACTAATGATTTCTACGAGGTTTTAAATCGCAGAACATTTCCGGATGGTTCAAATTGCTTGACATCATTGCATCAACGTGGATTTTTAAGAAAGGAACCTGTTACTAACATAGTGATGCTTCCGCTACCGGGGCAGGCAGTTCCTCTTGCACTTATCAATGCAACAATTGATAAGAAAGTTGATCAATATGTTGCCCAACAAAATGCAGCAAAAACTGCACTAGAGAACACAGAAGTTCCAGCAGTTCCTGCTATTAGTGTAACAACTGATGATCCAGTGGCAGTTGCAAAAGGGCTTATCTTGCAAGCCGAGTTGCTAGAACAAGATGCTCTTGCCAAGAGAGAAGAAGCGTATGGCTTGGCTCCCGATCTAAGGCCCGGAAGAGGCCGTCCGTCTTTACCCGAAGATCTCAAGAACGAAAAACTTGAAGAGCGAAAGATAAAACGGCGAGAAAGAGATCAGAAAAAAGCAGCCGAATCTAAGATTGCAGCAAAAACAGCAGCATTAGATTCTAAAGTTGCAGCAAAGATAGAGCGTGATCGAACCCGATTAGAAGAATCTGTTAAATAATAGTATTTTTCATAAAATAGCCCTTCGGGGCTATTTTTTAATTGATTAGAGCTTTTGCCCCTGTTAGTAAAGGGTTAGAATAGTATGAGGTTTGCCGATAAATAATACGTAGTTGGAGATACTCATATGACAAGAAAAATTACAAGTTTCAATCTTGATAAGTCTGTTGGTAAACTTGCCAAAACATCAGTTTTTGATCAAATTGTAAAAGAAATTGATGCGACAGAAATACCAGCCAAGTATGTGGAGCAGATACTTGTTCAGTATCATGACGGAAATATTGTTGAACTAAACAAAGCAGAAATATCCCAACCCATTCCCCTAAACAAGGATGCATCCTGGGAATCAATGGAAGACGAATTTAAAAAAATGAAAGATGTAAAAGTCTTTATTAATATTGATGATTTAGAAAAAGATATCAATGTATTGGTAGAAAATATTTTAGGAAATCATTGCTAATAAGAGTCAGCAGACTTTGACGATAAATAGTTGATGCCATTACCAACTGTTACCATTGCATCTATCACAAGCCTGCCTTCAGGTCCTTATAACGGATCAAACATAGTGGGTGTTATTATAACCAGCGGTGTTCCAAGTTATTTTAAAATTCAAGGATCAAATCTAGATAGAATCGTATCGGTTAATTGGTATCCGCGCAATGCAGCAAGTGTGTTACAAGAATCTAGAAATATCATATTAGTTGATAATACTATAGGAACCTTCATGATTAGAGTCCTAGACAACTATCTAGATATAAATGATCGTGGCGGGCATATTAGTTTTAGGCTGGATGATGGCACAACATTACAGGCTCCGGTAAAAACATATGGGCCAATTTCACTCATGCCATTATGGGCTGCACCAAGCGCGGGATTAAATACCGGCTAAACTTAACCAAGCACGTTAATATGAAAAAACTATTGATTGGTATATTTATATCAATACTGTGCTCAACTGCGCACAGTTATAACACACCTGCACCTAAATATTCATTTAGTGCAAAAAGCTATTTGATAGCTGATATGGATGGACAAATTTTAAAAGAGCAACAAAGCGAAGTTGTTCGCCCTGTTGCTTCAATAAGTAAATTGATGATTGCATTGATTTCAGTTGACCACGATCTAGAAGAACAACTGCCTATAACCAAACCCAGAAAGGTACAAAGTAGTATCCCGCCCAGCGTCAAGTATCTTACCAGACGAGAATTATTGACACTTGCACTTGTTAAATCGGATAATCTAGCTGCTCAAACTTTATGTGACAATTTGGTAAATTGTGTAGATATCATGAATAGCACAGCACAGGGCCTGGGTATGGAAAATACCTACTATGCAGAGCCCACGGGGCTTGATCGTGAAAATGTCAGTACCGCACAAGATTTACTGAAGTTGTTGATGGCAGCTTCTACCAATGAAACTATTAAAGAAATATCCAGCATGAGTTCCGCCAAAATTTACACTGATAAAAAAGTAATTAAAATAAACAACACCAACCCACTTACATCAAGGTTTGATGTGACATTATCTAAAACAGGATTCACAGTCCCTGCAGGAGGTTGTTTGGTCATGATTATAAATTCTCAAGTTGGACAAAGAATACTTATACTGCTTGGTAGTAAAAATGCTCGTACTCGTATACCCGATATGATAACACTGGTCAAGGGAATTCAATAAATCACTTGCTATTTTAATATAATTGTAGTACACTAACTGTACATCAGTACATTAACAGCATGATTTCACTAATTTACACCGTTAATCCGGAACAAAAAGATAGCGAACTGGAATGGCTTCGAGATCAAAAAATTTATCCGGGCATTGAAGAATTTTATAGTTATCAAGATAACAAGATGCGCGTTAGATTTGGAGTGATTGTTTCACCCGAAGCCGCACTTTCAATTAAACTAAGGCATAGGCTAGATTTGCAAATGGAGTACAGCAAATGAAAATGATGTCTATAAAGGCCAATATAGAAGATGTAGATAACATCAGGAAATTGTTGGCTGAACACAATGCGTCTGTTTTTCGAGTAATTGAACTCAGCGAAGGTACACCAGATATGGGAATTCAGGTTGTTCAGTGTCAAATACTTTTTCATATCATGAGTGACGATGCTGAAACTTTTCTCAAATTAAAATTTCCCGCAAATACATTTCAATCTGTTAGTGCATGATATATGATGACTGCTACCAGATATTACGTCAGTGTACGAACCGACCTGCTTAAAGAATTTGAGAATTATCTTATTCAAAATAAATATGAGTTTAGTTTATTATCCACAAATTTTACACCTAAAAGCACAGTTTTAATGTATGCTATAGATATGGATGATCAAGATGCAGTTAGATTAAAACTGACGTTTGATATAACAGGTATACTGGATGAAAAAATTCTATTTCCCAAAGTAAATAAAGGCAATATATGACAAAATACACACTTACATTTGACTATAAAGAAGAAAATAAATTTCGACAAGTTCTCAGTAGACTTGATACTGCCGAATACGTCATACTTGAAGATGTAAAGTCCGTTGATGAATCAAGTAGGTATTCCGATAAACAGGTCATAATGGAAATTGATCCCGAAGCTTGCTTGACATTTCGCATGGGCATGAGTAAAGTTATGATTCGTCGTGAAAAAACTGAACAAGAACTTGCAGCTGAAAAAGAGCGAGACGAGCGTCATAAAATTCACATCAATGTGACCGTTCCCAAAGACGATTTGGAATAAATACATATGTAAAGATTCATTCAGGATGGCGCAGTGAGATTATCGATATTTTTAATTTTTTTATTATTGGTAACATTTTCAGCATTAACACTATGCAGTGAACCTAAAAAAGTATTGAAGGAATTTAAGTGGGTACCACTGACCCAACTTGATACTGCCTCTGAAAAATTATATTACGATCGTAATAATAATATTTCTTTATTATCTACTGATACCAAAGTATACAATCTCGGACTTATACTAACTGCTTCTAAAAATCCATTTCCTGTAGAAACCGAAACTGGTCCAATGATGGCTCGAAGTTTGGTTACATATGTGATAATAGAGTGTAATTCGGGTAATTTGGTAATGGGTTATAGAATGTTTTACGATGTTGCTATGCCGCCCTCTATAGGAAGACCCCTTTCTATAAAGAAGTACCCATCACTTGAAGACAGCACAACACTTGTTGACAAGTCATCCGTGTTGTATGATTCCTTGTGTCCAAAAACCATCTGAAAAAAGCAATTTAAAAAGTCAATTTAAAATTTTTATCTTGGATTTTTAAATAAGAATAAAATTCTTAAATAGAAAAGTAACATTCAATTCCTATTGACAACAGCACTGCATTCAGTTAAAATCTAATCATTGTAATAAAATCAAGATGAAAACTCTCAAGGACTATATCAACATGCTTACTAATATCATAGATCAGGTAGATGAACCGTACAGTTATATCGACGAAGATTGGTTCAAAATTGACGGGTTTGAAACCTTCAAGCTGGGTGCCGTTGAGCACTACGAAAAAGCCACACAGGCAGGCAGCATAGACACACTGGAAAGTAATGGCAAGCCACAACAGTATGAAGCGGGCTGGTATATCGTGACTGGGCCTGCTGGTGAAAAATACAGCATGCCTCCCGAAACTTTTGCCTCACTCAAAGACGATAATGGTGACGGTACTTGCACACCAAAGAAAATTATCAAAACAGCCAAACTGGCAGATCATAACGGCGTGGTCAATACCAGTTGGGGTGATGCCTTGTATTATACAGCACAAAATGATTTTATTGTTCGACATGGTGCAAAAGACTATGGTGTTGTTAAGGCACACATTTTCCGTCAAACATATGATACATCAAATTTGGTTGACAACATAAAGCCTGCACCTTGAAATCCTTTTAACCCGAGAAATCCTTTAAAATGAAACAAGTATTTAAAACCCAAGAAGAAACTGAAAAGTTTGTTAATTCTTTGTTTGCTGAAGACAAGTATGTTGTTGACATTTACGAGTTGCCAGCCAGTAAGGGTTATGAAGTCCAGTGGATCGAAAAGAAAACCTATATGTCCTATAACGGTGATGTATTTCCCGACGAAGTATGGGTCACTGAATCGGGCGATATGAAATTCATTCAAGACCTCGAAACCGAACATGCCAAAAATATCATTCGTATGATAATCAGGGAGCAGCGAAAAGAGCAATTGCTCATGCAGCGACTATCTGAAAAAATTGAGGAAGTAATGAACGAGGAACCAAAATCCGACGAGCATAACATCTCGGTTGCTACGCCCTATACATTGCACTAAACTTAAAATACAGCGAGATTTATCACAGTCTTGCTGAATTTGTGTGTCAGTGCCGCAGATAATCAAAATAACGAAGAAATGCACTTTTTTCCTCTTTGTAATCAACAGGTTACAACACCATTTCTTGAAATTTCACCAAACCCAATACCAAACAACATCAACTGTGTTTTGGCAAAATTAATCAAGTTAATCTTCCAATTGACTTCATTTGTACTTTTTGCTATACTGTAGTTGTTAAGGAGATGTACATGCGGATGCTTAAAAAAGTTATTTTTAGCCTACTTGTAAACACGGCAAATGCCTGGCAATGGTCAGCATACATTTATATTCCAATTTGCACCAGTAACTAACAGAATTTTGCGGCCTTAGCTCAGCTGGATAGAGCAAGCGGCTTCTACCCGCTAGGCCGGGGGTTCGAATCCCTCAGGCCGCACCAATTAACCTAAATGAAAGATTAAAATGATTCTTCAACATTCGGCCACTACTGATTTTGATCCATCAAACAAAGAGCATAGACAAGCAGTAAAAGATTTCCTAAAGCGCAAGGCTTGGGCAGATGCCAAATTTCGATTTACACACGATCCTGTCTATGGTAGTGTTGCCAGTCAAGTACAAGGCAAATTGCTGGATTGGTATCTCGAGCAAGAAGATGCTCGTACCAAGCGAGTTCAAGTAGTTAAAAATTAAAATATTGGAGTAATCATGTTCAATTTGTTTAAAAAGCAACCCACTGTCGATACGCTCGAGCTGTTTCGGCAGCTGAACGACTCACCCGAATCTGAAACTAATACCTATAATAAGCTGTCTAAGAATCCTGCTTATCCTACTTACGCAGCGGGTGTACCTGTACCGGAAGCTGAAAACAATGATGCTGTTTACACAGTCGGTGTCAACCAAGCAGGTGAGACTCAGCTGAGAATTAACAACAACGGATCTGCCAGCATGACACTCACAATGAGTCCTCAATCAGTTGCCATGTTGATCAAGCAATTGGCTGTCACCATCGAAGATGAATATGATGTTGATGTTGACAAGATTTAAATAAAACAATTGACTACATACAAAGTATACAGTGTATTACATGCATAGGTTAGAAAGATTTAGTTTTAAAATTATCGGCTCTGAAGCTTAAGGCCTTGTATAAGCACACGACTCATAATCGTAAGATAGCGGGGACGATGCCCGCGGGAGCCACCAGTACCCTGCTCGACTACTAAAAAGTAGTCGAGCATTTTGGTTAACAGATAACTTACTTTAAAAGATAATCCTCATCATGCAAGTACTAAAAACCTTACACGATCATGTGGCAGTAGCAGTATCGGGCGGAGTCGATAGTTTAGTGCTGTTGCATTGGTTAAGCCAGCGAAGACAAGTCACAGCCGTGCACTACCAGCATGATAGTGATTTTGCAGAACAAGAGTACGTGTTTGTGGCTGAGTTTTGCCAAATTCGCGGCATCAACCTAATTACACAAACTCAACGACCCACACCACGACCGGGTCTTAGTCAGGAAGAATACTGGCGGCGTGGCCGCTATGAGTTTTTTAAAAGTGTTTCTCTGCCGGTATGCACTGGTCACACACTGGATGATGCAGTAGAGTGGTATTTGTTTTCTGCTCTTAACGGGCAGGGGCATTACATGGAATATAGCCATGCTAATGTGGTTAGACCATTTCTTATCACAAGAAAATCCAAACTAGTCGAATACGCCATTTCTAATCATGTTGAATGGTTAGAAGATACTTCAAACAGCAATGTTGATTTTGCTGTGAGAAATCGTATTAGGCATGAAATCATGCCAGCCGCACTCAAGGTCAATCCAGGCTTGTATAACATGGTTAGAAAACGAATTGTTAAAAAGGTAAACAGTGTTTAACATTAATCAACCCGCTATCCGCCGTTGACAACAAATAAAAATTTTGTTATAATATTAATTATGGTAATTAACAAAGACCAAAATCTCTCCCAAGAAAGTTCACTTGTATTCAATCTTATCTGTGACAGGATTGAATCTTTGGTAGCCAGTGGGGTAACTGCGGAACGAACAAACGATATAGTTGTTGACTCCTTAATGTTAGAATACTATTCAAACTATTATCTCAATATTGTCAAAACATCTATTAAAGAACCAAAGTAACTGTTATTGGTCAATGAGTAAATGTATTACATATTGTTGCACCCACTGCGAAAAGAAGATTTTGACTTCTTAAACTCAACCAGTATTGAACTCAATATCTGCAATACTTTTACAGCAGATGCCGATGATAGCGTAGCAGATAGTGGTTGGTGCAACACGGTACCTAGCGCACGCCGGATTGGCACAGATAATATGATAGTATTCATGCCGGCCAATGATGAGGAGCATACCTTGCTGTTGTTAAAATTTGGCGATAGATTGATTCCCAGCAATCTACGTAAAACAAATAAACTCACATCTTGAGCGATCTATGATTCCAAAAATTATACATCAGACCTTTCCTACCAAACAAATTGCAGTTCCCGTTTTTGAAAACATTACACGATTAAAAAACTCGAACCCGGGATGGGAATATCGATTCTATGATGATGCAGCAATAGAAAAGTTTATTGCTGAAAACTACGACGCTACGGTTTTGTCTGCGTACAGCAGTATCAATCCACTCTACGGTGCTGCTAGGGCCGACTTGTTTAGGTACCTGCTGATGTACAAGGCGGGCGGTGTATACTTGGATATCAAAAGCACTTGCGAACAGCCGTTTGATAATTTTATACGTGATAGCGATGAATACATCCTATCACACTGGTCAAGTTTAAACTGTAAAAATGCATTACGTCACCCGTACTGGGGCGCAGGGCATCATCCAGATATTGATCACTTGATACATGGTGAATTTGTACAGTGGATGATAATTGCCGCACCCGGGCATCCATTCCTAAAAGCCGTGATTGATCAGACATTAAAGAATATTGACGCTTATACATCAGCATCAGGGACAGGAAAGGTAGCAGTTTTAAAGCTGACTGGGCCAATCATGTATACATTAACAATTGAAAAATTATTGTCCACTGCACCATATCGAATGATTGAATCATATGATGAGGGCATTCGATACAGCATCTTTGACAAAAAGGTATCCCGCGTGCACAAAGATCATTTGACCCTTTTTTCCAATCATTACTCAGTACAAACCGCACCCATCGTCTTGACAGCAACGTAATTTTGTACTATAATTACCGTACCGTGTGAAGGTGCGCGAGTGCAGGCAATGCCAATAAGACCTGCCCCGTTTTTAATCCCGGGAGTGTTTTATGAAATACAATCCAAAACGGAGTTGACAAATGAATCAACGAACCAAAAGACAAAAAATTAATGACCTCAGAAAAGAACTCATGCAAAAATATGAGTATATGCGTTGTGCCAATTTGATAGAATTTAATCAACGGATAGTATGGCTTAGTGAAGGTATGTTAAAAAATCACATAAAAACAGGCGGTCATATAATTAATATGGACGAAATTGAACTGTATCAAGATTTTAAAGAAAAAGAAAAGAATATAAAAAACGGTGTTGATGTATGAACTCACTCAAAATTACTCAAATTATAACAGCAACTGATGCTTGGTGTGATCAAAATTTACCAGCCAATTGGTGTGATCAAGTGGATCAATATCTTCCGGTTTGGAATGAAAAGTTTGCAGAATTAATTGTTCGGGAATGTGCTGATGTGGCCGCTGACGTTGTTGTTGAACGTGAAGGTGTAGAGTTTGGTTTGGTAGCAGCCTGTTATCAACATTTTGGAATTGAGCAATGATCAAACAGGCCGACAGGCAACAATCAACAGTATGGCATATAGGCACTGCACCCATTGGTGAAGATTTAGTAGTTAAACTAACTTGCGGTTCCGTTCTTGTAGATGCTGTTCGTCAGTATGATGGCAGCTGGTGGTGGTGTCCGCCCAGGGCCAAAGGTGTTTTCTTCAATCAAGAGCAAGTGTTGTGCTGGCACAAGTAAGGATCAAAATGTATAATCATAAAAAAGTAATGCAAGATGCACTAGAGTTTTTAAATTCTATTGATAACACACTAACAAACACGCAGTGGCATCGAGCACAAGACGTAAAAGATTCTCTTGAAGAGCTGCTAAAGCAGCCCGATACGGAACAGTTTTGCGATGACAACTGTGTTTGGACCGATCACCATCCCGATTGCGATCTTGCAAAGACCGAGACTGACAGTGTGAATAATCATCTCAATGACCTAATGTATCTTTCGGGGCTTACTGCACAGGGCTCATGGGATGCCATGGATTCTTATGATAAGGAATGCGTTCAACGATTTGCCAAACTAATTATTGACAAATGCCTAGACCAATGTTACTATAATGGCATGAATGATGAATTGTATGAGGGTCAGCTAAGGGCTGCGTATTACATAAGAAATCACTTTGGAGTCGACGATGGGGTGTTATAATGTATAATGTTGACCTAAAGAAAAAGTTTCAAGATTACTTGCATGATCTAGAAGGGTACTCTTTTCGAATTGAAAGATTTGACGCTGAGTGTGACTCCGGTATTATGAACAACAAGAGAGTTTTAGAATGGATGGAGGCAGCATTTTTTGCAGGTGCTAACACAATGGCACAAGATACGCTGGACACGCTGGGCGATTACGGCACATCACTTGCTGGAATTAATGAAGTTTGTTATACTCGTACGCAGGCATTTGATATTGCTGCGGATAATTTAAAGATGTACTACAATATAGTGCTAAAGGATGAAGAATGAAACCAACCAAAGTATCAATACAGCAGGTGTTGAGTGATGACATGACCAATCCCTTCTGGAGTTCAATTCTGAACAGTCCCAACTACGCCGGGTTTGAGCAGGAAATCAACCACATAATTGATCAGAGTCAACAGCATGGTAAACCCTATGCGGATATTGACGCGGACAAACTCAAATGAATGAACGAATCCTAGAATTGGCCAAACAAGCGGGTCTCAAGAAAGAACACGGTGCTGATCGTGAGTATATGGGTGACTTTGATTGGCGTGAGTTTGCTGAGTTGATTGTGAAAGAATGTGTTGTGGTTGCCGATCATTCAAATGTAACTGGTAAAAGTATTATTGGTGAACGGATTCGAGAACATTTCGGAGTCAAATAATGATCTATTGTAAAGACTGTAAATACTTTGATCAATATCGCTGGCCGCCAAATGAGTGGATGGGTGTCTGCGAGCTTGTTCTTCCGCCGTGGGTACCTATATCGGAAACTAATAGTCGCTGTGTAAGTGACGACGACGGGTGCAGTTTAGGCGCGCCCCGTGTACCAATATTGTTATCTCCTATTTAAACAGATATTCTTGACTTTGTAATGTGCGGCCTGTTATAATAATAGAATGTTGACTACGCCTCTCAAAATTTCGCTGTGTTCAGACCTCCATCTAGAGTTTGACTATCAAGAACTTCCGGGTGGAGAAGTATTGATCCTTGCTGGTGATATTGCCGAAGCTCGCAGCATCCGAAAGGATCATCACAGCACCAAACTCGTTCAAGATACCCCGAACACTGTCTATCGTTGTTCAGAGTTCTTCAAATGGGAATGTGCCAAGTATGAAAAAGTGTTTTATGTTTTAGGAAATCACGAATTTTATCACGGCCGGTTTGATAAGACGTACAATGAACTCAAAGCATTGATGCCGGCCAATGTCACTGTGCTGGAGGACCAGGTTGAGGAATATCGTGGTGTCATGTTTATGGGCAGTACCTTGTGGACTGATCTAAACAAGAATGACAATCTAACAGCATTTCATCTCAAACAATGTATGAATGATTATAAAGTCATTCAAAACCATTATGTGACTAGAGATGTTTATCACAAGCTAATTCCGGAGCATACTGCAGGTGTACACCGCAAAACTCGTCAATACTTTGAATTCATACTCCGGGAACATCGGCACAAACCATTTGTAGTAATCACACATCATGCACCCACTTATGAGAGCATTAGCAAAAAATACAAGTATGATTACTTGATGAATGGTGGTTATGCTAGCGATCTCAGTGACTTAATTTTAGATAACGAAAATATCAAATTTTGGGTCCATGGGCACATCCATGATGCGGTTGATTATATGGTAGGTTCAACAAGGGTGTTATCTAATCCTCGAGGTTATTCGGGGCACGAAGATATGACAAAATTTAATCCAGCTTTTACATTTGAGGTATAATTATGACAAATGCAGAACTGGTTGAAAATTTAAAAATTGCTAGCGAGCAATACAAAGACGATGTTCCTCTATCAATTTTATTGGCTACGGCAGCTGACAAAATTGAAAATATAATTATTGATCTTGACGACGAAGTATATCAGTGAAGTATTGTAATTATTGGACTAGGAAAGATAAACATGATTGAAATGCGATGGCTTGTCAAGCGTAATATAACTACACAGACAGGCAATATTGATAATAGCAAGAGAGTATTGCAATATCGCGAGCAATACCATTTATCCGAACGTGTGGACTCACAATTATACAGGGTGTCGGCATGGAGCGACTGGAAAGATGTGCCCGAGTATATGGAGGAAACTGAATATGAATAGTAAAATTTCTGCGGATAAGATTGACTATGTTGACGAATACGACACAATTAAATACGGCACATTGAATACTTCCACAACTATAGAAAATTGCGCCTATTGTCTTGACGAAGCCTTGCATTGCTGTTATAATTACTTGTGTTCGGGCTGTGGTACACGACTATTAGATCGTGTCAATGAATTCAAGAATAAAGAAGTCTAGCATGAAAAAATTAAGAACTGTTCCGGCCCACAAGACTGTGGCAGATGGATTTTGTAGCATGTGCGAGCAACCAGTGCTAACTGATCCCAGTTTTCAATATTGCGATGATGAATGTAGAATGTTTGCATTTCGATATTATTTCGATCTTAAAGATAAGAGCGAAGATAATCACAACAATGACTGGGTGCCCAATAGTATCCCGGATGATATTTAACTCACGTACTCAAAAGCAAAAATGGCTTATCCAACTCTAGTGGCTACAGTATTTGATCGCCGCGGTCGAGTTTTGAGTTCAGGAACTAATTTTCCTAAAAAAACTCATCCTGTCCAGGCCGCTCATGCACTTCGGGCCGGGCTACCTGATAAACTTTTCCTACATGCTGAAATTTCAGCTCTGGTCAAGATTCGAAACGGCATTCCTTTTAAGATTAAAATTGAACGTTATGGCAAGGATGGTCGACCATTGCTGGCCAAACCATGTCCAATTTGCCAATTGGCTATTATGGAAGCTGGCATTAAACACGTGGAGCATACATGAACATGGCAGACCTAGAACAGGCAGCACGTCTTGCACGATATGCACTAGATTGGATTCGGGATGATATTGTGAATGAAAGCGATTATGATCTTGTAGACAATGCTATCCAGTCTCTTGATGCTGCACTTGATGGCAACAAAACGGAGTTTAACAATGTTGAATGAAAATGCACTTAGGATTCTCAATCAAGCATGTGAATTTGCCTATATGAATTGTGATAGAGATGTGACCCCGGGTGTATGGGATAGTCTCTTTGCTGGTAAATTTTTTGAGTTAACTGTGCGAGAGTGTATGAGCATTGCTGACCTACCACTCAGCCCTTGTGGCAATTGGAAGCACCTGACATCGTCTGAAGTTATTGCTGCACATTTCGGAGTTGACAAATGAACGAACATATTCGAGCAGCATTTGAAGAAATTACTGCTCCCAGTTTTGGTCACGAGGTAAGTTACCCTAGAAAAAAGAATGGTAAATACGAAGACGACACAATTGAAGATCATTGGCAAACCTTTCAGGAAGGCTGGGAGGCCGGCGTTGAGTATTTAAAGAATAAACACAATCCAAAATACAGTGATATTATCAGCGATGGCGGATTTGATCCAAGGTGAAATGCCGAAGAAAAACTATGACAAAAATTTTAAATGATAAAGACTGGAAGAGTCTACAACAACAATTTCAATCAAGTAAACCATTCAATCATGTAGTAATCGATGATTTTTTTACACATGATACACTAAATGCACTAATTACTGAATTTCCTGCATACAACTCCGATGTTTGGAACGCCTATTACAACAATGCAATTGAAAATAAAAAAGCCTGTAACAGCTGGGATAAGTTTCCGGATACCACTTACTCTGTTTTTTATTACCTTTGCAGTGATGTGTTCAAAGACATTGTTTCAGATATTACCGGTAATAATGAAATACAAGCAGATTTTGGATTGCACGGAGGTGGGTGGCATGCCCATGCTACCAACGGTAAACTAAACATACATCTTGATTACAGCATACACCCCAAACTACAACTTGAGCGGCATTACAATCTTATTGTGTATCTTACACCAGATTGGCTTCCCGAATGGAATGGTGGTTTGGAATTGTGGAGTCACGATGAAGCGACAGGCTGTGCAAAAGATCAAGAAGTTTTGATTGAAAATAAATTTAATCGTGCTGTGCTATTTGATACGACACAAAATTCCTGGCATGGCCTTCCGGGAAATCTTTCTTGTCCACAGGGTATTGAGAGACATAGTTTAGCAGTTTATTATGTTACTGAGCCTGCTCCCAACGCTGACCAGCGTGGTAAGGCATTGTTTGTACCGTACGGAGAACAGGCCAATGATCCTGCGGTGTTAGAATTAATTCAAAAACGTAGCCAGATATCAACTGCCAAACAAGTATATAGAGATCAAACATGAATGAAATTAAGGTTCTTTGTAAAGATTGCAAGTATTTTAAGGAAGGCAAGACCTCTAGTTCCGATCTTTGCGTTCATCCATCATCCGAACTTGAAACATGCCCGGTATATGGTACCGTCAGCTTTCATACTGCAATTGCCATGAGAACAGCTCTTTCAAAATGCCGCAGTACAGGTAAATATTTTGAACCAAAGACATCCTGGTTTAATAAACTATTCGGGAGAACATTATGCAAGATAAGAAAACTTTTGAATTGACGCAAGATCAAATCAACGTTATAATTATACAAGATCTTAAAGAGCAATTGATCTTGGAAGCGTCTTTGAGATTACATCATGATCAATCAGAATTTTTTGATTCATATTCGTTTGTATTAAAACAATACATGACTGAACGCGAATATAAAGCCTTTATCAAACAACTTAAATAAATCATGAATATTCACTCGCAAAAGAAACATTGCTTTGGTGCTGAGACCCTGGACGAAGTAGCTGAAACAGTAATTGCGATTCTTAATAAAAAATCAAATAATTGTGTTTTGGGATTTTCCTGGGACCTAAAGCGAGAAGAAAAAATAAATAACAGTCACTCTGCACCATTGAGTGGTGTTATCAATTGGTCAAGGCGTGATCCACATGCACCCGCTGGTTATCCGGGTTGGCAAGGCAGAGTTTGGGTCCGTTATAAGGTTGAACCTAGATATTCCGGTTGGGAAACTTTTGCTGGTACTCGAACACACGTAGGGACTGGCGGATTTGGATCTTATGCAGGGCCTTGGGCAGCAGTAGGCCAAAAAAGATACGATATGCATGTTCGTAAAAAATCTGCAAACATACCAAAAATTTGTTACTATTCGTGGGATTATCGTATTTTTGAATCTGATTGGCCTGAGCTTGCATTAAATTATCAAAGAGAGAAAATGTGGCAACGACTGGGTGGGCCACCCAGTTTGTTAAAATCGCACCGTTACCTCTTTGAAGATGCTGCTACCAAAAAGCAAGATGATGTTTTTCTCAAAACTGAGATTGAATGTTTGACTGTTTAAAAAGATATAAGGGGAAATTAAATGACAGATGATTTAGACGAAGATGGACATCCTACCGACGCTGCACTAGCAAAAATTGAATCTTTCTCATATAAGGATGATTATAATGACCTAATGCAATATATTAAGAGTATGTGGTGGATGCCTTCATTTGGATGGAGGCAGAGTGAGCCTGTTGTAGATTTTTATACGCCTCTCAGTGGCAAAATGTCTAAAAGAACCAAAACTCGATATACTCTTTCTACCGGTGGATGGAGCGGTAACGAAAGTATCATGCATAGTTTACAGCAAAATAAATTGTTTTGGTCCACGTGTTGGGTAAGCAGTTGCCGCGGCGGACATTACGAATTAGAAATTGTAAATGTAATAATTATGTAATTTTTAAAAAACCATAGAACGGTAAATACTAGAGCATGAAAGCAACTAATAATTATCGTAGTATATTTATTTCAGATTGTCACCTAGGCTCGCGTGATTGCAAGGCCGAATCACTTATTAATTTTCTTAAAAATAATTCCTGTGATACACTTTATTTGGTAGGTGATATCATAGATGGCTGGAAAATTACACAGAACAAGTGGAAGTGGAAACAGAGTCATACCAATGTAATTCAACGAATACTTGGTCATGCTAAAAAAGGTACCAGAGTGGTATATGTGGCAGGAAATCATGATGAATTTTTACGTCCAATGATACCTTACAGTGTTACTTTTGGATTGATAGAAATTCATAATCAAATTGAACATATGGGTGCCGATGGTAGACGATATCTTGTTACACACGGAGATTTATTTGATGGCATTACACGAATAGCACCCTGGATCAGTTTCCTCGGGGATAAGGCCTATGATTTTGTACTGTCACTCAATAATAAGTTCAATTGGGTACGTCGTCGATTTGGATTTGGCTACTGGTCTCTAAGTAGATATCTCAAAGGTCGTATAAAAAAAGCTGTAGATTTTATATTTCAATTTGAAAAAAATCTAGCCGGCTATTGTAAGAAACGCGGTTTTGATGGTGTGATTTGTGGTCATATACACTCGGCCGAAATAAAACTAATAGACGGTGTTACCTACATGAATGATGGTGACTGGGTGGAAAGTTGCACAGCCCTTGTGGAGCATTACAACGGGCATTGGGAAATAGTAACCTGGACAATCGAAGAAGATGAAAAAAAAGATATTAATAATAACAGATAATCTTAAAAATCAAATTAATGGTGTCGTCACAACGTTCAAAAATATCGAGATACACGCAAGTGATGACGGGTACGATATTGTTTATATTGATCCCGGGCAGTTCCCTTATATTAATGCTCCTGGTTATCCTGAAGTTAAACTCAGTTGGCCACGCGGCATTGGCAAGAAGATTGAAGCGGTGGGGGCTGATCACATACATATTGCTACGGAGGGGCCTATTGGCCTTGCTGCGCGTATTTGGCTAGACCGTCGCGGTCTTGAGTATAATACTTCTTATCATACCAAGTTTCCTGAGTTCTTAAAAAAGATTTATAAGGTGCCCATGTGGGCAACTTACTGGTATGTGAGATGGTTCCACAAGCATAGTGGTCGTGTGCTAACCACCACAGACACAATGGTTGACGATCTTAAAGCGCATGGCTTTAAAGGAGATATTATTCCGTGGACTCGCGGTGTAGATCGAGACATATTTCAAAGTGACCTACGTGGAACCACTGTGGCTGGTCGCCCCATATTGCTCAGTGTAGGTCGAATTAGTAAAGAAAAAGGGCTCGATGACTTTTGTAATTTGAACTATCCCGGAGCCACCAAAATTGTAGTTGGAGATGGACCGTACTTGAATGATTTAAAAAAGCGATATCCAGATATTGTTTTTACTGGAGCTAAGACGGGTACAAATCTAGCAAGATACTTTGCACAAGCAGACGTATTTGTTTTTACCAGCCGAAACGATACATTCGGTGTAGTAATTATTGAAGCACTGGCAGTGGGAACACCGGTAGCTGCATATCCTGTTCCCGGTCCGTTAGATATTATTACCCAAGGCGTAACCGGATATCTAGATCAGGACTTGATCCAAGCTATCAATCAATGTTTGTTGTTGGACAGACAACAAGTAGAAGAACATAGCCAGGAATGGAGTTGGGGCAACTGCTGGAATATCTTTAAAGAAAATCTTATATAATATTTTGCATTAATCACTTGACTCTTGATTACGGCTCTAATATAATTTATTCTATAAGTATTGGAGCAGTCAATGATTAACTGTATTGTTGCAGTAGAAAAAAATCAAGGCATAGGATTTGAGGGTTCCATGCCTTGGCCTCATCTCAAACACGACATGAAATGGTTCAAGCAATTGTCCATGGGCCATATTATCATTATGGGCTCAACTACATGGCTTGGATTGGGGCGATCACTGCCCGGGCGTGTTAACATTGTGCTTTCCAAAAATCACAGTTGTGCAGGTGCAGATCATGTATTTTTTGATACAGAGACTGCACTTGATTTTTGTGAAATTGAATATCCAGATCTAGAAATTTTTATTATTGGCGGGCAAGCAATTTACGAACAGTACATGGGCATAATTGACACATTCTATGTTACAGAAATTGATGCCGATTACGAATGTGATAAATTTTTCAATCTAGATTATGTTCGTAAAAATTGTCGCAAGACTGTGGTGCATGAAACACACATGGACACAGTCAACTACAAGATGGTCGAATATTCCTACTAAAATCAAATGAAAAAAATTTACTACGAAAAAGTTGGGCGGCGGTATGTGCCTGTTGCCGAGTATAATAGTGATTTTATGGATAGCTATAAAAAAGGTACACACCTAATACACAGTTACCCCGGTGGAACCAGTCGTCGATTTAACATTGAACCTGCATTTGCTCCCATGATTGCCGCGGGTATATATGCAGAAGATGCCATAACTTCAGCTATGGCCAAAGCCAGCAGTCTGCGACCTCAAAAAACACCTATCACAGAACGCCAAAAAAAGGCATGGAATAATTTTTCCAAAGAAATGGGTGAAGAAATGTCAACTTTATATGGCACATCTGTTCGTGATTGTGCGGAAGCAGGTGTAAAAGCCATGCAACAAGAAGTAGAAAAAACCATGAAGCATCCCGCGGTTCAAGCCGCTTACGAAGAATTCATGTTGGTTTACAAACTATGTCACGAAGGCGGTGTCAAGTAGTTGACTATGCTTGGACATGGTGTTATAATATCTGTATTGGAGAAATTGATGGATGATGAACTAAAAATTGCGGTTCGAGAACTTTTTGAAAAGTACCTAAACCATGCCGAAGAATCCGATTCCGGTCGCTTGTACAAGCCGGTTCAAATTTCTTGTTCAAGAGCCTTGATGACTGAACCACTAAATATTCTAATAGAAAAAATTAGAAAACTATCAGGTGCTGCACATGCACCACGAACATTTTAGGTGTAAAATGAACATTGTGGAACGTGCTAAAGAATTTGCCATGGCTGCACATAATTCAGCCCAGCAGGTAAGAAAGTATACCAACGAACCATATTGGGTGCATCCGGCTGAGGTCGCTGCCATTGTGGCCACTGTGCCACATACAGATGAGATGTTGGCTGCTGCGTGGCTTCACGATACAGTGGAAGATACAGCCATTACTAACCAAGACATTGCTCGAGAGTTTGGCGAAGAAGTTGCTAAACTTGTGGGGTGGCTTACTGATGTTTCTCAACCCGGGGACGGTAATAGATCTCACAGAAAACAATTGGATCGGGAACATATCGCAAATGCACCTGCTGAGGTGCACACAATTAAATTGGCCGACTTGATTAGCAATACCAAAAGTATTGTGGAACATGATCCCGAGTTTGCAAAAGTTTACCTTGAAGAAAAACGATTGCTACTTGAGGTCCTGGTCAAAGGCAACTTGTCGCTGCGTATCTCTGCAAGAAGTCAAATTAGTGAACGGGAATTTTTATTCTAATGGATGACCACGATATTGCAATTGTTTGTAATCGCATACGGACACCCGATGGCACAGTCATCATAAGTCGCCACGGTCACGACTATGTACGCTATCAAGATGCAAATGGATTTGAATATTCTGTAGACGGTGGCACAAATTATCTTCGTCGTGGATGGTCGCCCGGTGCACCACCTGCAGAAGAAATTAGCGTATACTCAAATAATATCCACGAAGAAATTAGGGGAGCATTTGCCTGGGGCACTCGAGGTCGTGACGGTGATCAACCACTTGCTTGGATAACACTTGATCAAATGAGCACCGAACATATCACAGCCGTTTTGGAAACTCAGAATCAAATCAGCAAACAGGTTCGTAAAATTTTTGAGGATGAAATCAAATTCCGAAAACTAATTCAAGTTAATAAACAAATTCAAAAAATTTATAAAAATACAACAGAATGAAAAAACTTGTTATCGATGATGCGCTGTTTCGATCCTTGATGTCAGACATTTGCAGGCAAATCTCGTTGTCTGGCTGGCAGCCCGATTATGTGGTTGGTATTACCCGAGGCGGCCTGTTGGCTGCTACAATGATTAGCCATTACTTTGAAATTCCCATGCATACACTAAATGTAAGTATGCGAGATGGGGTTGGAAGAGAAAGTAATGTTCAAATGGCCAATGAAGCATTTGGTCATAATTGTCTAGCTAAAAATATTCTCATCGTAGATGACATCAACGACTCCGGTGCTACTCTAAACTGGATCATGCATGACTGGCACAGTAACTGTCATCTAGGAGAAAGCCAATGGGAAAATATTTGGGGCAACAATGTTCGTTTTGCTGTGGTTGTTGATAACCTAGCCAGCAGGTGCAGCATGGGAATGAACTTTGTGGGTATAGAAATTAACAAGGATGAGGAAAATGTTTGGGTTCATTTTCCTTACGAAGAATGGTGGAAATAATGGAAAATCGAGTAATACGAGATGGATGTGTTGCGGTACTGTACTCGCCGGGTTTTGGCGCAGGCTGGAGTACCTGGGTACATACCGAGGGGTCTGATATTAAATGCATGTATGATCCCGAAGTGGTACAATGGGTTCTGGATGGAAAACCAAAAAATCACTTTGATGATAACTACTTTAAAGTCAAATACGATGGATATTTTTATACCGGCGGTTTGTTGCAACTAGAAATAGCCTGGATCCCGCTAGGACAAAAATTTATTATTAGAGAATATGATGGATCGGAAGATATTGAAACTGTTGACAGCATCGACTGGTATATAGCATAGGAAAAAAGATCATGACTGTGTGGCACGCGACGGATATTACATCTACACCCGAGATTGTTTTAGCCAATTGGAAAATTTACGAAGTATGTTCCGAGTTGTGGCCAAAAAAGACCCTGCACTTTGTGGGTTATAATGTAACCGAGCGAGAAGGTCGCGTGTCCAGTGCAATAGAGGAATTTGACTCACGCACCATGTGTGGACGCACCGGTAGTGGAAGGGTCTATAAACTGCAGGGCTCGCGTGGTTCAGATTCTGATTCATCATATGTATTTGCCAGATGGTGTAATTTGAATAAAATTACCGAACTATCAGAGTTCAAGATTGATCAAATAGCATGAATCCCAGTTCAATCAAAACTTGGTTTCGTCGAAATGGTTTTGAGCCGCACGGCGTTCCAGGCAACTGGCGCGATGCTATGAAGTACGGCGTATTTAAACGTAAAGACAGGCTGTATCGTGTGAGACAGAATCAAGGTGTATGGGTCATTGACGTTTCCGAACCATTGTGCCAATTTGATCGCTGGGCAAACTCACGTGAAGTGGATGGTGCAAGTTTAGAAACATTCACCAAATCATTCTCGACCAAATGATGATAGCTGGAAAATGTGTTTCAGAAGAAATATGTTGACATCTTGCAAAAGATACAGTAACATACATTGAGTTAGAAAATTATTGCCCCGGTGGCGAAATGGTATACGCAAGAGACTTAAAATCTCTCGTCGAGAGGCATGCCGGTTCGAGTCCGGCCCGGGGCACCATATTGAAGCATATTGGTGTAAGATGGAGTCGCTCTCCCATTATTCAGTAGCACTGATAAAATCTAGTATATTTCAATATGGTGTACGAAAGTCACTATATTAAAACGCATTCAACGGCAAACAGGATACCTAGCAACTGGACGCAGGGGCTATCCAAATAGTAGGGCACTACAGCCGAAAGCTAGGAAAAGAGTGTGTTTCAATATGGTAATGAAGTCTGGAGAAGAAGCATCAATGGTGATGCAGTGGACTGTAAATCCGCCACCCTCGGGTATGACTGGTTCGATCCCAGTATTCTCCACCAAACAATCTATCGCGGGGAGGGTCTGGTCACCAGCGAGGTCTCATAAGCCTTTGCCATCCTTGGTTCAAATCCAGGTCCCGCAACCCAATTATAAACAGTCATGGTGTAATGTAAGGGAAACATACGAGAAGTCCGAGAGTCGCAAGATGTTAGGCAACCCATGCTCAAATGGTTGGTTTGATTCCAACCCACCAGTTTTAAATAAAAAGGATTTAAATGAACTCTCAGTATCGTGAACGAGCTGTGGCCATGCTACAGCAAATTAAAACTTTTCCTGCTGGATCAGGCATTAAACACATAAAGACCGGGCGGGTGTATACAGTAGACCATGTGCATATCCAAGATTATAATTTATTGATTCATACAGCTGACAAACAGGTTTTTCAAGCAAAGAAATATACTGTATTAAAGAATATTAAGTAATAAATACTAAATACATCGAGTACATAACTGATGAGCCTGGAAGGGCGAAACGATATTGGAACTTGTAGAGTCGTTCGGGAACCGTAAAGGGGACTCTCGTTCCAATCGTATTATGTTAAATATATTGCAATAAGGTGACTATCCAAAGAACTTAAAAATAAAACCAAATATATTGTTAAAGGGTGTAAAGCCCTTGTCACTTTCTATTATGCGTAATAGAAATACTCTTATAAGTCTAAAAAATGTTAGATGAATAATTGCATGTTTATCATGCAATGGAGATTGATACTCTTATATATGGTGTCAACAATGTGAAAACAATGAAGCCCACCATGGTGGGCTTTCTCTTTGGAAGTTTTTTATTGACACAGTCGGAACATGACGTTATACTGAAGGCTAAGTTAAACACAAAGGAGCACAGCATGAAAGTTTTTGTATACTTTAATCTTCATAAGAAAGTTTTTAGTGTTCGCGCAATGGAAGGCGAAAACAAAGGCCGTGTGATTGCTCACACCACAACTGTTGAACTGCGCGATGCTGTGTTCAAAGTATCCCAGGCAGGGCGTGAACGAGTGCTCAAAGAAAAGCGTAAAAATGTACACGCTGGTGTACAAGGGCAATGGGTTGCATGGTCGGGCGACAATGTGGATGACCTTGATGCTGTCACATATAACCCCTACAAGTATAGCAGCTTTGTTACTGTTGCTGACCAAACACCGGTTCGAACTGCTGCTCGTGCTGTGTTGAACAATCGCAAAATACAAGCTCAACTCACAAATTAATTGACACAGTTGGAACATGATGTTATACTAAGGGCTAAGTTAAACACAAAGGAACAAAATGTCTTCGTTCAAACTGTTAAGCACTGGTAATCCAAAAACGCTCAAAGGTCAAAAGCAAGGTTACATCACGTTTATCTTGCACCTTGCTCCTGCTGATCTTAGCGGGTTTGAAGTGTGCCCAAAGCGTACTGCAGGTTGCACCAGCGGATGCCTTAACCGGGCAGGACACGGTGGCATGTTCAAGCGCGGCGAAACAACCAATCGAGTACAGCAGGCACGCATCCGCAAGACTGTGCAATTTTTTACCAATCGTGATCAATTCATGACAGACTTGTTTGACGACATTGTTCGTGCTGTCCGGTATGCAAGAAAGAAAGGTTTTATCCCGGTGTTCCGCCTGAATGGTACAAGTGACCTCAGCTGGGAGAAGTATGCTGTGCAAGGCTACAACAACATCTTTGAAGCTTTTTCTGCTATACAGTTCTATGACTATACCAAGGTACTTGGACGTAAAGTGGCTCACTTGAATAACTATCACCTGACTTTTAGCCGTGCTGAAAATAACAACAAGGATGTTGAACGAGCACTGGAGGCCGGTATGAATGTTGCAGCCGTTTACGATGTTATTCCAGAAGGCATGTTTTCAGCGGACGACAACGATTTGCGATTCCTTGATCCTCAGGTTGGTGTGATCGGTCTTAAGGCAAAAGGTCCTGCCAAGAAAGATTACAGCGGGTTTGTAATTCGTCTCCGGCAAGCTGCTTAAATAAATGGTTGACACTTGAAGTCATCCGCTGTATAATACACGTAACAACCAAGGATTTACAAAATGGCATCCCTGAAAAAAGCTATTGCAGCCAAATGTAAGGATTGCATTTATGATCAGGCAATTCCGGGATCGTGGCTTACTCAGGTAGAAGCATGTACCAGCGTAAATTCTTGTGCTTTGTGGCCGGTACGGCCGCTAACTATTGCATCAATTAATCAGCAACGCAAGAACAATGCCGCATCCACTGCGGTAGCGGTTGAGGATGATGCAGAAGACGAACTGGTAGAAGTTTAATATGTCTTTACTTGGTAAACAAATTCAACTAAAAGGTCTTTCTCAAATGGGAAAGAATCGTGTGAGAGATCACGGCGACCGCTGGACCGTGTTGGCCGAAACAGATCGAGTTCTGTTTTCTCCAAATAATCCAGGTCCCTGGTTATTTGTTTGCCCGGTAGGACTTGGACAGAATAATAAAGCCAGTCGTTGGGTCCGAGCTCACAACGATCAAGACTTTATTGTAATAGAATTGGATGGTTGACTTCATCCTGTAATTTTCTTATACTCGGATTATGGTGAACGGAATAAGCCCGACACCAAGACACTTAAACACACACAAGGAGTATCTAAAATGACTGAAATTAATATTAGCACCGACTCTATTATCTCCAAGGCTATTTCCAAGAAAGATCAAGCATCTGCTATTTTCCAATCCATGCTGGATCAAAAGCTGCAAGGTCGTTATAGTTCAAACAAAGAATTTCGATCAGCAGTTTTGTCATCTTTTCAATCTAGCATGGGCGTAAGCATTGCGTCTGCCAGTACCATGTACAATGCAGTTAAGAAAGCTTCGGAAGCCGATGGTGTTGTTGTGCTGGGCCGCGATCCAAAGAAGGTCAAGACTTCAGCTGGTAACGGTCGTCGTGGTCGTCCAGCTGGCAGCAAAAATCGAGCCAAGCCTGTGGCTGTACCTGCCGATGTTATTGTTGAAGAGCAAATCTTTGACGATGTTACTGCGTAAAAACAAACAGCAACAAGAAAGGGCACTAGGTGCCCTTTCTCGATTCCACTATTAGTTTTTAGTTAGTTGGGAATGGTGCTGTGGGTACTGCAAAATTGGCAGTGTAACGAGCTACTCCCTTGGTGATTCTAAGTTGCTGCAAGTTGCCCGGGAAATAGTTATAGAATTTAGGAGCATCGCCTTGCTGTAAAGATGCCACTCTCATAGCATTACCGCCACCATTTACTGGAGCTGTATATGCTCCAGTACTAACAGCAGCCCCGTTAACGTAAATTGTTACAGTATTAGACGCTTTAACCACAGCAAAATAAGTCCAGGCATTTTTATTAATTGCGGTACTTGCTATTTGATAACTCTCGACACCACCCGAAAATGTGTTAAACACCAGTCCAGTACCGGTAGTAGATGCGTCACCAAAGATAAAAAGTTGCCATGCAGTATCAAGGCCTGCATCAGGCCAACAGCCCATAATAGTAGCATCACGCCTGCCGCCTGGATTAACAGCAGCATCCCCTGTTAGATAAAACCAACCTTCCATGGTAAAATTGTCGGTTCCAAAATTAAAATCAGCGTCGGGTGATATAGATAGATAGCTAGATCCATTGGCGCTTGCTGAACTGGTACCCACTTGATAAACTGCACCGCTAACTGTTACGCCGCTGTTTGATACTGTTTTACCGGTGGCATCGGTAATGCTGCTGGGAAGAGCAGTTTCTAGCAAGAAACTTACATCGCTCCAGTACGGATCGCCACCTGGGGCTGATCCGCTGGTGCTGGCAGATGCATTAGACATGGTTAGATTAGAAAGATTAACTGACATAAGATTATTCCTTTAGGTTAGAGATTAACTGGGATCATGATATTTATCTAGTATAGGTATACAATCAAAAAGAAAGGGTACTTTAAAGTGCTCTTTCTACATTCCTCTATTAAAGTTTAATTAGTTGGGAAAGGCTGTGTTGAAGGAGTGAAGTCAGCTGTATAGCGAGCTACTCCCTTAGTGATACGTACCTGTTGTATGTATCCATTAAAGCCAAATCCAGAAATACCGCTGCCGCCGGCGCTGCCTATTATTGTTGGATTAGCTCCCTGATACATAGTGGCTTCAGTACCAGAATATCCTTGTACCCCATTTATGAACATTTTGAGTGTATTACCTGTTTTGCTCACGGCTATGTTTGTCCATGTGTTTAATGGTATGGTATTAGAAGTTGTGCGCACAACACCACCGCGCCCAGAGGACTGAAAGTATATAAAACCCAAGGCGGCGTTGCCTCCAGCACGAAGTTGGAATGTTTGCCCTCCACTAAAAAGATCGTCTTGATTTATTATTTGTTGATCCCCTTGAGTTGAAGTGCAATAGATCCAGGCTTCCATGGTAAAATCTCCTCCAACAAATTGGAGATCAGTACTGGTTGGCATGTCTAGATAGGCACTGCCGTTAAAAGTTGCTGAACTAGTACCAACTTGATACTGAGCACCAGTGACTGTTACACTTTGATTTGTTATGGTGTTTAAGCCAGTAGCATCTGTGATGCTGCTTGGGAGTGCAGTTTCCATCAAGAGAACAACATTGTCCCAATATGGGTCGGTGGCAGCAGCTGAACTGGAGCCAGCGGATACTCGTGACATGGTTAGATTAGAAAGTGCAACTGACATAAGATTATTCCTTTAGGTTAGAGATTAACTGGGATTATGATATTTATCTGATTTAGGACAGTATCAATAACAAACATGCGTTTTTAAATTTGCAATAAATAAACAAGGTTAACTAAGTGTATAATTATGACAACAAAAATCAAATCGGAAATATTTCAAATTTACTTTACACCCGAGATCTTAACTCAATGCGATCCTGCATTTACACCACTTGATAATACAGCCAATCCCTATCCTGATATTCGGGAATGGTATATTTTTGAGCGTGAGCATGAGCGGCTAATGGCCACTGATTTAACTCATTGGGGATTTTTTAGCTGGAGATTTGGTGCAAAATCAAACCTATCCGGGCAGCAGGTGTATGATTTTATTGATGCCAATCCCGGACATGATGTTTATTTCTTTAATCCATTTCCGGGACTGGATGCCATATTCCCCAATCTTTGGGAGCAAAGTGTCTGCTGTAACATGCCGTTAGGCGAAGTAACAAACAAGTTTTTGCAACATGTCGGGTATAAAAATATCAATGTAGATGTACTATTTTTAGATTATAATTATACATGTTCGTGCAGTTTTGTGGTTGCGTCAAGAGCATTCTGGACTAGATACTTGCAATTTTCCAGTCATATATTTCGACTTGCCGAAGTGGACGAAGACTTTAGACAAAAAATGTTTGTTGAACCCAGCGGGTATGCACAACAGCCCGGCCTGTGTAGATTTTCTTTTGTAAACGAGCGACTGTTGTTTACGTTTGCTTATTTAGAAAGATTTTCTACTTGTGCTTATCGATACAACGAAACTACAATAAAGCCTGCATACTTGCCCATGTGGTCAGAAATAACAAAATTGGTTGACCTAAAACATCAAGTATTTGAAAAACAAGATCGAGAACTGCTGAATGAGTGGGATCAGCAGAGACACTCGTTTATAAAACGCCACCCGGAGATATTTACCCTATCATGAACATAGTAGTCATAACATCAGCACTCCACACCGGTCACGGTGTATTTAACACGCAACAACGTATCAATCAAACTGTGGATACTGTTTGGAGTGTCAAACGAGCCATGCCCAATTCCGTAACCATCCTGGCTGACATGAGCACCGAACAGATTCACACAGATCAATCCGGTGAATTGGCAGGACTACGCCGAATGGTGGATTTTTGGATCGATAATTCCCGTGATCCAGTAATACAAGAATATCATCGTACCTTAAAAAACGAGCACATAGCAAAAAATGTCATGGAAGCACAAGGCCTGATAAGAACATTTAACACCATGTTGACCTCCGGTGATATACAACAACATGTTCGACGAGCCACAAGAATTTTTAAACTCAGTGGCCGATATACAATTACCCCTGAATTTGATTTGAAACAGCACAACAATGATGCGGCTCAAATGTGTTGGGTATTTGCAAAAGGTACGCCTGTACAAACAGCGCAACAGCACCTGGGTAGCCAATATCAATTACAAACACGGCTGTGGAGTTTTGACTCCAAGCTGTTGCCAGCCACTGCTAATCTGTATCAGAAGGTTCAGCGCCAAATGGTTGACTGTCTCAATCAAGGGCTTTATGTAGACAGCGAACACATGATGGGGCATCTTGTGCCGCCTGATCAGCTGATACAATTATCGCGTATGGGCGTTGCCGGAACTATTGCACCCACGGGACATGCAGTGAGCGATTGATGCTATGAGCGTGTTTGATACCTTGCGCTATCCTGTTACGGACATTTATCGACCCGAGGAGCTGGCAGCAATTCCTCACGAAATAAAAGAAAGCTGGGCCAGGGAATGCCTGCGTTTTGTGAGATATGATCCTGTTCCCACAAAATTTCCTCAATCAACCGACTGGGCTGATTTTATCAGGGACGCCATTGACTGGTATTCCGTTAGCCAGTGTCCAGTACAGAGTGATACCATGAATCGCTTTATCAAGGGCTATTTTACTAATAAATTACGCGAAAAAATTGCCAGCCATTAAAAAAGTAGTGCTGACATCGACTATCAGCACTACTTGACAAATATCGCAAAAATTAGTTAATTTTTACTGTTGCTCAGTTAAGATTATTATAGAACTCAATTTTGATCCAGCCTGTACCACCTGCACCGCCATTGGCAGCAGTTGCATTGTTATCTCCGTCACCACGGGCAGCTCCACCGCCACCACCTCCTGCACCAGTACCACCTGCTGCACCGTTTGTGGACCCGTACTGTATGCCTTGGCCACCGGCACCACCGTCACCAAGCACGCTTGAGCCACCGGCACCACCGTCTACTGTGCTATTATTAGATGTGGATCCGGCACTACCATCAGTTGCACCGCCTGCACCTCCGCTTTGACTGCTTTGTGGCATAATCTGACCATAACCGCCGCCTTGTCCACCTGCTGCACTAACAGATATTGCTCCTAGTGTAAATGTAGTAGCACTACCACCGGTTCCGGCACCGGGCAATATGTATGGGTTGTTTGCGGTTGAACCTGCGCCACCTGCGCCACCTGCGCCCACAAAGGCCGAGCAAGCGGTATTTGGAGCAATGTTAGTGTAAGTGGTCACTGACAATGTACCAGCGCCGCCACCACCGCCTGAGCTTTGTGGATTTCTGTTGGGTGCATCAGATGCTGCTGCGCCACCGCCGCCACCACCGCCACCTAGTGCGGTAACTCTCATGGTAAGACCAGTTTCACCAGCCAGCAATGGCGGTGTGGTTATATTGTGTGTTCCGGCAGTGGTAAACGCATATGTTACTGGAACCGGTCCTGGAGCAACCGGTGTATAACTGCTGCCTGCATACAGTGCAGAATTGGTTATTCTAAAGTTGTCCAAGAATACAGGTGCACCGAAATTATACATGTATCCACCGCGGCCAAATACCAGTGCGTTAATATACCAAGGAGTAGCCGTTACGTCAGCGGCATTGCCGTTATATACTCGTGTGCCGTCAACATAAATTTTCACTGTGTTGGCAGTTTTATTGACCACAATTGCAAATTTAGTCCAGGTACTCCACCCTGCCAAATTGGCTGTGGTATAGACAGCTCCTTGGCCTATATCAACTGTTAAAGTTTGTCCACTTAACGTAAGGTACATTTCCGACGATGTGCCCCTATTGAGCATGAGAACTATACATTCGCCTTGGTTTTGATATTCCGCATTCCATAAACTGAATTCAACGGTCCAGTCAATTGATGCAACGTTGGGTAATGAAGCAACAGCGACTGCCATTTCCTGACTTTGAAGGCTCAGCGAGTAACTGCCACTTTCGGCCCTGTCATTGGATGTATAAACACCTTCCTCAGGAGTAGCGCCGTCGATGCGGTAGCAAGCCGGAGCGTTGGCCATTAGATATGCTCCATCATTCTTTGCCGAATTTAGCATGGTTGTGCTATTAAAAGTTTCAAATAAAAACTGCGACTGTGTGATAGGCCCTTGACCACATCTGCCCCATACCGGATAATGATTCGATGTTAATGCACTGTTGTCGGCAAACTGTGAAGGGGGTGTAGGTATATTGGTCACACACCACGTACTTAAATCTTGATCAAATACTGTGGCATTGTGGAACATACCATTCATACCGGTTACACTACCGACATCCCATGAACCAATGTCCCGATCAAAGGCTACTGCATTTTCAAACATATAACCCATATTGGTTACACTGCCAACGTTCCACGAACCGATTGGCTGATTGAACGCGCTTGCACCATTAAACATAATACTCATATCAGTAACACTACTTGTGTTCCAGCTGCCGATATTTTGGTTAAACGCTGCTGCATCTCTAAACATGTAACTCATATTGGTTACAGAGACGGTATTCCAGCTACCAATAGATTGATTGAAACTTGATGCTCCTTCAAACATACGGCTCATGTTAGTGACAGCGGAAGTGTTCCACCCGCTTATGTTACCATTAAATGCCGCAGCACCATAGAAAAGATTGTTCATGGACGTTACAGCATTTATAAATGTGGCCGGTACATAAGTTAAGTATTGTGACTGCAAGTATATTTCGGCTATTCCCATGGAATTGTCCCAGCTGTCAACTCCGATAAGTGCGCTGGCACCGCCATCGGGTGTGGGGTTAATACCCGTCATGGTTCCGGAAATTGTTACAGTATATGTGCCTTCTTCCGCGTATTGATGTGATATGCCCCCGTTACTGATAAAACTTTCAACAGTCCCATCCCCCCAGTTGACAACAACATCAACTGCACCACCATTATAATCGCCGAGGTGAATATTTACAGGATTATTACCGTTAAGAGAAGTATTATATTTTGCAATAAACGAACCCCCGGCAGGCGGTGCCGGGGGTGCACCTACACCTATTATTACATTTTGTGAACTAACGCCGCTGATAATTACTGACATAACAAGCCCCTTTAATCTGATATATTTATTAAAATACCCAGCTCAATAAAATATATTACATTCAGGTGAGTTTATAGAATTTTATACCAACCCAGCCGGCTCCGCCTATTCCGCCATTGGCAGCAGTTGCATTGTTATCCCCGTCGCCCCATTCAATAGTGGTAGCCGTAGCTCCCACAAAATCTACGTTAACAGTGTTGCTAATTGCTAGATCGTAGTCAATCAACCACGCTTCTGCTGGAGGCGGCGAGGCGGCAGCGCCGCTGTTCCAAGAAGACCCAGCGGCGAACGTCATGGTGGTCAGACTCCCCAGACTGGGAAGTAGGCAGGAGTTAGGACGCCACCAGTGTTGAAGTCAGTAGGCAGCGTTGGGATAAGTGTGACATCCCATGAGCTGATGTTTTGATCGAACACCGTTGCGTTTTGAAACATACTGTCCATATTCTCAACAGCAGAGGTATCCCAGGCACTGATGTTTTGATTGAACGCGGTAGCACCAAAAAACATACCAGTCATGCTGGTTGCAGAACTGGTATCCCATGCGCCGATAGGCTGGTTAAACGCTGATGCGTTACGGAACACAGCGGCCATATTCATAACAGCAGAGGTATCCCAGGTACTGATGTTTTGATTGAACGCGGTAGCACCAAAAAACATACCAGCCATGCTAGTTGCAGAACTGGTATCCCAGGTACTGATGTTTTGATTGAACGCGGCAGCACCAAAAAATATACCACCCATGACGGTTACAGAACTGGTATCCCAGGTACTGATGTTTTGATTGAACGCTGTTGCGTTCTGGAACATGCCACCCATGTTGGTTACAGAACTGATATCCCAGGCACTGATGTTTTGATTGAACACTGTTGCGTTCTGGAACATGCCACCCATGTTGGTTACAGAACTGGTATCCCAGGCACTGATGTTTTGATTGAACGCGGTAGCACCAGAAAACATGAGGTTCATGTCGGTAACACGACTCACATCCCAGCCTGTGATATTGCCGTTGAATATACTAGCAGAGTAGAACATCTCGGCGGTGTTTGTTATTGTGGTAGGGAAAGTAGCAGGTACATAAGTTAAATTGGGAGATCCTAAATATACCCGAGTCAGTCCCATGGAGCTGTCCCAGCTATCAACTCCTATGAGTGAGTAATCTGCTGCGTACACGCCACTCATAGTTCCGGAAATTGTTACGGTATATGTACCGCCTTCCGAATATGCATGAGATACAATATCATTGACGGTAAAGGTTTCAACAACCGCATCTCCCCAGTCAACTGTGACATCAACTGCACCACCCGAAGAGTCGCCAAGACGAATCGTTACAGGGCTGTTGTTAACGAGCGTGGTATCGTATGTGGCCACAAACAAACCGCCGGCAGGCGGTGTAGCTGTTCCTATTACTACATTTTGTGAACTAACTCCGCTGATAATTACTGTCATGTCATTCTCCTTTAAATTGTGGTATATCTATTTACCAAATTTATCAAATTACCCAGCTCAATAAGATATATTATATTTAAGCCTGATATCTAACAAATCCGGCTGGCGGTGACGACTGTTGTGTGGCCGTTCATGATTTACTCTCACGCTGTGTGAGCACTCCCGTGCACACCTGCTATTTATCACCCATTTTGACAAATATTGGACTTTAACTGGCAGTCACGCTATATGTTACATCTTTTATGGCTATCTCATATACACCAGCACTACTGCCACCAATTGATAACGAACCTCCAAACCTTGTTGAACTTGCTGTGCGAACTACTGAGCCATTCACTATCCATTCTAGTGTACCGTCTGGATACCAGGCAATTGTTAGCGTGACATCACCGGAAGGGAAAGAACCATTAAATTCCGTAACATTGACACCCGAGTTTAGTGCAATACCGGTTAGAATTTGTACAGCACTGTTGGTAACATAGGCATAGAATATGATATGACTTCCGTAGGTGTCCCACGACATAATATTGCAGGCATCGGAGCTACCAAAGGTGACTCCGGTTAAATTGACCACAGCACTGAAATATACCGTTTGTGTTGGATACAAATTAGGATTTAATTTTGAATCGATTGACCCATAGGTGAGACTGGGTTGATTAGACAATGCGTTACTTCCAAGGCTATAAAATACAGCATGTGTGTTGGTATAAGTAATAGTTGTGGGTGTTGGTGTACTAACAACAGCAGTTAAAGGATTGGCAGCAATGTCTAGTGAGCCAGTTGAGCTGATCAACGGCGCATAAAATACAGCATTTGGTGGCACTGGAACCGGAACTACTCCACCATTAATTCTCAATCCGTGCAGTGAAACTCCCTTAATAAATACAGACATACTGACTCCTTTTATGCAAACTCAACAACTTCAAGACTGGTATCTGACAAATCCCGCGGGCGGTGACGACTGTTGTGTGGCAGTATCAGGGTACATGGTCCATGACCAAGGACCAGTGATGGCACCTGCTGCAGGGCAGGCATAGTTGCTGACCACAAAGTAAAAGGGTCCTGCACCCGAAACCACACCGTCGGGGTTGGCGCCACCAGCCGGATTGCTGCCAATCCATAAGCCGTTTATGCTGAACCAAGTTTCACTGGTGTCGGCGTCAAATGCAACACCAATTCTGTCGCCAAGCGCGAATTGGTATGCTAGATTGGCTTGACTGTAGTCGCCGTTCACAGTGACACCTGCACCCGGCAAGCCGCAGCCACCATCGGGCAAGATGCCACTGAATATATTTACGCCCTTTTGGTAAAATTCGCTGATAGGATATGACTGCACGCCAAATGCCTTGTAAACATCAGTGCTGACTCCCGACTGGCCTGTGCATTCAAACTCACAGTACACTCGACCCGCGAGCGGGATTGACGTGGCGTTTCGCACACTGTTAGCAGTAACAGTTTGACAGTTGTTAGTGAACACAGCACCGGCAAAGTTGCCGCCTGGATTGGTCCAAGCATATGGCACTGTGACTGTGCCATAATCATAACTCACATTACGAATTTCATAAGTGTATACACCTGCAGATCCGGCGCCATAATAACCTGTTGCCTGTGTTTGAGTACCCATCCAGCCGGAGATTCTTGAAAATCCCACTGTGATGCGACGAACCTCTCCATCCACTCTCCACAACACTTGGCCTTCAGGTGTCCACTCTATGGAATAATTATGGAAGCCAGCACCAACGGGACCCAGTGTGACGGGATTGTATTGAGCGCCGTTGCCCAGGCTGGCACTGCTCCAAAGCTGTAGTCCCTGAGCTGTGGTATAAAAGCCAAACGTCATGGTGCCACCAAAATAGGTCATTTGTAGGAAATAGGTTATGTCACTGCTGCCGTCTCCTGTGACATTCTCCACACCTGTGGCCGCAACATCAGCAGAAAGAAATATGCTGGCATCAGGATATAGGCCGGGATTCAGTTTTGACGTGTTGTAGGGCACAGGCCATGTGATTGACGGCCAGCTTGCGGCAGTGATGTTGGCAGTATCAATCACTGCGCTGTTGGCAGTATAAGTTATAGTGGTGTCCGCAGGCACTATCACCTGTGGTGAAATCTCGGGAGGTATAATGTCATTGGCTGTGTTAGTGCTATTTAGGGGTGCAAAAAGAGCCGGTATACGAATGGGGCCACCCGAGGCTGAAACTGATATTGCCTTTAAAACTGCACCGGTAATTGTGATAGGCATGGTGTTTTCCTGATATAAAATAAATTGATCTTGTATTTATCCACACAGTGAACAGATCACTGAACTGGATCTGTATAGTGTTTTCAAATGCAAATTCCAAATAGCAATTCAAAATCACAATCTGAGATAAAAATCTGAGATTTTTATTTCAAAACAAAAAAGTTGCACAAAAAAGTTGCACAAAAAAGCCACACAAAAAAGCCACACAAAAAAGCCACACAAAAAAGCCACTTGTACAACAATCTTGAAAATAATTTACCGGTAGATGTTTCACACACGCAATCAATACTGCGATCAATCACGAATTGCACTCGAAAAGAACAAGAACATGCTGTGAACACTCTTGAAGAAGAATATGTATACACATATACATGTATACACCAATATACAAATACATATACACATATACACATATACACATACATACATATGAACCGATCTACAACGACTACTACACCGGTCCGGAATAGAACCGGGCTTGATTCTGGCCAGTGCGACTGGTTATCAAGTACGGTGCGGGTGAAGGCTGATTGATTGTTGTAGTACAACTTGTATAACTTGTAGGAGAAAGCATGAACACACAGTGAGTGATACACAATCCTGCACAAACTTACACTTTATTGCACTTTTTATGGACGTGATGGAAACCGATGTTTTTGCATGATCCTCTCTCGGTTCTAGAAAGAATCCAAAAAAGAAACGGTCGAGGTTTTCGAAGAATTTCACACCGTGGATTTCTATTATCGAGTATCCAGTATCCAGTATCGAGTATCCAGTATCGAGTATCCAGTATCGAGTATCCAGTATCGAGTATCCAGTATCGAGTATCCAGTATCGAGTATCCAGTATCGGTTTTCTATTATCCAGTATCAAATATCGAGTATCTGGTATGGTTTTCTATTATCCAGTATCAAATATCGAGTATCTGGTATGGTTTTCGAGTATCGACCTCGCACAGTGGGCAACTTGTAACAGTTGTAACTGGATGTAAAAAATTTCAGAAATCGCTTGACAAGGTGGCCCAAAATGGTTCAATCAGAATGACAGAGTGGCAGTAGCCTCACAGGGTCACCTGTACTGAAAATTTATCTGCAGTGGCCTCACGCGAGGCTGTGTGGAGCACTATCTCGCACACAGGGTTGAACACTGCTCATGTGATCCTGCGAGGCCATGTGCGGTGGAATCCTGAAAAAAATTTTCAAAAATTCATTGACACGGGCCGTGATCTACACTACAATGATCACATACTGAAACAAACAGGAGCAGCAATGGCCAATCTAGATCACATGGCGTTTCTCACGCAAGCACAGGACTTTGCAAGTGCATGGGGAGATGATGCTTGGTTTCATCAAGTGTATACTGGTGCACGTGAACATCATGGTGTGCTTGAGTCAGCTGAGTGTGCCTTGCGTGCACAGGATCTGTTGCGTGACTTCATGTTCACTTATTACCCAGATCGACTCGTTAGCGGGATTGGTTGACAGACCGAATCACAGTGCTATAATTGCCGCATGAACATGAAACTACACACGGATTCACAAAGGCGTGCTATGACGCCCGCAATTCGAAAGTTGGCTCAAGACACCGATGCTTGGTGTGAGCAGAATCACATTGACTCAAGTGGTTGGGGCGGAGCAGCCTGGGAAGCAGAATTTGCCAACCGGATTGTTCTTGCTTGTGCTGAAATTTGCCTGGAAGCCAACGATCACAAAAATATTCTAACACACTTTGGAGTTCAAGCATGACGACCCTAATCGTAAAATTTGCCCACGAAGCTGGAATCAAAAGCACCTGGGAACAGGCAGTAAGCCCTGCAGAACTGAAATTTGCAGAACTGATCATAGCACAATGTTGTGCCATAGTGGCGCTAGACAGTGACCGGCCGGCTCAGCAGGTTGTGCGTGAAATCAAGAACTGCTTTGAGGTCTGTGGTTGACCAGGCATGATCCCGATGTTACTATACCGTTATTGTGTTTACACCAATTGGGAGACCTTGATGAACTACATTCACAGCCAAGCTATTACCCAGAACTTTTCAGACAGTGAACTGATTGCATACCATACAGGCTATCAAGCAGGCTTTGACTACGGGGTGTTGGATGATGATTATGACAACGACAGCACTCTGCGAGCTGCTTACTGTACAGGCTATGATGCAGGTGTGTTGGCGTTTTGGGCGGAAATGGATGAAGGCAGCTCGCCGGATTAAGGGTTCAACATGAACCATTGGGATCATTTACCAAATTCTCTGGCCATCAACAGCATAGTGGATTCCACCTTGCGTCACACCACTCATTGGGGTCGAGTGCTGCACCCCACGACCACCGTGATGAAGAACTGTCAACAGGTGTGGCAACAACGCGGTATTCGCAGCGAGGGATGGTATAATTTTGCCGACTCATGCCGCTTGGTGGAGCAGGTGGGTGGGCCCATCCAGGAGTGGCATGAAATCTATAATATGTGCGTCTTTAAACGACTGAAAAGACCCTGCTTTTGGGGTGGGATAGCACCCGGCAAAGCCGGTGAGGCGGCTGTTCGTCGCTGGCAAGTGGCCAAGTATCCACTCTTGGCCCTGGTGTTGAATGATGATATCGAGCGATATCTCACCATGACCATCAGTGAGCTTAAATTGTGGAGCAACTTGAGTCGAGATTTTAATTCCACATCACTGCTGCCGGCTGCTTACATGGAATATGTTGTCAACCGGCGATAAAAAGATGTTGACAGCAGCCCGCAGCCTGCTACAATACACACATAGCAACCGCGAAAGAGTTCATGAATACCTACATGACCCCAGATCATCCAGAGGCATTTCTTGACTGGCCCACACACGCCAGCCGTAGTGACCTAACTCAACTGTGCCCACGCTGTCAGGGGCATGGTGGCTGGAATCTCTTGCTTGATCAGTATCGATTGCCCTTCACAGCCGGCGGTGAACGCTATGCCGACACAGCCGAGAATCGTCACTTGTTCTGTCACTTCCGTGCCATGTGCGATCACTGTACGGGTTGGGGCTGGATTCCAGAATCTGAAACCTGCCCGGGTCATGAGTGGCTATATGTAGCAAACGTGGGTCGTTGTTTGAATCAGTATCAGTGCCGTCACTGTTCGCGTGTACAACAAGTTGATTCAAGTGATTGATGTACACATTCTACATTGACATTCCACCGGATCGATACTGTGATCCGGTGTTGAAGCTGATTGAGTTTCAAATGAGTTTTGTGTGCAATCACTTGTCCGGCATCAGTCGCGGCGCTGTATTTCGGGTCGAATGTGACAGTGAGGCGTCAGCTGTGGCATTCTTGTTGCGGAGTGGATTTGGTACCGTTGGTTCAGAACAGATTGCTGCGAGGCAGACACGTGCCAGTGGTGTTGAACAGATTGTGCCCTTGACTCTGCAGACTGAAGTGGGTCAATTCAGCAATTACAGTTTTGCAGACTGGCCTCTTAGACAAGATCATGCGCGCCACACTTGACTTGTGCGTGGGATCCTGTTATAGTATGCACTTAGACACTCCCGGGTGTCTTTAACTTAAAGGAACCTGTTATGAAAAATGCTATCATTGCTGTTCTTGTTATCTTTCTAGCCATTGTGGGTGTTGCCTGGGGCTATGGCTATCTGGATGCAGCTCAATCAGCCGAGACTGTGGTCAATCCAATCGAAGTTGGTCCAGTGCTTACCGAGCCAGCATCAGCGCCAACATCGGCAGCTGATATAGTACATTTACTGCAACAACGCAGTGCAACTTTGTCAAAATGTTGTTGACAACTCCCACAACCCTGCTATAATCTACACATTGCAACACACTGTGGGAGAAGATATGCTAACTTGTACTGTATGCGCAGGCTCTGGTCGTGTTCCGGTAGTGCCAGAACTTGAGCGTCATAAGCGGTATATTTCGGGCTATGATCCAGTCACTGACACACTTGGCTGCTCCAATTGTGGTGGCCAATACCAGTGGCCCAAGCCCACAGGCCTAGTCAAGGCCAATCGGCTGGGAGAGCCCTGCGTGCATCAATACACAGGCCGCACCATAGGCCGCTGCTTGCATGAGAATGTTTGCCTTCATTGTGGTGACTATCATCAAATTGATTCGGGCGATTGAATGAACAAGCATCCGGTGTTGCAGTGGTCAGCCACTGCCGTGACCCTGATTGGGGCCATACTGACTGCTGCTGCACTGGATCCATGGAATGTGTACTGTGCCAATCTCGGTAGCATACTGTGGTTGATCTGGGCTGTACGCATGAGAAGTCACAGCCTAATGGCAGTGAATGCCGGACTCATGCTGATCTATTGTGGCGGCATCATACGTAGTATTGTTTTTTAAAGATAAAACAACATGAGCACAAACATTCGCATCCATGCACACCGCATGATCCAGGTCGTCAAGACTGGTGCCCTAGACACACAGAGCACTGAGTTTGATGCCTGGCAGACTCCCACTACGGACACCTGGCACATCATGAATGCCACTGATACAGCGGCCCGCCTGCAGGCCTATCGTGACTGGGTCATGAGTGTCTGCGAGGATCAGCAGGAAGACGTCTACGCCGAGGATGATCTCTTCCAAGAGGGAGAGCCTGTAGGATTCAACATGGTCAACCACGGGCGTGATCACATTGCTTGGCTGGATGAGTGGCTGCAGCTCTTGGAGCAGACTGGCTGGGAAGTTGCAGTGGATGCATGGTAAAAAATAATGGTTGACTTGGATGCAAGTCACAGTTATAGTACACACATTGCAACAACGCGGAGACGCAAAAATGAAGTTTGAACACGCAGCAGATCATGCGGGTGGCACTTGCTTGCAAGGTCAAATTGTGACCACTTACCAAAAACTTGTGCATCGCTTTGGTGAGCCCACATGTGAAGGGGATGCCTACAAGGTGCAGGCTGAATGGTGCTTGCGTTTTGAAGATGGTACAGTTGCCACTATCTACGACTGGAAAGAAGGCGATGCCTACTGCGGCCCAGGTCAAGGCCGGCCAGCTCAAGAAGTAACTGATTGGCACATTGGTGGCTATAACAAACGTGCAGTAGATCGTGTACGTGAATTTCTTGTACTGGGCCGCTAAATTTAGTTGACCAAATAGACCAAATAGTTGTTGACAAGTTTGGTCCAATCGCTTATATTACTACTACTGCAACAACGCAGTGAAACACAAAGGATCTAAAAGTGAGCATTCAAATTAGCATTACCAAAGGTTTTTATCGTGGCAAGCCAGTTGCCGGTACCTTTCCCTTGATCAAGCCCTTCCAAGAAGGTGCACGCGGTGGCTTTGTTACCATTCGTAATCCTGCTGCTGCAGATGGTATGCCGCCTGTTCAGCGTGTAAGCGTTGAGCAAGGTGACTTTACCTTGCTGGATGCGGCCGGTGCAGAACTTGAGTCACATGTGACCATTGCCACTGACTCGGGCACTATTGAAGTTGGTACCAACTACGAGCAGGCGTTTGTTGCAGCCGAAACTGAAGATGCTGCCATGGAGCGCATTGCTGAAACGTTCCTTATGCTGGACAAGATTGTGGATGCTTGTGCACGCAATGTTGTGCGTGGACTTGTTGTCAGCGGCCCTCCTGGCATTGGCAAGAGCTTTGGTGTTGAAAAGCAGCTGGAAGCTGCCAACATGTTCCGCAAGCTGCAGGGCAAGGATCCCAAGTATGAAGTTATTTCGGGTGGCGTTAGCTCTATTGGCCTGTATCAGAAACTGTATTACAACCGTTCGCCTGAGCAAGTACTTGTGTTTGATGACTGCGATGGCATCTTGTTTGATGAAGAAAGCCTTAACTTGCTTAAAGCTGCACTCAACTCAGGCGACAAGCGTCGTATCTGCTGGAACAAAGAAAGCCGTACCTTGGCTGTTGAAGACATTCCAGAACAGTTTGACTTTGAAGCCAGCATCATCTTTTTGAGCAATATTGACTTTGAGCGCACTATCAACAAAGGCTCGCGTGTTGCAGCACACTTGGAAGCTATCATGAGCCGCTGCCACTACTTGGATTTGGAGATTGGTAGCCTACGTGACAAGCTGCTGCGCATTCGTCAAATTGTGCGTGATGGCATGCTTACTCCGTACAATTTCACTGCAGAACAAGAGTCTGCTGTACTTGACTTTATTGTTGACAATGCTGAATACCTGCGTGAAGTAAGCTTGCGCATGGTCAAGAAGGTGGCAGACTTTGTGAAAGCTGATCCAGCAGGTTGGCTTGAAATGGCCGAAGCCACTTGCTTGCAGCGCGAAGCCAAGTTCAAGCGCCTGTTGGCCAAGCGTTCAGAAGCAGCACGTCGCGGGCTTGTGCTTGCTGACGCGTAAGAGTTGAAGATAGTGACAGCACCATTGCTGTCACTATCCGTTTGACAATATGACTGATTGGTCATATACTTGTGACACTTAACTAAGGAGACCTTAAATGGCTTTTACTCAACTTCGTACCACCCAAGTGGAATTTCTGGAACAGTATCTTCGTGGCACCAACCGTGAACTTTCGAGTGCACAAGCAGCCGCAACCTTTGGCATCAAGAATCTTCGTGCACGTATGACGGACTTCCGCCAAATTGGCCTTCGCGTTCGCAAGAGCAAGAACACTGTTGGCCGCACAGTTTACTCTGTGAGCCGTCGTGACATGTTTGGCGACCAAGGCAAGATCTTCGCCTAATACGGTGTCCCCGTGCTAAAGAAAGAAGCCCAGCACAGACTGGGCTTTCTTTTTGACAAATAGTTGTTGACAAGCTTCCTACGTGTTCATATAATGAACACATCGCAACAAGGAGTAGACTGTGAAAACAATGTATGATTTTTTGGATGGCATCAATGAATCTATTCGCTTTCGTACACAAGAAATGGAACAGGTTGAACCGGCCGAACTGGGGCTAGATCAGCGCAGCGCACGTCATATATGGGTCAGCGATGAGTGCATTATTGTTCGTGCAGGTGATGATCGCAATCTGCAGTACTACGGCGGATTTGAATACGTAGACAAAGAGTACCGTGTTGCTATCGGCGATTATGTAATTTACCTTGCCGATGACAATCGTGTATCAGACTGCATTGAACAGTTCAGCGATGCCCCGGAAGAAGAGTGGACTCCAGACAATGCAGACTTTTGCGATCCGGGCTCACGTCATCACTATTAACAAATAACAGTTGACACCGCACCCAAGTGGTGTTAATATACAAACACTGCGATACAGCAGCAACTGAAACAGAAAGACACAAATGATTGATCTTAACAAACAAGCAGACCGTGTATCAGTAATGTTGGAAATTATTGACGCAATGAAAAACCCCAACAAGCCCGGTACCATTACTGCTGCAGAGCTGGAAACCTTTGTTTCAAACGATGTTGATCGTCGCAATCGCTATGCACCATGCATGGCCGAAGGTGTGCCGTTCCATACCACTATTGCTGCTGCACATTATGTGGCACATGTTCGCCCGGATCTTTGGGTCGATACTGAAGCAGCCCGCCGCATGGATGCTCATGCTGTGATGGAAAACATTCGCAATCGTGTTCGCCGTTGGTGCACGGCCGATGATGTTGTTGGCTACTACTGGATCTAAGGAGCACATGATGGATATCAAGTCGCGTGCAATTGAAATCTATAACAGCCACATTGAACTGGCTACCGCCAACGGACGACTGTTTCGCAAGACAGTTATGCAACAGCTGATGGCTGAGACTGGATGTTCAGAGCCTGCTGCTGCAACACACTACAACACTGCCAAGAAGGTCTCGCCAGTCGAAGGCCTGGGCCGTGCTTGTGTATCCAAGGGTGTTCGTAAAATCACAATGGGCAAGGGCAAGCCCACAGTTGTGATCCCGGATGCAGAGTGCTACAGTGTGCTGGAACTTGTACCACACAACGAAGGATTTGTTGTTGGTCGCTGCCGCAGCTTTGATCTGCAAGGTGATGCAAGCGAAATGTTTGATGAACGCTGTGAAGGTTGGCCTGAATCTCACTGGGTCATGATTCAGGGTCTTGGTCCAAACAGCGGCGATACATTTCGCCTGGAGCCAGAAGAACAAGTAATCAAGCGTTATGATTCGGTAGACACTGTGGCTGCTTGATGCTACAATAGCTTTACTGGTTAGGGGTTTGCCAGATCTCAAACCCCGCGTGTTATAGGATGTATTATGGAATCGCGTTTGTTTATTCGCCAGGCTACTGCAATGATTCAGAAGCTGGAAAGCCTTACTTCACTTGATTTTACCCGCGAAGAACAAGATCAACTGTACAATGAATGCCAGAAAGATTTTAACTTTCTGTTTCAGGGCTTGCAAAATCCCACCCTGCCCACTGCAGGCAAACTGCTCGAAGCAGGCATTGCTGCTGGTTTGACAGTTGATCAACGCCTGATCAACAAGCTGAACCAGGCAGAGTCGCTGTGGAACTAGCCAACACAACAGGCACCTGGGATCATGTCCTGAGTGCGCTGGCCATAGTTTATATAATTTTGCAGTCGCTGTTCTTTGTATGGTTGTTTCGTAAAATTATTGGCGGTATTTTCATACTTGTGTTTGAACGAGAAAAAATTTATGAAATAATGGCCTATGCAGGGGACAAAAAAACTCCGCTGCTGGTAAAACCATTTGCATTTATTTTGTGGCTTGTGTTGATAATTGCAAGTTTTATTCTTTCAGTAATTTTTAGTATATTTCTACTTAATGCTCTTGGCAATCTTTTTAAGCGTTAAGGTCTGTGTTACACTATCCGGGGAGGGACAACTGTGAAACAAAATCCCTCCCTAGATAGACTTATTATTCGTGCTAGACACAGTAGCAAAATAAGAAAACTAATACACAGAACTTGCGGGTTACAAAAATTGCCCAATAGATGGCTATCAATAAAAACAACAAAGAAGTTTTCCAAACAGTTTTATAAAAAATTATCCCAACAACAAAAATTACCTTAGAGTTTGCCGAGTGGATAAAAATTTAAAACAACAGGTACTCTCACTGGCACGCGCAGTTCGTTCCTGGGCAGAGTCGCGAGATGACGCCCAGAAACATCCTTCTGTGGATCTCAATGGTTGGTGTGCAATTGCCTCGGGCAAGCTATCACGTGAGCTTGCAAAGAATGAAATTGCTCATGAGATACATGTACAAAGCAGCGATTACGGCTGTCACGTTTATGTTGTTGTTGATGATCATGTGGTGGATGTTACTGCAACACAGTTTCCAGATTTCAGAAATACACCTGTGCTAATCATGCACTGTCGTGAAGCAGAGTGCTACAGCTACTACAATGCTGCTGCAACCTTTACCAATGTTGAGCAACTTATAAAGTATCAACGCAAACAAAATTGGTCAACCAATCAAATTGCCTACAGCAAGTAACTGGTTTAAATTTCTGACCTGGATTTTTAAACCAAATTTGGAAAATAAAATGTCAAACCTGGTTTGCCTTTTTTGCGCAAAATACATAGCATAAATACGCACACATAACATACATATGCTACTCACACGCGCATACATAGAGAAAGCAATGCAGCTTGATGTGAACGACATCCAGTGTGCTCTCATGGTCACCGAGTTCTACGAAGATGCGGCATATTTGTCTGATGTGAGTTTTGTAGGCATGAATGAGATGAGTCAGTTTGTTTATAAGGCAACATGGCTCTACACTACACCCGAGGCTGCTGCACCACAGAACATATACATTTCAGTGAGATACAGTCCCAACACGTATGGCATTGATTTTTACGCAGACTATTGACTGAGTGCAGGTTGCTGCTATACTATGTACAACTAGACAACACAACAAGGATCAACATGTTGAACTTTAACATTGCTCAACGCATGCCGCAAACCATGTCTGATGTGTGGCGTGATCTGGAACGCAAGCAAGCACTACGCAGTCTGGTTGAACCGGACGGAACAGAATTTGTTGTAGCACGACAGAGTGATGGAGTTGTGATTGGAACATTTGGAAGTATAACAGATGCGGCGGCTGTGATCAAACGCGCACATGCCTCAAAGAAAGCCTCCCTGACACTGGCCTGAGCCACCTCGCATCGCCGCTCAACCCATCGTGTGCCCTGACCGCGAGAAGAGTCAGCCTCGCTGGCTGAAGTTGCATTAATCACGCCATGATGTGAGACTGCGTGCCTGCAGCCCAAGACTCCAAAATATTTGCCGTATTTGCAAAAATACAACACACAAAACATTTTGCGATGCTATACTAGCAGCATTGCAACACGTAGGAGATCAAACATGCCAGCTATGACACAAGATGAATTTGTCAAATACGCCCGCGATGCACTTAGCGGTGACGCGCTGGAGGGGCTCTACGACGTTATTGCAGAGCACAATGGCGAAGTGTCTGCGTTTGGCGATAGCTGGCCGGGTGCACTATATAATATTCGTGCGCAAATTGCAGAGGTACAATCTATCGAGCGTCAGCTGGCACGCATCGAAAAGCGCGAGCCCTGCGACTTTGGCTTTCGTGTGCTGAGCCCGCGTTAAGCTTGACACCAAGGAAACAACATGACTGGTTGGCCACCTGGATTGATGCAAGACGATCATGCTGGTCTCAGCCGCTGGCTGGCCACTCGTCTGGATGCAGGATATATTTTACGAGTCAGGCTTGACACCCTGTCTATGCCTGCTATACTACTGACATTGCAACACACAAAGGAAACATGATGACTGAAGCTGAAGCGGGTGTTCTTCTTGCTGTGGAAGCTGCCAAGGCAGCTGCCTATCGTGCCACACAAGACTTCTTGTCTGTAAATGGTGACCGTGATTGCTGCGGGTTTGCATGGGTCACAGTGTATACAGATGGCCGCAGCAAAGTGGGTCGCAGCCTCATGAAGGCCGGGTTCCAAAAGGTGTATGGCCAGCAGGGACTGCAGATGTGGAACCCATCGGGACACCGTACGCAGGCCTTGACTGCCAAGGAAGTGGGTGCTGATGCAGCGGCGCGGGTGTTGCGCGAGCGACTGGGCGTGGAAGCTTACTCCAACAGCCGCATGGATTAATAGTACTGCGGCATTGACTGTAGCACCAACAGGTGCTATAGTACTGACATTGCAACAAGGAGCTGGTACAATGAAAGTTGTGTATAATGCTTTGTTAGGTGGTTGGTACATTGTGCGTGGAGCACACCAAACGCCCATCGGTGGTCGCTTTGACAGCAAGGAAGCGGCACTGGCACACTTGCGCCGTCGTAACCCTTTCTACTTCTAAGAAAGCAGCAACATGAGCTGGAATCGCGAAGGCCAACATGTGGCTGGCATTTATTTGAATGCCTACGTCATAAAAGGTATGGTGACTGAAAGTCGTGTAAAGTACGGCGGCAGCGTGCAGCATACAGTGTCGCTGGACACTCCCATGACGCTGTTTGGCATCAGTGACAGAACTGTTCTTCTACTTGACGAAAAAGACTTGTTTGCAAAATAGCAGATGACTAAAAATGCTGCTGATGCATGTAGCTTAAGGTGTACTAAGTTGTTGATTTATAAAACCGCAAAACGCCAAATTTTGCCCAAAAATTTTTACTTTGCCACTATTGCACAGACTTCGTGATTTTGGGAAATTATGCGTCTTTGATCAAAAAAGATGTTGACAAAACATTTAGTGCTGCTATAATGAACACATCGCAACACACAAGGGACTGTATGATTAGCACTCTTAAAGACTTTATTCTTGCTGTAGAAAAACAAGGCATTGGCAATGCTTACACCTTGTTTGAATTTGACACGTCAGAGGCAGTACGCAATTTGATCTATACCTTGTCTGACCCTGAAGCTGAAGAGCCTTTTCGATCTGCCATGTTTAACATTGGATTTCTTAATTATTAAGGAGCGCATGATGACACGCAAGTTTACAAACCGTTTGTTGGAACTTATGGATGAAGGCGTCATTGATGCTGCAGATGTTGTCTTGGCTTGTGTCAAGTACATGAGCGAAGACGAAGTCAAAGATATGTGCGAACACAACTGCTTTGACGAATTTATGTTTGATGAAGAAACTAAAGAGGAGAATGCATAATGGGACTGGACATGTACCTCAAAGGCAAGCGTTATTTGCACGATTATTCGTCATTTGACTGCCCTACTAGGCGTGCAGTTAATGATGCCTTTACAGGCACTCCACTGCACGGCAAGATCAATGAAGTCAGTGCCGAAATTGCATATTGGCGCAAGGCCAATGCAATCCACAATTGGTTTGTAACCAATTGTCAAGGCGGGCGCGACGAATGTCAGCTTTCGTATGTGTCTCACGAAAATTTGACCACGCTGCGTGATCTTTGCCGTGAGGTGTTGGCAAGCAAGTGTGCAGAAAAGTTGCCGCCCACTAGCGGATTCTTTTTTGGCAGCACTGACGTTGACGATGGGTACTTTGGGGACTTGCAATACACAGCCGATACACTCAGTGAAATTGTTGACAATCCGGGTACCTACAAAGACTGGGATTTCTTTTACCAAGCCAGCTGGTGATTGCCTGTGCAACCTCTCAAACTTTTCTTTGCGATTGGGTTAATTATCTACATCGCAATAGGTGCTTGGGCGGCATGCACAGGCCTCAAGATCAACATCCTGGTTTCAATTGTAGGTAGCACGATTTGCGTGGCCGGAATTAAAATGAGCGACCATGTGTAAAAACAGTTGACTCAAGAGTGTTTCCTGCTATACTAGCAGCATTGTAACGCAACAAGGAGAACTAACATGCCAAATTGGTGTTCGAATCGCTTGACACTGACTCACACGGATCCCGCAATGCTTGATCGTGCAGTCATTGCATTTGCTCTAGGCCGTTTCTTGGAAGAGTTTATTCCAGTTCCACAAGAACTCCGCGATACTCAAGCCAGTCCTGGCACTAGTGAAGAAAGCCTGGTAGCACAACGCAACGCCAACGTAGAGAAGTATGGCTATCCAGACTGGTGGATGTTCTGTGTGAATGAATGGGGCACCAAGTGGGATGTTGGTGGTGAAAACGAATACGTGGAGCGAATAGAATCTGACTTGGCGGAGTTTACGTTTGACAGCGCATGGAGCCCACCGCTTCGTTCATATGAACGATTGACTGAGCTGGGATTTGATGTCGAAGCCTACTACTGGGAACCGGGCATGACTTTTGCTGGTGCATACACTTCAGCAGAGGGCAATGACTACTGGGAATACGGTGACATGACCCCAGATGAAATTCGCGAAGAGATGCCTGAAATTGACGAACGCTTCTGCATCAGCGACGCCCTGGAAGAATGGGCAGTAGAAGAAAATCAAGAGATTGAACTCAATGGCGGTATTGACTCTATCAACGAATAAGACAAATAGTTGTTGACACAGTCCGCAACGCTGCTATACTAGCAGCATTGTAACGCAAACGGGAGAGCAAGATGAGCAGCAACTATCCTAACATGAGCTACTGTGCATTTGAAAATACCACACTGGCCATGCGTCAGCTGTTGAACATGATGCGTGAAGTGGACAGCCTGCAGGAACTGGACTTGTCGCATGAAGAATTGCGTGCGTTTCGCGAACTGCAACTCCTGTGTGAAGAGTTTGCAGAAGGTGCGGAAGCACTGGAAGGCGAAGAGCAACAAGACTACGGTGACAACGTGGATGAAGCTCAGGAGTGGCATGATTTTGATCCTGACTGTTAATTGCCACATATCAGTGTAAACACTGAGTCATAGTGGTAAATACTGATACACTAATAAAGGAGTATCAGTATGATCGCATTATATTTTCTCATTATGTTTATATTTTACATGGCTGTTCTTATATTTATAGAAGACTAGATCCTGATCGGTAAATAAGTTTTTTAAAGGATCGGTTAAGATGAAAAAACTTTTAACAATGTTAGCCCTGGCTATGCTTGGTTCAGCTGCATCAGCAGGTGGCAATCTTACAGTATGTGACGGTGAATACGCACTGTGCGCAGCCAGCACTTGCAAGCCTACAGGGAAGACAATTACAGGTAACAATGGAGTGGCATATCCAGAAGTGGAATGCCGTTGCCCCATACTCAAAGGCAATGCCATTGCTGACACCTCAGCTGGTAACATGAAAGGCAGTTGTACTGCCACTGATGACAAACATGTTTGGAGTCTGTTTGCACCCAAGGTTTTCTATCCACAGGAAGCCAGCAACTTTAGCCACAAGCCAAAGGACATGCGGGCAGTGGTGCAAAAGTGTGATGCCAGCCTAAACCTGGGTGCCAAGTCTAGCAACTGCTTTAGTTGGAATTGCGTCAAGGGCGAGAATGGTATAGCAGTTTGTGCTTGCCCTACAGGTCAGGTACCTGCAGCAACAACATTCCTTACAGAAGCTGGACAGGGTGATCCGTCAGCTTGCTCTCAGTATCCAGTAAGTTTACCAATACAAGCCCGGGACTAGTCAAGAGGCCAAGTCTACATCTTGAATACGCAGGCATTGCTTGCGTATTTTTTTGACTGATCTTTCACAATTGAGCTTGACACTGCCCTAACATCTGCTATACTACACACATGACAACAGCAACTGAAGAGGACTTGAACATGCCACACTACGATATGTTTAGCGATGCCGGTGATGCAGCAGTACACCAGCTGGTGGAGACTGCACAGCGTCTCGCCTGGACTTGGCCTGAAGTACTATTCCAGCTCGAGGCACTGCGCCGTCGGCCCGGTTGTGAAGAAGCAACGGATACAGCAGTTCGCGAATCTGTTTTTAACGCACTGCGTTTTTACGAAAAAGACGTTGACTTCTACGCTTAAGACACTATACTAACAACTGTGCAACACACTGGAGTTACCATGTCCAAAGTAGTCAAAGTTGAAGCAAAGGTAGATCTTTACATCACAGTGCCCGATGATGCGACTGATAATGATGTCTATAGTTTCCTTGTAGAAAACATCAGCTATCGTGATGCGTTCCTGGGTGTAAGTGATGACACCATGCGTGTGACTGAAGTCATGTGCTTGACTGAAAAGATCTTTGCAGTAGAAGGAGAATAGCACATGGCAAAATTTCAAGTGACAGCCACGCTGACCGTAGAAGCTGATGATGACTCGGAGGCTTGGTCGGTAACTGATGCAGCCTTGGCCAATTTGGTTTGGCGGGGTGCTATCGAGAAAGTTGAAGTGGGTGAAGTCAAAGAGCTAGAAGCTAAATAATGCCAAACGTGGTTTGGCGGTGCCGTATAGCCCCTACAAGCGTGAGAACATACGAGCGTGTGGCTCACGCCTTAGTACGCTATAACCCGCACCCGCGCCCCTTCTGCAAGTTCTCGAACGGGCGACTGCTGATTGGTACAGATACGCTGCATCGTACGAGGGCTAGTCGACTCTGGCGCCAGTTCTGGCGCATGAAGCGGCGCGTGCTAAAAAATATCTAGGCTTGCAGGATCAGGTGTGCTATACTAGCAGCATTGCAACACAGAGGGAGACACAATGAGCATCCTGGACATTATGGAATCCATCACACCCTCCGACTTGATGGAAGTGACCCGGTATAGACCCTACAAGGTAACTGCTGACATAGGCTGCAATCGAGTGGGTGACAAGTTTGTTATCTTTGACATGGCGTCAAACGACTATCACACCTTGTCTGTGAAATGCAGCACACCCGAGCGTCTGCTGGAGCACTTCAAGGGTTTCATTGAAAATCGTCTAGCAGCAAAATAAGTTGTTGACAGTTCATTTAGTGCTGCTATAATGACTGCATTGCAACACACAGGAGTAGAAGATGTCTTATGTACTCTTACACCGCGCACAAGGCGGTCGTCCAGAACCACTCAAGACCTATAGCACACGCAAAGGCGCTGTGATTGGCATGCGTGCTTCAAACCGTAATGCAGGATGGCATCGTTACAGCCTATGCAGCACAAGCTGGGCCGAAATGGAATGGTGCAGCAACAGCAACAAGGTGTATGATTACGCACCTTACATCATCATGCACGAAAAAAATTATCAAATAAAGTACCCTGCTCTTGCACAGGTGTTCGTTTAAGATGCTATACTAGCAGCATTGCAACACACAGGAGAACATGATGAATGATCTGCAACAAGCAATCAAAATGATTCACAACAAATCAGCGGAACTGGGCCTGGACTTTTTGTCAACGGCTGAATGGCTGCAAGCTCATCGTGAAGAAATGTCCGCGGTAGAGTGCCGGTTGTTCCGTGTGTTCATGACTGAGGGCCAAAAGATGTTTGCCGTGGTCTAAATAAAACACAAGGGCCGCTTGACAAACCGGTTCCTTCCACTGCATAATACATACATCGCAACAACATACTGGAACACAAAATGCAACTCCAGCAAACTCAAGTCCGCGCCAAGTGTAATGAAACGTTTGCTAAAGCAAAGACTCTGTGGCCAGATATGAACTTTGACAATGTTGGCATTCGTTTCGACCTAAAGGGTCGTGCAGCGGGAATGGCTTGCCGTCGAGCAAACGCCTACCATATGCGTTTCAATGCTGAAATGATGACACGCGATGCTTTTGATCATGTGCTCAATAACACTGTGCCGCATGAAATTGCACACATTGTGTGCATGATGAATCCCCGGCTGGGACGCAATCATGATGCAGGTTGGACTCGCGTGTGCCGCTTGTTGGGCGGTAATGGTGAACGTTGCCACAGTGAGGATGTGGTGTATGGTAAAGGCAATACTTACGAATATGTCACAGATCGTGGGCATCGTGTGCGTGTGTCAGGTGCTATCCACCAAAAAATTCAACGCGGCGTGGTATATGCATGGAAGCAAGGTAAAGGCAAGGTTGGTATGGAGTCTGCCTACAATCTGGTTGGTGTAAGCGGACGCTCAATTGTTGCAGCTGAAAAGAAACCCGCTGCGCCTGCAGCAGCAATGGTACAGTCTCAAGTGGCCCCGGTAATGTCAGCTGCACACACAGGCGAAAGCAAGGCTGCAATCAGCCGTCGTATCATGTTGTCGGGGCACAGTGCAGGACACGGCTACGAAACAATTGTTTCAGCCATGATGCTGGCTTGTGGCTATGATCGTCAACTGGCACGTGCGACCTTCAAGGCAAATGCGGCCCGTGTGGGTATCCCGGCATAAAAGCGTTGACAGCAGGCTCCTGTTGTGGCATAATAGACTTATCGCAACCAGGGGTCAGCCATGGGATACACCACATTCACCCGTAATGAAAACTATGGACCTCGGCCAGGCCTAGAGGGTCCGTTCACTTACCCAAACGGGCGTGTGGTGTACTATGACCCACGCGAAGGGCAGTACTGGGATCCACGCACAGACTTTTACCTGTCACATGAAGAAGCAGGCGACTTGCAGGCTTGCATTTTTAAAGCACTTAAGGGTTGACATCGCGTCGCAATCCACTACAATACATTCATACACAGCAGGAGCAACAGATGTCAAAAGAAGACAAAGAAGCACGCGAAGCACGCTCACGGGATCATGCCCTACAAGAGGATGCACGGCGTCAGGCGCTGGCGGACACCTACCCACAGCGACTTATGACTGCGCTGGCTCGAGCACAACGGGTCAATACCATTGTGGAGGTTGATGCTGCTGAGATGAGTTTCAAGGTCATATTCCGCGATTCGGGTGCTGTACGTGATGTTCCTTATGCTTATGATCCGGTTCTTTGGTCTGAAGATCTACTGCATCGCTTGGAGCTTGAGTGCGTCGAGGCCGAGTTTGAACATGAAGAACGTCGCCGCGTGGCCGCCTTACGTCAAAGTGCGCTGGCCAAACTGACTCCGGAAGAGCAACGGGTACTGGGATTGTGGGATTGATATACAGGAGATCCGGATGGCCAAGTATACTGTAATAATCAAAGAAGTTCACATCACGCAAGTTGAGGTAGAAGCAACCTCGCTGGGTGAAGCACGGCACATGGCAGAGGATCTGTTAGAGTCTGGTGAGGCGGGCGAGTCGAAATACAGTCACACCATTCCATCATTTGAATGGCCTGTATTGCTTGAAGGCTGTAATGTTCGCTAGATTCGCTTGACAGTGTTCCAAACCCTGCTATAATCACTGCATAGCAACGCAACACTAGGGGCACAAGATGAGCAACGAATTCCGCAGCTGGGATGATTTGAGCGACTTAGAGCGTGCAGATTGCACCTTTTCAGATATGTACAAGGATGCTCACGGCGTTCGCCCACATGGCATCAGTACCCAAGGCTGGACCTTGGAAGACTTTGGTCGTGAGTTTGACCGCTTGCAACTGATCATTGAACGTGAAGAGCAGGACCGAATCCTGCGTGAAAACCAGGCTATTATTCACTTTGAGCGTCGCTTGCAGGAGCTGGGCAAGTTGGGTGCAGTAGACCGTGCAGATGCCATCCGTTGGTGCTTGATAAGTGACCAGGCACAGGACCTGGAGCACCTGGCCTGGCTTAATGAATTACCTTGGAACTATTTCCCAAAGCAGGCTTGACGAACTAAGTGATTCTGCTATAATCACTGCATAGCAACACAACAGGAGAACTAGATGACACGAGTACAAATCCTCTTGGCACCATCCCGTATATTGGGTGAATTTTACTTTCGCAGTCCCGATACTGTGTCCTTGATTCGCGAGTTTCATCATGAATATCAAGTGGCTGGTGAATTTGCCACTGACCGCACAGGGCAGGATGCAGCCGAAGAAGCATTTGATCTCACAAACAATCCCGGCCGCGATCAAGAGCGTGAAGAGAAATATGGTCGTGGTCGCAGCGTTAGTGTTGGCGACATTGTTCGTGTGGGCACCGATGAATGGGTGTGCATGAGCACTGGTTGGAAATTGTTGGAACTTGCTTGACAATCGGGTTCCAACACCAGCATAATCGCAACTTACTAGGGAAACAAAATGAACACACGTAAATTTCACAAATTGTCACTACTTGTAGTTTCACTGATTGCTGCTGGACTTACTGGCTGTGGCGGTGGTGATTCAGCTGATACCAGTGTTACTGCATCGGCTGACAATGGCGGTGAAGTGGTTCGTATGAGCCGCATAGTTGACACCAGCAAGAAAGGTGTTAATGCCGCTTGGGTTGGCTCAGGTGTTGGTAAAACGGTTAGCCCAAGTGATATGCGTGCACACTACAAAATGCCAGCAGACCTTGACGGCACTGGACAAACGATTGCAATCGTTACCGCGCCAAGCACTGGCGATCCGGCTGCAGACTTGAATTACTTCAGCAATTATTATAAATTGCCGCAATGCAACGCTGCCAATCCTTGCTTTAGTCGCATCAACTTGATGAGCAATCCCGCACGCAAGATCAGTGCTGGTGCGGATTGGGCCATGGAAGTTGCACTTGATGTGCAGTGGGCACACGCGGTGGCCCCGGGCGCCAAGATTGTGCTGGTTACTGCCAACACCCATGGACTATTTGACATGATGAATGCAGTAAAGGTTGCTAGCAAGATTCCAGGAGTTACCACAGTTTCAATGAGCTGGGGTGGTCGTGATCAGCCCCTGACCACTGCCAAGACACTTGATGCCATTTTTGCTGCTGCGCCAGGTGTGGCTTTCTTTGCTGCCACAGGCGATTGGGGCAATCAAGGCACCAATCAAACTTACCCATCCACCAGTCCATATGTAACTGCGGTTGGTGGCACCAGTGTGCAGCGTGCAGGTACACCCACTGATCCGCTGAATGAAGTCACATGGCGTTTGGGTGGTGGTGGAGCAAGCCAATATGTGTCTATGCCGCTGTATCAAACCCAGTACTTGACTGGCAGCAATGTTTTGGCACTCAGCAATGGCAAGCGCACTGTTCCTGACGTGGCCTACAACGCTGATCCGGCGTGGAGCCCAGTTGGCATCCGTGTTAACGGAACATGGCGTGCAGTAGGTGGTACCAGCGCAGGTGCTCCTCAGTGGGCAGGTATTGCAGCGCTCCTGGCACAGAACATGGCCCGTCGCGGACAACCGTTTAGCACTTATGTACGCGGTGCAGGCGGCTTCAATGCCTTGCTCTACCAGACCAAACTGTATACGTCGTTTACGGATATCACTACTGGTTCAAATGCACAAGGTGCAGTTCGTAATAACTGTGCCCTGTGCTCAGCAGGCACTGGATACGATGCGGCAACTGGACTTGGTGTGCCAAACGTAGAAAACCTGGTCAAGTTCTTTTAAGCAGGGCAAGGGGGTTGGGTGCGGTATATGCCCAACCCCCACATGCTACTCAGTAAGTGATCTGCGATAAATAAGGTGTGTAGTACATGATGTGCTACACACCTTTTCTTATGACCGGCAGGGTATGATATGAAATCATTTTTCGTCAGCATGATATTTTACGGAACCCTTATAGGCCAAATTGGCGCTGCATTACTTGTTGTTGGCATTTTAATACTTGTGGTATACGGCTGCAGACACATGGACACACAGGATGATGAGCCCGTTGACGGCGAGCACTGAAACCATGGCTGTCACTCTCACTGAAGCCGCAGCACGGCACGTCACCCGCTACATCGGCAAGCGTGGCAAGGGCGTGGGCGTGCGTCTGGGCGTTCGCACCACCGGCTGTTCGGGCCTGGCCTACAAGCTCGAGTACGCCGACGACGTGGCACCCGAGGACACGGTGTTCGAAGACCATGGCGTGAAAGTGCTGGTCGATCCCAAGAGCCTGCCCTACATCGACGGCACCGAACTCGACTTCGTGCGCGAAGGGCTCAACGAGGGCTTCAAGTTCCACAACCCGCGTGAAAAAGACCGCTGCGGCTGCGGCGAATCATTCCGGGTCTAACGCCCCAACACGCTTAAATAATTAACGAGTAAGACTACACGCCAAGTGCTTCTAAATTCTGAGTTTTGAATTTCAAGGTTAGATTTTTATTTCAGATTTCTATTTCAGGATTCAATTCCAAAATCCCAATCTTAGATAAAGATCTCGCTATGATTTCTGAGACTGATCGGCACTTTTTGCGAGAATTTTTAGTCATAAAAAAATGCAACTGGTGCCAGTTGCATTTTTGTTTTGCGTAGTGTTTAAAGCATTGCAGCACGCACTTCGTCTGCTATGGTATATGCGTCGTAACTGGCACGTTCTACGTCTTGCATACCCCACTCGCTGGTAGCAACATTGCGTGCTGCGTTTGCGCTAAACCCTGCTGCAACAAGTTTATCTTGTAGCGTGCCGGTGTACGCATCATGCCAGTAAAACATACCCATTGTATCAACAGTTTGCTCGTAACTGTCTGCATTTGGTGTGCTGTACGCAACTCCTAAATCGCTGTCGCTGTACCAGTCATCTTCAGCTTCAGCTGCAACAAACATGGTAATGCTGTTGATAAACACACCCATAAATGTTTCATCAATGGGCACATTGAGCAGAAAGCCCTGATCGACAGGGCTAACAAAGTCTTTGATGTTTGGCATATGAGCTCCGTATTGCTGCTGTGTTGCAGTACACGTATTATAGCATGTCTGGGTGTAACTGCAACCCTTGTTACAAGTTGTTACAAGTTCTCGCCCTCTGGGTCAACTCAGCTGGTGTATACATGCGAGGCAGACTGATCTCGTACCGTTTGCACGCAACTGCCACCCCACATGCGAGAAGGGCTATATTCTCACACCACTTGCACGCAACTGGGCAACAGGTATGAGAACAGTAGCATCCCTGCCCCACTGCCCTCATCACACCCAGTACAGTTTGGCCTTCTTCTGTGCCACTGCCTTCTGTACCATGCAGCGTGCATCTTCAAACGACAGGCCTTCAGCAATTGTAGCACCGTTTGAGCAACGCTTGACAGCGAATTCTGTCTGCACCACTTCCACGAACTCGCGTGCTACTGCCTTAGGCTTGCGACCACCCTTTTTGTCATCTGGACGTCCCAGTCCCTCAACCAGCTCTGGGCTTGCTTCGCGGCACTTTTGGAAACTGTGATTGTAGTGTGTAGCGGCGCTGGTAACAGGGATGCCAAACTCTTCCACAATGTGGCTCATCACTGCTGCACGGAACGCGGTGTTACCCATTGCCGCACGCTGTGGCAGCAGTTCCATGAACTTGAAGTTGCAAGTAGCGCGAATTCCTTTGTCCATTTCGTTTCTCCTTTGTGTGTTGCGATACGTGTATTATGCATTCACTAGAAATGTTGTCAACGTGTTTTTGGCACTGTTACACTTTGTTACATCTGGTACTTCTCGCTTGATCGCATGAGCACTGCATGAGTTTGCCTGCGAGACTCTGGACCTTCTCACAAGATCACAAGTGCAGTCTGCAGATCTATCAGTGAGGCCAGTAGAGATAGACACCGCTTGAACCTTGCTTGATTGTATGAGCAGTGCATGAGTTTGCCTGCGAGACTTTAGACCAAGAACTTGTAACAATGTGTAACAGCGGTTGCTTTGAAAACTAGTTGTGTTATAGTTACTGCACTGAACACAAGGAGAAGCACATGAACACTGAACAACTGGAACAACTGTTTGCAGACATTGCAGCACAAGAACTCAACATTGACACGCTGAAGACACAAAGTTCAGGCCAGGACTTCCACGAAGTTGCAGTATGGTGTGTACGAAATGCACTTGCAGCAGCGTACACAGCGGGCAATGCACGCGGACGCCTAGAACAAAGCGCGCAAACACGCCGCCGTGCAGATCAAGGTTGACGGCACTTCTCTCAAATGCTATAGTAACCGGTAAACAAGGAGAGAGGTATGAACACAGCATTTTATGTTTTGGGACTTGCTGCCGTAATCGTTTTTGCACCACTTGCTTCTATTTGGGCATTCAACACACTTTTTCCTATTCTAGCAATTCCCTACACATTCGAAACCTGGCTTGCAACCTGCTTGCTAGGCATGTTTGTTCGCGGTATCAAAACAGAATCAAAATGAATCAAGAACTTGAATTGGTGAAAGAATTGGTCAAGTTGCGGATAGGTGTTGCTCGTGCAGCACAGGCAATAGGCATTGCGGATATTGACAGCCCCTTCCCAGTGGAGGGCTTGGCCTACGAGCAATTGTGGGACCTTGCCCACAACCGGCAGCGTGGATGGAATCGCTTGTGCGAATTGATTGCTGACGAAGCACAGCGGCTTCAACAATACCGGGACTTCACATGATCACTTTGGCAATTATCGCTTACCTGGTGCTGCTGATCATGGTGTTGGCATTTAGCCCGGCCATCGCAATTGTGGCTTACATTGTACTGCTGGCGCTCGTCGTGATGTTTAACCATGCTGCGTCTGTGCTCAGTGAGCATGAGGAGTAAAAAATGAAGACAGTGCCTGCTGTTCGACATCCACTCAGTCCGCTGGCCCAGGATTTCCTTGCCGGCCTTCCCGCCGGTATGATGACTTTTACCGAGAGCAATTTTCCACACATCGTGGAAAAATTCCAACGCGCATGGGGTCGTGCTCAACGCATGAAGAATCTAAAAGAAGAACTGGTGTTTGAAAAGCGCCTGAACCGACAGGGCTTTCCTTTTGAAGTTGTCAATGAGATATTTGCTGTGTTTGAGTATTATGAACAGCACATGACACTGCCGCCACGAGTCTGCATGTGGGGCGACACTGAGTACTAAACGGTTGACATTCACTGGCCACAAGCATACAATAGCAACAACAACTAGGGAAACAACATGTACAAAAGCACACTTTACATTCGCGTGGTACCACAAGATCGGGATCGTGACTATGTACTGCTGGCCAGTTTTGATCCTGCAGTGGTTCAGCGCACAGCAGCCGAATACAGCACTCTTACAAGCCCCACACGCGCATCACTTGATGCAGCAGTTGCACGCCTGGAACAACGCTACAACGCAGAAATCAAGGATGTTACTACTCCTGCTATTGTGAAGCAACTGGCACGCTTGTTTGGGGAAGTAGTGCCCACTGCCAGCAAGAAGAAGTCTGCACCCGAACCTCAAACCGCAGAAGACGCTCCGCTCTAACGGGAAACAGTCATGCTGAGACTGATTGGTGCCTGCACCTTAATCTATCTACTGTTTCACTGGGGCATACTTACTACCCTAGTTCACTTGTTGATTGCAGCTCTCATAGTGATATTAATGGTATAAAGTCAAAGGGGGGTGAGGTTGATGGGGTGTCCCGTCAGCACGCACACTGGGCCGAGACAGACTGTGCACTCACCCCCTCGTGGTATCCCGGGATCAGCCACACAATCCCACAAGATTGAATCAATCTTGTTGACACAACTACCAGTTGTGTTATACTTGCTACACAGCAACACACAGGAGTCACGCATGATTGAAATAGTTCAAGCAGCACTTCAAGGACTTTTTATAATTGCAACCCCCATCCTTGCAGCCGCTGCTGTTGGTAATTTTTTGAACTAGCCTGCGCTAGAGAGTCTGTCCGTATGAAACAACATTTCCGTTATCAAGTGGTTGCAGCCGTATCTTCCCTTACGGATGCCGATGTAGACAGTCGTGGATGGCAAATTTTAGCCCAATCCAACTGCTTTCGCACAGCACGTCGCGAGTGTATCGAATGGGCTGCGTACGATGATATCTTGGTTCAAGTTGTCAAACAGGCACAAGTCGAGTTCTCATGCGACGGCTACCTGGAAGCAACTGAACGCTATCCAAGAACATGTGATGCAGTCTAACAAACAACTAGCACGCTATTTAAAACACGCAAGTAAAATTGCGTGTTTTTTTTATTGTGTGTAAAGTCTCACAACTTGCTCAACAATTTTAATTTATACAAGTAGTCCCGTGAGGCTCAGTCAACAACACTGACAGCACTCAAGCCTCGCCATACACAATTAAACGTGCGCCAGCGGCTCTGTGAGAAGCACCAGATGTAACAAATGTAACAGCACTTGTGCTTTTTGCGCTGTGTGTTATATTACTACTACTGCAACACGCAGTGCAACTAACGCAAAGGCACAGTATGCACACATTTACAGTACAACAAGCACAAGCAGCTCTCGCAGCACAGCAAAACAACGCCGAGTTCACGGTGCAGCAAATACGCGACTTGCTGGGTAACGCAAGTGTTACTTTTGCTAATGTTGTTTTTGCGACACAACAGCAAAATGCTGCTGCATACAAAAGCGTAGTTATCAACAAAGTAACTAACGCAAACGTAATACTTTGCAGCAATATACACGCACACACCAGCGTATATGCCAATCGAGTAAAGCGCAGTGCTGCACAGTTTGATACTAATAATCGCGACGCAATTGATACGTTTGTTGTCAGTGATGCAAGTTATACACATACTGACTGCTACAGTATTGTGCAAAACAAACGTGTAGCAACTAAGTTTTATTTGTACGCTATTTTTAATACGGCACAAACAGTATTGCTGCATAATAATAATGTAGTTACCGCACAGTATGCACAACAGTTTTTAACGCCTAGCGCACTTGCAGCGCAACATGCTCGAGCGACCTATAATAAAATCAATAACATAACGCATGATGTAGTTGTACGCACTATTGCTATTAGTAACTTGGTCGGTATTCGTGCACATAAACAAATACTTGCACTTGCATAATAGTTAATAGTACGGCAGCGCAGTTACAACTGCGCTGCAAACACTGTTGTCGTGCTGTTTGCTACGCAATTTTTTATTTTTGTGTGAGGCAGTGCAAAAATAATTTCTCGCACAATTCCCAGTCAGCATATAACACACAAAAAAGGGGTGCCGCGAGAGGGCGTGGGCA